TGTGACGGCCGGCCTCGCCAGCTGGTGACGGAGCGTCACCTAGTGGTCGACCATGGTTGAGTGACCATGGCTGTGGTTGACCATGGGCACGGATGGTGGAGGGGCCTAGCACCATGGTCAGTGTCTGCCAGGGTCGGCAACTGTCGTGCATGTGCCTGGCCTGGAGGTGAGACATGTGTGGCCCAAAGGTGAGATGGTTGTCACTCTCACATGCGTCACTGTGTCACCATTGTCTAGCGCTGCTCGGATGAATAGGCATAGTGCCTGGTCAGAGCGTTGTATCGTTAGCCGACCTAACGAGTAGGCACCTCTGTGACCAGCCAAAACGGACGGCAACGGACGGCATGATACGATTGGAGTAGTTCAGAGAGCGAAACGGGAGGTGGAAAGTGGACACATCAGACGACACGCGCGTGGAGCGCGACGTCGACACAGAGGCATACGGCATATCGGACGCGCTAGCGCGTCTGGTGGCCAGGGACAAGGTTCCAACCCCGTGCGGATGCGTCGACGTAGTGGCACGGTTCGGAGACAAGCCAACCCCACATCAGACGCACAGGTGTTACCGTCCCTACCGTGTGTGGCGCGCAGAGGAACATGCTTTCTTCTCATGGCAGGCATGGGCGCGGATGATCGAACAACGTCCGTTTAGCACCCATCAGTCACGGCAATGGGCGCGTTGTATGCCGAAAAGGGTATACGGGAAGGTGTCCGCCCATCCGTCTACGTCGATCTAGATGAGCACGACCAACCCCGTAGCGTGATGCGCAACGTTGGGCCACATGACGCGCTTGCTGGCAGCAAGCGACCGATGATCCACCGTAGCGTGCCATCACCAGCCGTCCACATCGATTTCCCAGATTGGGTGAAGTGGTCATGATTGCTCACACTCACCTTTCCGCCTAGTAGCTTCCGACATGGGGATTCACGTCACGTACCTGTTACGTGATTCCCCACGTTGGCAACTGCCAACGAACGAATCCGATCAAACGGAGTGATCATCATGGCGACAGACGCCAACGTCAAGGAAAACGACAACAACGGTACCGTTACGCTGAACGGCAACATGAATGACGAGGAGATGCTCGCACAAGCGACAGCGATCGTCGAGGCTGCCAAGAAGGCCAAGAGGGAAGAGGCTGCACGCCAGCGCGCGGCCGACAAGCTCCTTCATGGTGAGAAGCCAAACGCGCCTCATCAGTTCGTGGCCACCATGGTCAAGTACATGGTGTCAGCCGACGCAGCGTTCGCTGATGACGACGCGAAATTCCGCGCCGCCATCCTGCAAATGGTCGGCCTAGCTGACACGGCTGCCAAGGGTGCGAACATCACCACAGCACGTGACTTTGAAGTAATCGGCGGAATCATCGCCAACATGACACCTACGCTCCCCGTGGCGTAGTCCCTACGGCAAAGCATCCCCCATCGCTGGCCAGCACTGGACAGTGATGGGGGATGCTTTGCGTCGCGGAATCCCCGTCCCTGGCACGCTGGCCAGGGACGGGGATTTTTCGCATGTCCCGTTCGCACGCTGGCCAGCGTTGCCGTTTGATCCTGGCCAGCGTGCAAGCGCGATATGGCGTGATCCGAAACGCTGGCCAATCCTGGCCAGCGCGTGATTCCCGTTCGCTGGCATGTGGCCAGCGTTCCACATTCCCGATGGAGGTGTGTTCCGATGTTCCCTGATATGTCAGTTGGTCAGCTAGTGTCACGGTATGGCGAGCTAGCTCGCACGCTGGATTGTGATTCCGTGCGGAATCACGTCGCATGACGCGTCGTGCGCTGGCACTGATTACGGCGGAATTGATCCACCGTCGCGGGTATGCGTACACAGGGACCGGGTCCGGGTCCGATGTGTGACGTCGTGTCTGTCCGGCCGTGCGGGGACATCGCGCTGCGCGTATCGCGTCGTCGCGTGTCCGCCATCCTGGCATGTCCATGAACCTGAGCACCGGCCACTGCCGCAACTGCGGCGGTGGCCGTGACGCGCACTGTCCCGAGTGCCGTTCGTGCGCGCTCACCGGGTGTCCCTGCTGGTGTGCGCTAAATGATGACCCGAGAGGAGATGGTTTCCGGTGAGCCGGACCGATCGTCACGACAAACGTGATCCCGTCGAGCGTGAGTTTCCGTACCGCCGCCGCTGCTGTGTCAGCGTCGATGATTCGTGTGCGCATCGCGGCGCGGGTGCGCTAATCAACCTGGTCTTGCATGTCCCGCCGCCGCCGCCTAACGCTAGGCGGCGCGTCGTGCATGATCCTGCGAGGTGCGGCGGGCCGGGGATCTGCCTGCCGTGCTCGTAATCCGTAGTTTCCCGGTTCCGGGCGTCACGTCTCGCACGTGGCGACCCGGTGCTGGCCGACTTGCCAGTAGCGGAGGTGACCGTAAGGTCACGCTTTCCGCATCCCCCGTGGTGACCCGAGAGGCACGGGGCAAACAGGCGCCGCTGACCGTCACTAGGCGGCGCCGCCCAGAATCCGAGGAGGCAGGGCAATGCGGAAATACGCGCGGTGCGCCGCTGTTGCGGGTGCGGCGCTGATCATCGCGTCCGCGGGTGCGGGCGCGGGTGCGGCGGTCGCGGACGCGGGCCATCATGGCCCGGTGATCCCGGCGTCGTGCATCGCGCCGCTGAACGGCGGGGCGTACAGGTCCGTGCCGGATGGCGACGCCGAACGGTATGACACCGGGGTGTACGTGTGCGCGAACGGCGCATGGGTGCTGGACCCGGACTACGGACAGTAGAGGAGAGCCGGTGGCACGGAAGAAAGAGCCCAAGAAAGAGCCTAAGACCAGCGCGGCCAGCGGCAAGAATACCAAGGCGGTCGCTGCGGACAGCCGGGCCCGGGCCGCGGCCGGGAAAATGGTGCAGCTCGACAACGACGCCCGCAGGGCCGCCGCGGAGGAGCTGGCCCGGCAGCAGGCGGAGCGTAAGGCCGCGGCCGCGAAGGAAAAGCCGGAGAAACCCTGAGGTGAATGTCCCGCGTGGGCGGGACCGTGGCGCTGCTGGTCTGGTGTGCCAGCGGATGATAGCCCGTGCCGGTTCGATTCCGGCCAGCGCCGCTAACCGTGCCCGCGGGCGGAAGATCGCACGCGGGCACGGTGCCAAGTATCCGTGAACGACGAAACGAATTGGGAGGTGGCGGCGATGAATGACGCGGTGGTGTATAACCTGGCCGACGCGGCGCAGCGCCGGGATGCGCAGGTCCGTAAGGCGCGGTCCGATTTCGACAAGGCGGTGCGGCGCGCGGCGGGGATCGCGGCGATGCAGCAGCGGTCCGCGTCGATTCAGTACGAGAACGCGCGCAAGCAAGCGCACAAGGTGGCGCTGATCCGGGTGCAGCTGTGGCGGGAGCATGCCACGCTGGATATCCAGGAGCTGCGGACCCGGCTGGCACTGCACCAGTTCCGGCTGCGCCCGGAGTACGCGCAGGCGCAGCGGGCGCAGCGGGTGCCCCCGGCGGAAGTTACGGCGCAGGTCGCGGCGGACCGCTGGTATGTGCGGATGATCAGCGCGGAGCTGCGGCGCCGCGCTGCCGCGGAAGGACAGGTGGCGTCATGAGGCACCTCGAGCGGGTGATCTGGGCGGTGTACGGGATCCTGCCCGGGTCCTGGCCGCATAGCCTGCGGATGGTCGCCACGGGGTACATCCTGTGCGCGGTTCTCCTCCACGTCGTGTGGATGGTCCTGAAGGTCGTGGCGGTGTCATGACGTGGCCGCCAGCGTGGCCCGAGGAGCAGGAGCTGCCGTTCCCGGGGGACCCGTTCTACCCGCGCTGCGGGTGCGGCGCGTTCCTGCGCCGCGACCCCGAGCGGACCGGGTACGGGGAGCTGAACGAGACGTGCACCGGGATTCCCGGTGCGTCGGTGTGCGGCAAGGATGCCGTGCACGATTCCCACGTCGTCATCGTGATGGCGTGGACGATTGACCATCGCACGTGCCGCCGGTGCGGCGCGGATTGCCAGGAGGTGACGTGATGGAAAGGACCCAGGTTTACGAGACATCCCGGGAAGCGGAGAGCCGTTTCCTGCGGGGCTGTGACGGCGCGGCGTCCGGGGCGGAGACCGCGGTGTGCGTGGCGGTGCGGGAGATGCGGGGACGGCAGGAGATCCGGTTGTGCGCGCATCACGCGACTCAGTGCGCACCTAGGCTGAGGCGGGACGGCTTCAAGTTCTGGAAGCTGTCGTGACCGGCGCGCTGGACCTCATCGCGGCCTGCGTCGCCAGCTGCGCGGTGAGCCTGGCTAGTATCGCTGTCATCTTGGCCTGCATCCTGCACAAGATGCGATGAGCCGCCGGACCCCGGGGCCGGCCCAACACGGTTTCCGCGGGCGGTCGGACCGTGGCCGCCGTGCGTGCCCCGGGGTCCGGCCCGTTTGTGCAAGATCTCGCTGCGGCAAGCGGCGGGGCGCCCCAACTCAGTGTGGGGCGCGCCGCGGTTCTGCCGCATCGGCAGGCCAGGAAGGCAATCATGGACGAGAGGGTCCGCGCGGCGCTGACCGCGTACTGGAAGCGGGCGCAGCATTGCTGTGACCCGGAGGAGACGGCGGCGGAGCTGATCGCGGCGCTGGACGAGGCGGGCTTCGTGATCCGTGAGGCTGGCGGATACACGCTCACTGTGGACTATCCCGACTGGGACACGCTCACGCTCGACGGATGGATCGCGCAGGGCAGCGAACTGTCCTTGCGTATCTCGTCGGAGGAAGGGATTCCGGTCACGGTCCAGAAAGGCTGATCCTATGAGTGAACTTCATCCGCTCATCCGAATCGACACCATAGAGCACATGGTGGAAGACGTACGCTACGTCGGTGTGCTGGTCGAATCCGCACTCGTATGCAGGTGCGGGGCCGAACCGACCGTCACGCTCCCGGACCCTGAGGGAGAGGGAGAGGTCTTCTATGCCTGCGCTGAGTGCGCGGAGCGACTGATCTGGTGATTACCCCGCGGCTCCTTATGAGGCGCGACTGCGTGAGCGCGGATTCCTGACGTAAGGCTGATCCTAGCCCTCGATTCACCAGCAGCCCCAGACCCGCAGGTCTGGGGCTGCTGGCGTGTCCAGGGAAAACAAGGTTTCCCAACGGACCCGGCCAACAAAGGAGTCACCATGTCCGAGACCAACAGCGAGAAGACCCGCCCCGCGCACATCCTGCTGGGCGCGCTCACCAGGACGCTGGAGTCCGTCAACGACGTCAAGCAGCTGCCGGAGATCATCGCCGCGCTCAAGTTCGCCGACGCCGCCGAGGGCACCAGCCAGGCCCCGATCTGGAAGACCGTGGCCACCATGCTGGACAACCTGACCACCGCGCACATGGCGGCGGACCTGTCCGCCGACGGGCAGGGTGCCAGCAAGAGGTAGCAGCGGGCCCGCGGCCCCGCCCGGTGCGCCGGGCGGGGCGCGGGCGCTGCTGCCCGTTCACGAATGAACTAGCGCGAACCTAGCACCGCGACGCATTGCACCGCCGCCCGCATGCGGGCGGCGGTGTTGTGTGCCAGCGTGGCGCAGCAAGGAGGGAATGATGTTCATCAGCGCGGTCCCGGCGTACGGGCGTGACTACAAATCCAAGAAGGAAGTCCTGGCCGCGTGGGTGGAGGGCAAGGAGTTCCTGACCGTGGGCATCGGCGCCGGCGGGTATGTCAACAAGGACGACAAGCCCGCCGACGTGCAGCTCAACATCCGGTACCGGAACCAGACGCAGGTCTGCGTCATCAAGTAATCCTGCCGGGAAGAGCGCACCCGGCCGCCCATACCCATAGCGGATTCCGTCCCCGGGGATCCCATGGGCCATACGGCGGCCGGGTGCGTTCTGCTTGCCAGGAGGACAGGCAGAGACAGATGGGAATCATCATGACAGTCAACGACATGGCCGGGGTTACCGGCTCCGGTTCGCCGCCCGTGACCCGGGCGGACGCCGACGCGGCTGCGGTCGGCGGGATCATCAGCGTGTTCGTGTTCCCCCCGCTCGGGGTGATCCTGGGGCACGTGTCCCGGGGGCAGGCCAGGCGGCGCGGCCTGGAGCCGTCCGCGGTGGCGACGTGGGCGTGCGCGCTGGGGTACGTGTTCATCGCGGCCGCGGTGGCCGTGGTGGCCGTGCTGCTGGCGGCGCAGCCCAGCGCCTCGGACTTGTACGTGGCGTGCATCGATAACGCGGTCACCTACGCGCAGATCGCCGCGTGCTGACCATGCTGCCCCCGTACCGCTACGTGGCGCACCTGAACGGGTGGGGCCGCAGGCTCAAGATCCACCGCTGGGGCGTGCAGTTCGGCTCGCTGTCGGTGATCTGGTGGGACCTGTGGTCCCGCCGTCCGTGCTGGGAAGTTTCGCGGGTGCGTGCATCCGCGGCTGGAGAGGAGACCTGCCATGGCCGGTAAGCCGCAGTACGGCAGCAAGGAATGGAAGGACACCGAACTGACGTACGAGCAGTTCTGCAAGGAGCTGGAGGATCTCAAGGCGTGGATCTCCCGGGTGAAGCGGTCCCGGCGGGCGTGGCTGTACTCCGTGGAGCGCTGGGCCCGGGGGGACCGGTGACCGCGCGGCGTACGGTCGCCGAGCTGCGCCACGAGGTGGCCCGCGCGGTCCAGGTCGTGAACGTGGAGCTACCGCTCGGCGGCGCTACCAGTTACACGGACCGGCTGGGCCCGCAGGACCGGCTGGCGCTGCGGGAGATCGCGTTCGAGAAGGTCCTGGAGGAGCTGCTGGCGAACGAGTACGAAGACGACGACGACGAGAATCCGTGGCTGCGATGACTGAGTACGAAGTCACCATCACCGTGACAACCGCCGTGGTCGCTCAAGACCCGGCCAGCGCCGGGAGTGAGGCCGTCGCGCAGGTCATCAACCGGGACCCGAGGTCAGCGAACGTCCTCATCAGCGTCCCGCTGGTCACGGATATCCATATCATCAGGAAGCCGTGAAGACCGGCCGTACCCCGGAGCGAGGGAATGCGGGCGCAGAAGCGGTTGAGCCTTTCGCGGGGCTCCCGCACTTCCCCACGCTGCGCCCGGCTCCGGGGTACGGCCCTAGTCCTGGCTGTACGAAAGCACCCCGGGTCCACCAGGGCCCGGGGTGCTTTCGCATGCCCAGAGACAGATAAGGAGGGATTGAGATGACTGAGGTTATGGAACCAGGCCGGTACGCGCTGGCGATGGCATGGCTAGCGCATCATCCGGGTGCGACGATCAGCGAGGTTGCCGTGGCGATCAACGCCAACCGGTACCGGGCGCAGCTGGTGCTGCGCTACGGGCTCGGTACCGGCGCGGTGCGCCGCGAGCGCAGCGGTCCGCGTGACGCGTGGCACTGGCATGTCACCGGTGAGCCGGTGCGGCCATGACCGCGCGGCGCGCGGTGCCCGCGGTGGCGCCGCGGCACGACGAGGCGTGGACCTGCGGTTTCTGCGGGCCCGGGCCGGTCCGTCCGGCGGGCGTCTGCTATGACGTGCATGGCCGCTGCCGCGGGGCGTGGCGCGGTTTCGTGCCGCGGACCGATGAGAACCCGTACGGGGAGTCGAAGTGCGCGTGCGCGGCGGCCGGGCACCACAAGATGGTCGCGGTGATCTGCCCGAAACCGTGGGAGGAGGTGGCGGCATGACCTGTGCCTACTGCGGGCGGCCGCTCTGCGAGGATTTCGTCACCGGTGTCCTGATGACCGGCGACAGTGACATGACATGCCGGGAATCCCCGGACCAGGCGCATCACGTAACCGTCAGCCGCCATTACCTGACGCCGGGGACGTACCGGCCGTTGTGCGGGTTCGACGGCACATGCTACGCGGCGACCCCGGTCCTGACGCGGGTGACGTGCCCGGATTGCATTGCCGCGATGGGGCCCGGGGAGTGGCAGCGGTTGCTGCTGGAGCGGATTCCCGCTCCGGTGGAGCGCCTGCTGTTCCTGAAGTGCCCGCGGTGCGGTCACCGGACGTGGAACTGCCACGGCGCTGAGCACGTCGGCTACCAGGCGCACTACATGATCCACCTGATTGATGACCTGGAGGAGTGATGGTCAAGGTCAGTAACGGGCGGTGGAGTATCGCGCTGGACCGTGAGCTGGACCGGGTGCAGGTCACGAACCTGGTGAAGAACCGCGGGTTTGAGTGCTCTGTCAACGAGGCGGACCAGCTGGCCCGCTGCATCGACGCGGCTAATTCCGTTCCCGATGGCAATCCCGAGGAGGGGTGACTCGTGCTTTTTATGAAATACGAGGAGGAGGTGAAAGATCGTGGAGTACGCGTGGCTGAAATGGGCGCTGAACGCGAAAGGTGACCCGTTCGCGATCGAGCGGGCGCATGACCTGGCGGTCGCGCTGATGGCCGAGCACGGTCTCGCGGACTGGACGCTGCAGATCGGCCGGGCGGTCAAGGAAGCCGGTTCGGTCACGTTCCCCACCAACCGGAGCACGAAGCGGTGGAATGGCCAGCCCGGTACGATCACGCTGTCCGGGCCGCTGATGTCGCTGTGGACAGAACAGCAGCAGCGGCTGGTCATCTTGCATGAGATCGCGCACGCCCGCGCCCCGGATGACGGGCATGGCCCGCTGTGGCAGCATCACTGCATCCGGCTGGGCATCGCGCCATCCCGGCTGTGGGGTGAGAACGGCGAGGTTCACGCCCCGCTGCCGTGGACCGGGACATGCCCGGCCGGGCATGTCTTCCACCGGGCGCGCAGCACGACGCGGGACTTGTACTGCCTGCGGTGCAGCCGGGTGCACAGCGACGCGAACCTGATCACGTGGCGGAAGGCGAGCTGAATCCTGCCAGGGAGAACGCGCCCGGACTGCAACAGGTCCGGGCGCGTTCTGCTTGCCAGCGAGGCAGGCACGGAAAGGAGAACGCCATGAGTGCCAGACCCTGCAAAATCGCCGTGGGCGGCGGGATCCAGGTCGGCGTGTACCCGCTGTTCAGCGGCCACCACGCCGTGTGGGCCAGCGCGATCACCCAGGCCGATATCTGCAACAATGCCGACGACCTGGTGGTACTGGACTGCACCACCGGCCGTAAGCACCGGTTCCCGATCACCGCCGAGTTCCTGCCGTGGCTGCGCGGCCTCATCGACATGATGAACAAGACGGACGCGGTCACGAGGAGCCCGTGGTGGGGGCACAACCTCACGGTGCGGACGGCCCTGTTCGACGCCGCCGAAGGTGTCGTGAAGCAGGACCCGCCGCAGCTCAACATCTTGCAGCCACCGCTCATCGCCCCCGCGATGGCATCCGGCCGTACCGAGGTCGACGAGGTGATCCTGCAGATCATCGGCGAACAGCCCGAATCCCTCATCGCGTGATTGAGCGGCCCGGCCGGGGAAGGCAGGCCCCGGCCGGGCCGCTGAGTCACGGCCAAGCCAGACTGTGGCCAGGCGGAAAGGGAAACGGCAATGGCAGCAACATATGAGCAGGAACGGGTCTACGTCGCAGCGTGCCTGGGCGAGGAGGAGATCACCCGGCGGATCAGCGCGCTGGGTCCCGAGGACCGGCGCCGCTCGATCGTGCGATGGGACGACAACGTGGTGCGCCCGACCGGCCACATGGTGGCGTGGGCGAAGCTGGCCCAGGAACTGAAGGCCGACGCGATCGACGCGTACAGCATCTACCGGGCTAAGACACCGCAGGAACTGCGGGAGCACGTGATCGAGAAGGAGCACTACCGCCGCCAGTATATCGCGAAGGACATGCCGGAGAACCTGGAGGACATCATGGCCGCGGTCGCGGAATACCACGCGGCCCAGGAGGCGTCCGCGAAGGACGACATGGACGCGGAGATTCGGAGATTGGCAGGAGGCTGACGATGGCTGGCAAGTGGCTGTCCGGTGATCCCGGAGAGCACGTCGAGCAGGCCCTGGCGGCCACGGTCCAGGCCCAGGACCGGGACCGGGGCGGGTTGCGGCACCTGGAGTTCAGCGACCCGCCCGGCGGGATGGACCCGGAACGGTACGAGGCGGTGCTGCGCACGTTCGCGCGGGCGGCGCCGAGCGCGGTCGCGCTGACCGGGGCGCTGCTGCGGAGCCTCGGCCTGGACCTGGTCCAGTCGCACGACGCCGACCCTGAAGCGGTCTACGACGCGGTCACCGCGTTCGCGGCCCGGCTGTGGGCCGAGGAGCATGAAGGTGATAGCCCATGACCGATCCGCGGGAGATCGCCGCGCAATGGGCGCGGAACGACCGGGCCGCCGCGGCCCGCGTCAGCCGGGTCCGGCTGTTCCGGATCTGGATGTGGGTGATCATACCCGCGCTGGGCGTGGTACTGTACTGCGCCCTGGCCGCGGGGTATCACCCGGTGCGGGCCGCGCCGCGGCCGTTCAGCTGCGCGGCGGTGGCGGCCAGCCTGCAGCAGCTCGGCGCGGGCGGGCAGATCGCCCCGCTGTGCGGGCAGGCACCCTACCCGGACCGGCCGGCGTCGTCCGACGCGGACGGGTGAGTGAAACGAGGGGGTGCGTCCATGCGCAGGCGTAACTGTCCTGAGGTCAGGCACTGTGACGGCGGTGCCTGAGAGATCCTGCCAGGAGGAGCGCGCCCGGTCCCGCGGGGGCCCGGGCGCGCTCTGCTTGCCAGGAGGCAGGCGCAACCCGAGGGAAGGAAACCCGTTGTACGACAACCCGAACGGCGCCAAGCCCAGTCCCGACGTCGAGACGCTCGACCCGTTCCTGGCCCGGAGGCCGGCCCCGCTGGGGTTCAGCTCCGCGCCGGTCGTGAGTAAGCACCAGGTCAGCGACATCTGACCGGCAGGCCGCCCCGGCCCCTGCGGGGGCGGGGCGGCCGTGGTTTCACGTGAACCCAGAGAAAGGACACTGTCATGACAGCCGACGTACTACCACCGGCGATGGCCGCGGAAATCGCGGAGATCATCAGATCCCCGGAAGGATACGAGGCGGACCTGCTAGCTAAGCAGGCCCGCGCGTCCGGCGGGGACGCCGACGCGGTCCTGGCCGCGCAGCTCGCCGGGATCGCGATGAACCCCGTCGCGTACACCCGGTTCGATACCCGGCTCGGGGTGCTGTTCGCGAACCTGTCAAACCTCAACCTCTCCGCGGCGCTGGACGGGCGCCAGGTCGACGAGTTCGTGATCGGGTCGGGCTACCACTGCGCCACGTACTGCGCGATCCGGCATCTGAGGGGCAAGCCCAAGCCGTGGGCGCTGGAAACGTCCAAGATACCCGGCGGGGTCTTCGCGGTGACCCGGAACCCGTCGTTCTACCTCAACAGCGAGGACACCGGGGGGATGCCCGGGGTCCCGTGGGCGGACGGCGAGCCGAACGCGCCGAACTGGCTGCCCGGGGCGCCGGTGCAGTGCGCGCAGATCAGCGGGCGGGAGCTGCCGGACAACACGGTGCCGCGGTTCGTGATCCGGGCGGCGCTGATGCTGCACGCCCGGGTGATCACCGGGGCGTCCGCAGCCTCGGTCCGGGTAACCGGCCAGCGGTTCAGCGGAACCGGTCAGCCGGCGATGAGGGTCACCCTGGGAGACGGCCGGTCCCTGCTGGCCGGGCGGGTGATCGACGCGCGCGGGTTCGGCACCGAACGCGGCGCGGCCGGGGCTGACGGGAAGACGATCCTCACCTGGGCGCAGGCGATGCGCCAGGCGGACCAGGATTTCGCGTTCGGCCAGATGCAGCGGGTCGCGGTCCTCGGCGACGGGAAATCGGCGCTGTGCGCCGCGGAGGCGCTGCTGGGCATCGGCCCGCGCATGAGGCGCGGCGGCGCCGGGTTCCCGCGGGTGGACCTGTACGCACCTAAGCTGCCCGACACCCGCGGCCGGTGGCTGGGGGAGATGCAGAGCCGGTACCTGCGGCTGGCGTCGCACCTGCCCGCGGGCATCCAGTTCCATGACCTCACCGTGATCCCGGAGAAGGGGACCCCGGTCGCGCTGCCCGGCGGTGGGGTGCTGGTCAACGGCCGGTACTACGACCATGCAGTGCTGTGCACCGGGTGGGATCCGCCGCCCGACCTGATCGTCCAGTCCGGGAATCCCCTGATCGTCCAGTCCGGGAATCCCCTCCCCAATTTCAAGGCCGGCGGCCGGTCCGCCGCCCGGCAGTGCGGCGAGTACTACCAGGTCGGCCCGGCCGCCGGTCTTGAGTTCGACGAACAGGACGGGCAGGCGGGCATCACCGCGAACGAGGAGAAAAGGGCCGCGATGTTCCGGCTCGGCCCGCGCACCGCCATGCTGGCCGCGACACTGGACTGATCCGCGAAAGGACTGAATCCTGCCGTGAGGTTACGCCCGCACCGTGCTCCGGTGCGGGCGTTTCCTCTTGCCAGGAGGCAAGATGTCGTTCCCGGGAGAAAGGAAGAGCCATGAAAAAGGTGGTCATCGATTCGCCGGCGGCGCTGGCGGCTCACGTGCCGAACCTGATCGGCTTCACCCCGCAGCACAGCCTGGTGTTCGTGGGAGTCAGCGACGAGGGGAAGGTGGCGCTCACGCTGCGGTACGACCTGCCCGGTACGGGCGAGGAGGCGCGTGAGCAGCTCGTGCACGCGGCGATGGCGATGGTCAACGCGGAGGCCGCGGAGGCCGTCGCGATCATCTACGGCACCGGGCAGGAGGCGCAGCCGGCCATCGCGGCGCTGGCGGACGTGAACATGGCCGAGATCTTGCGGATCGAAGGGAACCGCTACTGGTCCTGCATCTGCACCGACGAGCGGTGCTGCCCGGCGGAGGGGACGCCGTTCCAGCCGGCGGACATCGGGATCCCGGTGCTGGCCGACCGGGCGGCCCTGACCGCGCAGGTCGCCCCGGTCTGCGGGGAGCGGGCGCAGGCGATGCAGGAGGCGGTCCGCCGGGCCGTGCCGGCGCCGGGCGTGGCGCTGGCTCCGGTCTCCGCGATCGCCGTGTACCGCGGCGGCGCGTCGCTCACCGACGGCAACGCCGCGCTGGTCCTGGCCGCGCTGCGGGACATCCGGGTGCGGGATGACGCGTGGGCCCGGATGGACCCCGAGTACTCCAGGGCGCACCTGCGGCTGTGGACGGACCTGACCCGGCTGGCGCCCCCGGGGTACGTGGCGGCGCCGGCGTCGCTGCTGGCGTTCTGCGCCTGGCAGGCCGGCAACGGGGCGCTGGCCAACGTGGCGCTGGACCGGGCGTTCGCCGATGACCCGGGCTACACGATGGCGGCACTGCTCCGGCAGGCGCTCAACGCGGGTGCCCCGCCGGCGCTGGCCCGGGTGCCGATGACCCCGGAGCAGGGTCGCGGAGAGCTATGAGGAACAGAGGTGCGAAGACTAAGAATCCCGGGCCCGGTCCGCAGCCGGGCGCGCGCTGAAGCCGACCGGCTGCGGAACGGGAACCGCCCGTGCGGCTGCGCGTACGACCCGGTCGTGTTCGGGCACACCGGCTGCGAGCTGGCGGGCGGTGCCCAGCGGGAGTGGCCCGGCCCGGCATCCTGGCAGATGGCAGCTGAGCTGACGTTGATGGCAGGCCCGCGGTGAGTGACCACCGCGGGCCTGCCATGTGCGCCAGAAGGCGTGGGTAAGATACACGAAAGGACGACAAGGGATGAGAAGCACGTGGAACGGTGCATTGGCTGTCGGGCTGCTGGTGACGCCCGTGAAGCTCTACCGGATCACCGGCGATGACGAGTACGCCTTCCGCCAGGTGCACAAGAAGGACGGCGGGCGGATCCAGCTCCGGCGCTACTGCAGCATCGACGGCGAAGAGGTCCCGTATGCCGACATCGGCAAGGGCAAGGAAGTCGGAGACCAGATGTTCGTGCTGACTGACGAGGAGCTGGAGTCCCTGCCGCTGCCCGGGGCCAAGGTGATCGCCATCGAGCTGTTCGTGCACGCCGGGGAGATCGACCTGTCCGGGCTCGGCAAGGCGTACTACATCGAGCCGGACCCGGTGGGCCTGAAGGCGTACACGCTGCTGCGCCAGCAGATCAAGGCCAGCGGCAAGGTCGGGATCGCCCGGTTCGCGATGCGGTCCAAGGATTGCCTGGTGGTGATCCGGGCGCACCGCAAGATGCTGATACTGCAGCAGCTGGCCTGGCCGGCGGACATCCGCGAGCCTGCGTTCAAGTTCCTCCGCGAGGAGGTGGCAGTGACCGACAAAGAGCGGCTGCTGGCCGCGCAGCTGATCGACACGCTGTCCGGGCCGTGGGACCCCGGCGCGTACACCTCGAAGTACGGGGAGGCGGTCGAGAAGCTGATCCAGGCCAAGCTGGCCGGGAGTCCGCCACCCGAGCCGACCCCGGCGCAGGCCGCTGCGGTCGCCGACATCGGCGAGGTGCTCAAGGCCAGCATCGAGGCGGCGAAAGCCAAGAGGGAGGAAGGGACGGCCGCGTGATCGAGTACGAGGTGCGGCGCCGGGGCAGCGAGCACCGGGTGGTCGTGGCCGGGCCGTGCGTGGGCACCCCGGACGATGACGCGGTCTCGCTGGCCCTGGCGACCGACGCGGCCATCGTGCTGTCCCGGGCCTGGGCGTGCGAGCTGACCATCTGGCAGGTCAATGACATGGTCCATGAGCAGGACTACGCGGTCCCGGTCGCCACGTACGACCGCGGCACCCGGAAGAAGGACTCGTGAATACGTGCTACGTCGACGCCGCGGCCAATGCCATCGCGGACCTCGTGGCGCCGGGTGAGCTGACGGGAAACTGGACGATTACCCGCATCAACGTACCGGTGAGAGCTGGCCGCGGTCAGGGTATCGGCGGCAGGCTGCTGCGCCGGATCCTAGCCGACGCCGACGCGGAGGGCATTACCCTCCAGCTGGAGGTCAGCCCGTCGGACGGGCTTGACTACGACCAGCTCACCGCCTGGTATGAGCGGCACGGCTTCCGCCGGACCGCGAGCGGCTACATGAGAAGGAGCGCTCATGCCTGAGATCACATACACGCCGCGGCATCGCGCTAGCCGTGCACTGAAAAGGAGGCCGGTGAGATTCCTGGTCATAGCCGGCTGCATCGCCGGGCTGATCGCGCTGCGGTACGCCCGGCAGTGGGTCCTGAAGAAAATCGAGGAGGAACGGTGAAATGCCCCCATAAGAAATGCGGCAAATGCGGCAAGTGCCACAAGCCGCAGTGCCCGTTCCGTACCTGCACCTGCGTCTGATGGAAGGGAATTCATGAAACACGTCCATGACGAGGCGCTGAACTGCCCGGCGTGCTACCAGTCGGATCCGCCGCAGTTCCGCGGCGGGCCGGCGACTGCCTGCCGGGGCTGCGGCGAGCCGATCACGAACGGGGTGTGGTGGGTGACTGTGACCCGTGCCCGGCACGTGATCAGCGTGCCCAGCCACGAACACCACCGGGCGGCGTCGCACGCCGCGGCACTGGAGGACACGTCTTGGCAGCGCGACCAATCGCACTACGGGGGGGAACCGTGAAAGGTCACCCGCAGGACCGTCTGGGTGCCGCGGAGCGAGGTCCGGATGCGGACCGCATCGGCCTGGGCGGTGTACGCGGTGGGCGCGGCGATCCTGGTCACCGCCATCGTCCGGGACGTCTGGTGGGGGTGGTGGATCGCGCTAGCCGTGTACCTGGCGATGGCCGCGGTCTACTACAGCTTCAGCCTGCGGTTCCGGTCCGGCCGCACGAACGGAGGAGGAGATGACAAGCAATGACCGCCGTGAATGAGGAGATCACCGGGCGGCTGCCGTGGCGGCAGCTGATCGCCCCGGACCGTATCCACCTGAACCCGGACAACCCGCGCAAAGAGCCCCGCGACCTGGCCGAGCTGACGAAATCGATCCGGCAGCAGGGGCTGAAACAGCCGATCCTGATCATCCCCCTGCCGCGGCCCTGCCCGGCCCTCCTGGACGACGGCCGGGTCTGCGGGTCGGAGGACCAGCATTACGTCCTCGAGGACGGCACGCGGCGGTTCCTGGCCATGCGGGAGTGGACCACGGGTGTCCCGTCGGTGGTCAGCCCGTCGCTGCCCGGCCAGAACCTGATCATGCGGAGCATCCTGACCGGCATCGTGGTGAACATCCACCGCGAGGACCTGAACCCGATGGAGAAAGCCTGGGCGTTCGGGCGGCTGCGGGATGAGTTCGGGCTGACCGGGGCGCAGATCGCCGAGCAGACCGGGCTGTCCACCTCGACCGTGACGAACCACCTGCTGCTGCTGGAGCTGGCACCGAAAGCGCAGCAGAGGGTCGCTAACAAAGAGATCCCGGTCTCGGAGGCGCGGCGGCTGCTCCGCCGGGTCCGGAAGGACACGCGCGCCCGGAAGGGGCAGAAGCCGATGGCCCCGATGTGGGAGCCGGACTGGCTGGCCCGCACCCACCCCCTCGCGCAGACCGCCGAGGACCGGTGTGACCGGATGGGGCACACGAGGCGCCGCCGGATCGGCAACGTCGCCTGCGGGCAGTGCTGGGAGAAGGTGCTGACCGCGGACCTGTCCGACCAGATCGAGCTGCTGTCCGACCGGGTCAAGCTGCTGGAGCAGCTGCTCCGCGACAGCGGCATCGACGTACCAGGGTAGTGCCGGTGGCGGCTGGCACTCGCACGCAGGGCGCGGGTCCTGCGTGCGGGTGGGAACCGCCAACGAGAGGAGGAAACCATGGCCAGACGCAGGCCGGCGAAGAAGGTCGTCACCGCGGACATCCGGGAGGTACCTGGGCGGCAGCTCACCTGCCGGGTGCATCACGACTGGCCGTCGGAGGACGTCGAGGACGGCAAGAAGCTCCCGCGCGGGGTGTACGTCGAGCTGGTCGACGAGGCGGCGGACCTGTGGCGGCTGATGGACGTGTGCCGCCGCTGCGGCAAGACCCGGTGGAAGCCGATGCCGGAACGCCGGGTGGTGCGCTGCAACTGGAACTACATCGACCCGCCCGACTGGGTGAAGCTCACGCTGAAGTTCACCCAGGGTGACGCCTACATGGAGAACATGCAGCGGAACCTGGCGAAGCTGTTCCCGGCGGGCGCGGAAACCGGTGTGCCGTGAACCACGGCGAGCTGGCGGACCGGTGGAAGCAGGTCAGCACGGAGATCCGCGCGCACCAGCAGCGGATCGCGGTGCTGGCCGCCGAGCGCCAGGAGATCACCCGGCAGCTGTACGCGGCGCCCGGTGCCACGCTGCGCACCCTGGGCGCCGAGCTGGGCGTCAGCAGCGTGACGATCTACCACATCTTGCACCTCGGCGAGGTCAAGCCGGGCAGGAAGATCAGGGAAGGCGGCGTGCCGTGACCGGCGGCGAGGACCGCTTCATGGCGGCGATGCACCAGATGCGGGACGCATTCCAGGTCCTGAAGGAAGACGCGCCCTGGGGCGCGTACGACGCGGAGAACGGCCAGTTCTACGACGGGTACGCGGAGGTCAAGGAGATGTTCGCCGTGGCGCTGGCGGCCAGTGAGACCGTCGCCGCGTACTGGGTGCAGGGTGCGGTGACCGAAGCCCCGGACACGTGGATGTACCTGACCGGGTGCAGCTTCGACACGCGCGAGGAGCTGGAAGAGGTGTTCCAGCGCCAGTTCGCGCCCATCCGGGCCAGGGCTGCCGGTACCGCAAGGTCCAGGTGGAGGAAACCGTGACCAGGACCGTGACGGTGCTGCCGTGACACGGCAAAGGAGGTGTCAGTCATGAAGATCAGCGAGCTGAAGACTGCCCGTGAGCTGGCCCGCGAGGAGAGCTGGCGGGTGCGTGCCCGGGTGGCACTGGCCGCGCCGTTTGTGTGGCTGCACATCGTGTGGCTGCGGCTGCGGTCCAGGAAGCCCGCACCGTGAACGAGGAGCTGCTCGGCGTGCGGGATACCGCGCGGTGGCTGGGCGTGCACGAGAACACGGTCCGGAACTGGGCCGCCGCTGGCCTGCTGGTCCCCGTCCGGCGTAACCACGGGACCGGCTGGCTCAAGTTCCGCGTCGGTGACGTGGACCAGCTGAGGCAGGAGATGACAGCGGCCGGCCGGCTGGCGCCGCAGGGCCGCGAGGACCGGGTAGCGATCACCCGCCGTGAGCTGGCTGTGCTGACTGCCGTGGCCCGGATGTACCTGGAGGTCTTCGACGCCCAGCAGCCGCGGCCGGCGCTGTACCAGCAGGTCGCGGATGTCACCGCGAAATACGAAGGAGAGGTGAGAAGACATGCGGATCATGCAGCGGATCGATGACCTGGACTACGCCCAGGACAAGACCGAGACCGTGCTCGCGCCCGGGGGCGGGCACGTGGTGCGGATCACCTGGCAGGTGGACGGCGGGCCGGTGCGGGAAGGGATGCTGGACCTGTCCGATAAGAACCTGGAGCTGTGCAGCGGGCCGGTGGAGATGATGCTCGCCGCCGCGCAGCCCGGCTCGCCGCGGGCCAGCGAACCGCGTCCTGCCCCGGTCCTCCCCATGGGGACCAAGACCGAGTCCCGCCGGTACCGGCGGGACATGAAGAAATTCGCGGACCAGTACCATATCCGCGCGCTGACCCCGCCGGACCGGCCGGTGTACGAGACGCCGAGCGGCGCCCGGTACTGGCCGACCTGGTTCGAGCGTGTCTACACCAAGTGGCTGCAGACCGGGGACATCGAGCTGCCCAAGCGGCCCGTCGTGCTGGACGGCAATCCGGTCATCCCGGATCTGACCGAGGACGAAGCTGACGCGTTCGTGCGGGCCGCGACCGGAAGAGAGGAATCCGATGCGGATTTACACGGTGACCGGGCTGCTCGATGAGGAGACCGGTGACTTGTACGTGGCGTCGGTCTCGCTGGGCGCCCACGAAGAGGTCGGCAGCGAGCACATCACCTACATGGAGGGGTACGGTGACCTGCTCCGGTTCACCGGCCATTTCGATGCGGACAGTGCCGCCGAAGCGGAGCAGATCGCGGTCAGCGTCGCCAGTTCCGGCCCGGGCGAGCCGCTCCCCGAGGGGAGAAGCCGGAGCCGGAACATCACCAACCATCAGGACCGACAGGCTGTGATCCCGTGACAGCGAAGCATCACATCCACAAGTGCCTGACCTGCAGCGGGCAGATCACGCCAGATCAGGAGGAGGAAATGGTCCCCGGCACGGTGCTGCGTTACCGTCATGGCCGCGAAGCGGACTGCATGGCGGAACTGCGCGGTGACACCTCCGCCGGGCTGCGGGCCGCGCGGCGCGGCGGGCACCGGGCGAACCTGCCCGGCCTGGACGACATGGAGAAATGGTGAACGTAAACGAGGAGCCGGGCATGCAGCTGACGCCGCGCGAGGTGAGCCAGCTGGAACAAGCGCTAGATGACGGAGAAGTGGTGACCGTGGGCGCTGATGACATGACGGTCGCGGACCTGGCGCAACGGCTGCACGAGCTGCGCCAGCTGTACGACCCCGGGCACGACCGGTGCAGCTGCTGGTGCTGCTGCGGCGACTGCGACTTCGAGTACCTGAACGAGGGCGGCACGATGCTGTCCGACGCGGACAGCGCGGAACTGGAAACGCTGTCCTGACCCTGGAATCAGAGAGAAGGAAAGGTGAGAGGCAGGCACCTGGACAAGATAGCGAACCGGCTGGACCGGATCGCGGAATGGCTGAACGGCGCGGGGTCCCGGCGCGCGGCCGCCATCCCGGCCACCCCGGGCGTGCTCCGCAACCAGCGGGCCGCGGACCTGCGCCGGCTGGTGGAACAGGACGTGCCCGAGCTGATCAAGACGGTGCGGGAGCTGAACCTGCGCGGGCGGGAGCGCAAATGCGCGTACTGCGGCGCGTCGCTGCGGCTGTTCCGCGGCCCGCGCGCCGGGCTGTACGCGATGCGCGACGGCGAGAACGGGGTCCTGATCCAGGACCCCAACTGCCCGTCCGCCCCGGACGGGCAGCATCAGCTCAGGAACGGAGAAGGGACGTGACCGTGGACGTGAAGGGAATCCGGCGAGCGCGCGGCGAGCAGGCCGTGCGCAGCGCCGAACGGGAACTGAGAGAACTGCAACGGCGCGTTCGCGAGGCCATCGCGACCGCGCTGGGCGGAAAGGACGAGAACATGACAGGCGTCATCTTCCGGGCAGCCCGGATCGAGCTGCTCGACGGGCGTCACGCGGCGGTCGCCGAGGCGGCCCTGACCCTCGCGGACCGCACCTTCACCGCGCAGGGCACGGCGAAACGCCAGCCGGGTGATCCCCATGACCCGGACATCGCCGCCAGCCTGGCCGTCGGCCGGGCACTGGAAGAGCTGGGCCGCCAGCTGCAGCGCCACGGGCACGCCCAGGTCGCGCTGGCCAGCGCGGCACAGGCCCGGCAGATCTCCCGGAGTGCCCGCCGGGCGGGCGAGCACGCCCGGCGCCGGCTGCTGCCGCTCGGGGAGATCCGGTCGCGGTACGGCGCCGAGGCTGCCCAGCGGGCCGACGCGCGCCGCGCCCGCCAGGCAGGCACGGCGGACGGGCCGCGCCAGATTCACGCCGGGTAAAAAGGGTTGAGCGGGCCAGCGTCTCGCACGAACGGTCACCAGGCCGGTCGTGCGGGGCCCCGGCCCGGGGCAACCCCGGGATCACGGGAAAGGATAAGGGCATGAGCGAGAATGAATCCCCGGCGGCGGCGCGACGACGCGCCGACGGCGAGCGGGCGGACCGGCAAAAGCAGGCCGTCATCGCCGGCATCGGCGCCGAGCTGATGACCGCGTTCAACCGGGGCAAGACCGACCCGGCGCAGATGGCGATGCTGGGGCACGACACCGCCACCGGGTTCGAGTTCGTCATCGAACGGAACGGCGAGGTCTACGTCTGGTCCGGGACCCGGGACCTGTCTTGAGCAAGAAGGTGAGCAAGAAGGATAGGACCCCGCCGGAGATCGCGGAGATCCGGCGGCGGCGGGAAGGCCGCCGGATACTGACCGGGACAGTCATCATGGCGGTCTGGCTGCTTGTCTTCACCGTCGGCTCCGTGACCGGATCCTACGCGGTGATGTGGGTCGCGTTCGCCCTGTGCATGACGAACCTGGTCATCATCTACGGGCTGCACGAGAAGGCGCTGCGGAAGATAGCGGACCGGCCGGCGCCCGACTACAACAAGATCTGGAAGCTGCAAAAGCGCGAGCTGCCGGAAAGTAAGCACGACTCCATCGCCGTGAATGGCGAGGATTCCAATGAATAGGAGAGACATGAACCGGACGATCACAGGACTGGCCGCCGTGGCGGCCGCCGCCGCGCTGGCCGGGTGCAGCTCGGGCTCCAGCAGCGCCACCGGCACGGTGACCAGCCACCCGGCCTCGACCCGGCCGGCCACCGTGTCCGGGACCGAGCGGTTCTCCGGGACGGTACGCGGCGCCGCGGTCGTGGCGAACCGGCCGCCCACCTACCCGCTGACATTCACCGGTCCGGTCGCCGCGACCGGGACGTTCACCCCGCCGGACAGCAACAGCACCCATCAGGTCGGCGTGTTCAGGACCAGCGCCGGGAACCTGGTGCTGACCGCGACGGTGTCCGGGCTGAATGCCCAGCCCCAGCGGGCCGGCGCCGGCTGCCTGTTCAGGGTCCCGATCCGCGCCGTCTACGTGGTCGACGGGGCGCGCAGCACCGGCCGGTTCGCCGGGGCCACCGGGCATGGCACGCTGACCGCGGACACGCGGTTTACCGTGCCGCGCAAGAACGGCCAGTGCGACACCAGCCGCACCGCCCAGCCGGTGGCCGGCAGCGCGGTCTCGGTGCTCACCGCCAGCGGGCCGCTGACCGTCCGGCAGTAAATCCCGGGCCGCTGGCCGTGGCGCCCGCGCCCTGCGTGCGGGCGCCACGGGGAACGACCCGGTTTGATGGCAAAGGAGTGCCATGAATGAGTGCTGTGAGGATTCCCCGCACGTCTGCCCGATGTGCGCGCGGGTCATGTCGCACCGGGAGTGGGACGAGCAGCGGATCTGCAATGACTGCCAGGCGTGCTGCGCATGAGGAAGAAGCCACGCCGGGATCTGCGCCGGGGCAGCAGCGGGCCGAAATGCTGCGCGAAGTGGAACCAGCCCTGCCGGTGTCCCCGGCCCTGCTACCGGAGGGTAGACATCGTGACAGGAAGGAAAATGCCATGCAAATGCGCGAACTGCGACTGCGGGTAATCGTGACCCCGGGCAGCGTCACCGTTCACCACGTCGATATCCTGCACGCCGACGAGAACTGCTGCGTGCTCGAGATCGGGACGCGGGAAAAGCAGCCCGAGATCTGGGGTGTGAACTCCAGCCCGGCGGTGTGGCTGCGCGCCCCGGGCGCGCCGGAAGATACCCCGGGCACGCAGGTGCAGATCGAGGGGTTCACCCCGGATAAGGCCAATCCGTGGCTGCTGCTGACCGACCTGGACCGGTACGCCGTGCAGCTGGTCATGTACCGCGACCAGCGCGTCCTGGCAGCCCCGCAGGACCGGGACCGGTGGCGGATCTGGGAACCGGGACAGGAGGCTGGCGGCACATGACGCTATGCAGGTGCGGCCGGATCGCCACCATCGAGCGGGATGGCGAATGGTGGTGCTGCATTCAGTGCAAGAACAGAATGGCGCATAGCAGGAAATGTAATGACAGGATGAAAAAGGAGGAATGATGGGACTGTTCGCGCGGAACCAGATCACGTGGGACAACCGGCCTAAGTGCCCTCCCATAGAGGACTGCGGGGCGAAGAACGCACGCACGTCCGTGCCGACCAGGAAGCAGAAAGCGGCGGCGGCGCGTCTCGTCCGCCAGCAGCAAGCAGCAAGGCAGGCGGCCAGGGCTGCGAAGAAGAACGGTGCGAAGCAGGAACCGGAGCCGAAGCGGAGCGGTTGGCCGTTCGCAGGTAGCTACAACCCGAAGCAGGAAAGGGGCCGGGGCAGGTGAGCACCGAGGTCGGTGACCGGGTGCGGCTGATCTGCTGCACCGATGAGTACACCAGGCTGGCACCGGGCGAACTCGGGCAGCGGCGCCCGCCTCGGCCTGGTCGCCGAGGCCGGGGACCGGTTCGAGAACCTCGGGCCCAAGCGGTGCGTCCGGGCCGTGCACGGCCACCCGCCGTGCCCGCAGGTGTGCGACGAAGCCAAGCACGGCCGCACGCCCTGCGCGGACGCGCCTTGAGCGACGACGGTGAAGATATGAGCGAGTGCTACCTAGATGATGACGGACTGAGCCCGGAAGTTCACGCCGTCGAGGCGGGGGATGACCCGCAGGCGCTGTGCGTCCGGGTCGGCCCGGTCTTCTACCCGGAAGGCCAGGCCAGGGAACCGGGCGTCTGGGTTGAATACCAGGAACACCACAACAGGGGCCCGCTCACGGGCCCCGTGCTGATCACCCCGCAGGTGTGGCAGCAGCTCAACCGGGCTGTCATGCGGCGGCTGCGCCGCAAGATGCCGCTGTGGAAGCGGCTGCTACCACCGTGAGGAGGAAGGATGAACAGGACAGCCGTGAACAGGACGACCGCCCGGGATTATGTCGCAGAGCTGACCCGGGTGCTGCGCGATGCGGACAGCGAGGACGAGGCCGTACTGCTCGGGATGGCAATGCTCGCCAGCCGTACTCCCGGTGAGCTGCGGCTGATGCTGGTCATGTCCACGGTCGACGACCGTGCTCCCGGAAGTTTCGGCTCCGGGGGGGAACCGGCCGGTAAGGAGAATCATGCCACGAAATAACGGCGACCCGAACTGCTCCATCTGCCACGGGACCGGCGAATGCCGCAACCCGGACGGCAGAGTCTACGACTGCTCCTGCGTGAAGGAACGTAAGATCGGCAAGACGTAACCACGGCCGGCCGTGCTCAGGAGGTTTCGACTCCGGGGGGGAACCAGGGAACCCCGGAGCGGGAGTAAGAACCTTACGCCGGGCATATTCCAGGGGTCTCGCTGCGCGGACCTGATTACAGGTCCACCCGCACACCGGGCACCGGTGCTTGCCGCCATGTATCGGGCGCAGGTTGCCCAGGTCGAACCGCAGATCAGGGCGTTCGCACACCGCGATCACGTGGTCGACCTGGCCGGTCAGCAGGCCGCCGGGGATGCCGTGGTAGCAGGCGTAAAACGTGACAGGTAGGGCCCCACTCGGCGTATACCAGCTGGCAGAGTTTCTTCCAGCGGAAACCCCCGCGGCCCATTGTCACGACACCACCTCCTGCGGTCGCCTACGGAAGGAGCATATATGGACAAGTTCTACGAAGTCTGGGACGACGCGGCCGGGACGAAGCTGACCGGCGCGCTGCCCGAGGAGGAGGCCAAGGCGTACGCGCTGCACGAGGACCCCGCCGGTGCGCGGCTGTTCCTCGAAGACGCGAACGGCAACCTGATCGCGTGGAACGCCCACGCCGATCCGCCGTGCTGGGAGGGCGTGTGAAGGTCGCAGTGGTGCGGTTGGACATGATCTGCCGGTGCTCCCCGGAGGGGAAAGAGCAGGCCGGGCGGCTGCGCCAGGAAGTAATGCGCCGCCTGAACGAGCGCGGCAGCGCCGAGACGGCGACGGACGCCAACCTGCTCACGCACGTCGTAGTCTCGCTGAACTGGGATTACGGCGCGGAGATCACCGGCATCCACAACGACATGTGGTCCAGGGTCACGGCCGAGACCTGGCACCCGGATCACAAGGAGAAACGCTGGCTGCGGGTCTCGGTCGAGTGCGACGACGTCGAGGACGGGGTCGCGGCGATCTGGAAGGCGTTCGCGGACCGGCACCGGGAAGGTGAGGAAAATGGCTGAGCGGTACGTCGTCGGCGCCAGCTGGGACGAGCTGGCCGTGGATCTGTACGAGGGGACCCCGGTGGTGTTCACGGGCCCGGCGGGCCTGGCGGCGGCGCACCGCGAGGCTGACGCCAGGAACAAGACCGGGAAGATCCCCGGACCAGGCGGAACGCTGATCCGGGCGGACGCCTGGGCGGTGTACGAGCTGGCGGAATGCCTGCCGCCGGGGCCGGCGCCGGAGCTTTACTACGGCCCGCCGACCGCGCAAGACTACTGCGCGTACCAGTACACCAAGGGCGGGCGGGCCCGGCCGGACCTGCGCTGCCCGGATCCTATCGGTTTCTACGTCAAGATCCCGGACGGGCGGGGGGAGGACTGGCGGAAGGCCCGGGCAGCCTGCTTCGAGCACCTGCCTGCGGTCGTCTGGCAGATGCAGGACGATCACGGCGGTTACCGCGGGGAGTACCTGCTCCGCGCGGCGCTGCCGGGAAAGGAGGGAGAAGGAATCAGCTGACCTGTAAGCAGTGCCGGGAAAATTCTTAACCCAGGAAGAAAGGGAAAAGAATGCTCTCCAACGGAAACAGCTTCGGCTGGAACGGGTCCAGCGCCTACAGCCAGGGGAACGCGCTGGACTGCTCGGGCACCGGCAAGGTCAATACCGAGCCGTTCTACGCCGGCAAGTTCCTGTCCGCCATCCAGCCGGGCGCGGTGGATTAGCCATGTGGGTTAAGTCCAGTTACAGCAGCAAAACCAACTGCCTGGAATGGCGGAAGTCCTCGCACAGCAGTCACAACGGGCAGTGCGTCGAGGTGGCCCCGGGCGTCGAGATCCGGGACAGCACGCTGGGGGACGGCACCGTCCTCCGGGTCCCGGACGGGGCCTGGCGGGCTTTCATCGCCCGCCTCCGGGCGGCAAGCCCGGATTAAGAAAAGGAAAGGAGAAAAAATGGGGCAGATGCACACCCTAGACAGGGAAGGTGATCAGCGGATCATGTGGGATGCCGCGTTCCCGGACGAGGTGGCCGCCGCCCGGCGGACGTTCGATGACCTGACCGGGAAGGGGTACCTGGCGTACCGCGCGACCGGGAAGATGGGTGACCAGGGCGACCAGATCCGCACCTTCGATCCCGATGCGGAACGGATCATCTTGGTCCGGCCGAACGCCGGCGGCTGAGCGGGCCAGGGTCCCGTACGGTGCTTGCACCGTGCGGGGCTCCGGCCCGGGGCATCCCCGGGACGGAAGGAGGTATGAGGAAATGCCCGATCCCGATCCCAAAATCGAGGAGGAAATGCGCAGGTTCGATGACCGGATTAAGCGCGAGCTGCGCAAGGCATACGACCGCATTGAACGCGAACTGAAGGCTGGGAAGAAATGCCGAACATCTGGGTCCCGTCCTCATCGACGGGCACAATCATGACGGCCTCGACGGCCACAACCACGATCTGGGCCGGCTGGAACAGCACGTACAGCACTAGCACCGGCACCGGCGCGTACCTCACCACCACGTGGGAGGCATGGAACGAGCAGACGGAACGTACGTATGCGCAGGCCGTCGAAGCCCAGCACGAAGCCCAGCGCAGGGAACAGGAGCGGCGGGCCGAGCGGCACCAGGCCGGCGCGCGGGCGGAGGCGCTGCTGCTGGAACTGCTCACCGAGGAGCAAGCCGCCAGCTACACCGGGCGGGGCTACTTCGAGGTGCGCGGTTCGGCGGGCGGCCGGTACCGGATCCGCCGGCGCAGCCAGGCCGGCAACGTCGACCTGATGCCGGAGACCGGGGAGGTCCGGCTGGCGTCGTTCTGCTGCCACCCGCCGGGCGGGCTGCCGCTCGCGGATGCGCACCTCGCGCAGATGCTGCATCTGGTCACCGACGAGCCCGGGTTCCGCCAGGTAGCCAACGCGGCCTGAAAACCGGGGCGGCCCTGCGGGGCCGCCCCGCCAAGGAAAGGAACACAGATGTCCCTCACCGAAGAGAAGCAAGAGGTAGTACGCACCTGGGGGGTGGTCGGGCTCCGCATCATCGCGCTGCACGCAGACGACGGCGACACCGAAGGGAAATGCCAGTGCCGTAGCTGCGGTGACGACTGCCAGGTCCGGTGCGCGAACGAGATCACCGAGGAAGACCTGCTGTGCGACCCGTGCCGCAAGTTCGCTGCGGACGGTGCGCTGCGCGGGCACTGTCACCTGTTCAACCCCGAAGGCGAGGTGGTACCCGCATGACCAGCATCGAGCGGGCCGGTGAGCCCCGCGCGTGCCACGCGGACCGGGAAAGATACCAGGAGCACCTGGATGAGCTGGTCCGGGCCGGCTACATCACCAGCACGGACGAACGTAACGTGCTGGCCGGGGAGATCGGCCAGGCGCAGACCCGGCAGGTGCTGCGCCGGGTGCTCGCGCTGCGCGGGCTGCCGGACCTGGCGGACACGGCGGACGAGGGCCGCATCGACTGGGGAGTGCCGCGGAATTTCGTCCCGGCTGGGACGCTCACGCTGACGGTGAGCCTGCTGACCGCGGTCGTGCCGGCGACGGCGCTGGCGCATTACCATGACACGCTGTCCAACGTGCTGTGCGCCTGGTTCCTCGTCCTGGGCATCGTGGGCACGGTGGTCAGCGTCATCGCGCTGATCACCGGGTTCGTCTGCTGGGATGACCAGCAGCCCGACCGGAGGCGGGAGCGGGTCGCGCGGGACCGTCAGCGGCGCGCGCTGTGAGTCCCGGGCCGGGGACGTGCGCCACGTCCCCGGCCTGCTGGCCGCTGGCCGTGGCGCCGGGCTGACCGCCCGGCGCTGCGGGGAGCGTCACAGCAGATGCTCCGGGAAGGAGAAAGCCATGAAGCAGGATGTCGCGCAGGAGATGCTCGCCATCTTGTCCAGCGACCGCCGGTGGTGCAAGAACGCCTACGCGGCCGGACCGCGTGTCTGCCTGACCGCCGCCCGGCTGCGCGCCGCCGGTCAGGTCAATTTCAGCGGTGAAGAGATCGACCTGGACAGCGACCCGTACCTCCGGCTGCTCGCCCAGGTCATCCGCGAGCAGTTTCCCGACCGGGCCCGGGCCGCCGGGGTCATGTGCCCGTCTTCTTGCAAGGTCGCGGTCATCTGGTTCAACGACCACGAGGACACGCACTTCGGTGACGTCCGGGCGGTGCTGGAGAAGGCCGCGGCCCGCTGGGGCGAAGGAGGGTAGCGGTGAAGCTCCTCCTGACGACCGCGACCGGTTCGGTCTACGCGATCGACACTGCGGCCCGCACCTGGCGGCGGCTGGAGGCCGGCGGCCTGAGCGGCCGGGCCCGGACGTGCGGCGGCGGCTACCGCCAGGTGTTCGTGCTGTCTAGCATGTCCCTGGTCATCATCGCCGATCCGCTCGACCCCGCGGCCGAATACCGGCGGATCACCACCTCGCCGGTCATCAAGGCCGAACCCGGAAAGGGGGACAAATGGCCATCAGGTGGTTCTGGCAGGAAAGGAAACGGCGGAAGTCCGCGGCGAAACGCTCGGTGCTGATCACGGCGGAGAAAGACCGGCTCCGCCGGCGCGGCGCCAACGGGCATGAGACACCCGGCCCCCGTGCGGGGACACGAAACGGAAGCGAGAAAGGTCATGGAAAGAAGGGTCATGGAAACGACGGTCCGGAAAGATGAGCTGATCGCGATCCTCCGGCAGAACCGGGACCGGCACCGGGGCGTCTTCGAGGCGGCCCTGCACGGCTACCGGGAACGGGCCGCCGAGCTGCTGGAAAACAAGCTCGAGGACCTCGAAGCGGGCCGCACCCCGGAGATCCGCATCCTGCTCAGCCGGCCCGAGGACCACACCCGGGACTACGACCGGACCATCAAGATGCTGGAGATGGACACCGGCGACACGTTCACCCTGAGCGAGCCCAACTTCGCCCGGTACGTCATGGACGACTGGGACTGGAAGCGGCAGTGGCTGCGGATGTCCAGCCAGTACGCGGCCGACGCCACCTCCAGGGAGTACGGCGATACGTTCGAGGGCGAGGACTGATGAGCGGCCCCCTGTCGGCGGGCGAGCGGCGTACGCTCGCCGAGATGGAGCAGGGGCTCACCGTCCGGCCGCGGAACCGGGACGCGGGCCCGTGCCGCGCGGTCAGCGCCGCGCACGGCCTGGGCTGCGACCTGGTCCTGGCTGAGCATCTGGTCCATCATGACCCGGACGGGCTGTGGTGGGCCGGCTGCACCCTTGAGTTCCACCAGCACGGAAAGGAGACCAGCAATGGCAAAAGCGCCGAAGCCGAGCAGGGCAGATAAGCAGAAGGCGAAGTTCCAGGCGGCCAAGACGCGCACGGCTAAAGCAGCCGCGAAGGACGCAGCGTCGAAGGAGGAGCTGCGCAAGAAGATGGAATCCGGCCAAGTCAAGCCCCCGGCCCGGCTGTCCAGGAAGGAGCTACGCCTGGCGGCGCGGATGGACGACGGCAGCGGCGGCCCGGTCCGGACCGGCCCGGTCTGGCGGCGCAAGTCGTCGGATGAGTAAGGAAAGGAGGCAGGCGTGTTCTCCGCCATGATGGCCGGGTTCGTCAAGGTCATCTCCATCACCTTGATGATCCTCGGCGTCCTGCTGGTGCTGGCCGCCGTCGGTGCGGTCAACCAGCACGCCAAGCTGACGTCCATGGCGGCGGTCGCCGACGGGTTCGCTGACGTGCTCCGCTGGGCCGGCAGCCTGCTCAGCCAGCTCTTCAAGGCATTCAACCTGTAAGACGCCGCGTACCTGGCGTGTATCCCGCACCGGGGGGGAATCCCGGTGCGGGGTGCAGTCTGGGTAAAGGCTACTCAGGCGGAAGGGAAAATCATGCGTATCATCGAGCGCACCGAGCCGGCCACCGGCGGTCCGAGCCGGACGCCGCGCAACCGGATCGAGCCGGTCTTCGCCGAGACCGACCAGGTCGAGCCGGACGCCCTGATCGACGGCTCCTCCTCCGAGGGCTGGGACGGCAGCTCGTCGCCCGAGCCCGGCGCGCCGACCACCTGGTCGGTGCAGATGGAGGCGTTCCGCCAGTTCACCGCCGCCGCCGAGGGGATGGATTCCCAGGCGGCCGGTGAGCAGGCCGGCGGGTCCGACGAGAAGGGCGGGATCTACAGCGCGTTCTTCAACCACCACCTGGTCAAGATCGGCCGGGGCGACGATGACGGGGACCTGAACTCCACCAACATGGAGCGCAAGGTCGCCGCCATCCGCGTCACCGACGAGAACGGCCAGGAGGTGCCGCTGCCCTACGGCGGGACCCGGATCATGGGCGCGGTCCGCTACCTGGACCAGCACTACCTGTCCGAGTTCGGGGACCGCCCGGTGACCGAGCGGCCGAAGCGGGCCCGGACGGTGTGGACCGACGGGGCCATCGCGGACTACGAGGAGTTCGGGCGGCGGCTGGCCGAGGACCACCGCAGTGAGTGGCCGCAGGAGGAGTGGTTCGTCGCCGTGTTCGGCTACGGCGAGGACCACGACAAGACGCTCGCGCTGTACAACCAGGTCGCCGAGCAGCATCCCAACGTGCGCGTGTACTCGTTCGACTCGGTCACCAGCTCGGCCGAGATCGCCGAGGACATGGCCGTGGCGGTGCTCGGCAGGAAGTAGGAGGGTGACGCCGGGATCCTGACCGGCAGATGCCGCCCGGCCTTTAGGGCCGGGCGGTTTTCTGCTTGCCAGGAGGCAGGCACCACGCAAGGAAAGGAAACCAATGGCTACAACCAGGAAGCGCGCCACCGGCACGTCGTCGATGGACCGCGCAGCTGAGCGTGCCCTCGCGAAGGCGAACCGCCCGCCGACCGAGCAGGAGCGGGTCACCGCCGAGCTGCTCGCGAAGCTGGACGCGCTCGGCAGCCAGAACGTCACCGAGGACAGCCTGATCTTCACGGGAACCCAGTTCATCCTGCCCGCGCAGATGGAAGGGAACATCGGCGAGGTCGTCGCGTTCCTCACCGACTGGGACGGCCAGCAGAACGCCGAGTTCCAGTTCGTCCGGCGCTTCAACTTCAAGCCGCTGGATGGCGCGGCGGCGTTCAACCGGGCGATGAAGCGGGTCTTCGGCACCACGGGGATCGGCAAGGCCACGTTCTCGATGTTCTTCGGCAAGCAGCCGCCGCAGTACCGGTCGATTCCGGCCGGCCCGGGCGGGCAGACCCTCCAGGTTCCGTGGGGGGAGGTCAACTTCTCGCTGCTGGACGCGACGTTCGTCCTCGGCGCCACCCAGACGGACGAGTACGGGACCGTCTTCCAGATCTCCGTGACCGCACCCAAGAAGCACCAGGCGCGGATCGAGGGATTCTTCGCCGTCATCGACGACGAGCTGGTCAACGGGTCCATCTACAAGGGGCGGGCGATCACCGCGCACCCCGAGGAGCCGCAGTTCGTGGACACGTCGGGGATCGACCCGGCGAAGATCATCTACCGCCCGGAGGTGTTCGAGCAGCTGGACGTGAACCTGTGGGCGCCGATGCGGTACACCGAGGCGCTGCGTGACGCGGGGATCCCGCTGAAGCGCGCCGTGCTGCTCGAAGGCCCCAACGGCACCGGCAAGACCCTGGCCGGGCTGCGGACCGCGCAGATCGCGCAGGAAAACGGGTGGACCTTCATTCTCGTCCGGGCGGGCGACGACCCGTTCGGCGCGATGATCACGGCGCGGATGTACGCACCGGCCGTGGTGTGGGTCGAGGACCTGGACGTGATCGCGTCCGCGGGCATCTCCGCGGTCGAGGGACGCAAGGCCATCGCCAAGGTGCTGGACACCCTGGATAACATCCAGGCCAAGGGAGCCGAGGTGATGGCGGGGTTCACGTCGAACTTCGCAGACAGGCTCGATAAGTCGGTCATCCGGCCGGGCCGTCTCGACGCGGTGGTCCCGGTCGGGGACCTGGACGCGGACGGCTACGAGCGGCTGGTCAAGGTCCTCGTCGGGGACCTCCTCGCTGAGGACATCGACTGGGTGCGGGTCGCCGCGGCGTACGAGGGCTTCCTGCCCGCGTTCGCCGCCGAGGCCGCCATGCGGGCCGTCCGGTACTCGATCACCAGGAACGCCGGGCAGCCCGCCGCGATCAGCACGGCAGACCTGGTCGACGCCGCGTTCGGCATGAAGGCCCACCTGGACCTGATGGACAACGCCCAGCACGGCGACCACGATGTCACCACGATGGAAGCCCGGATCACCGAGCTGGTCTCCATCGCCCTCGGCGCCACCCAGGGGAAGATGGTGTCCGGCGACGACGGATACGACATCACCTTCGCCAAGAAGCCCGCGAGCAACGGGCAGTAAGGAGAAACGTCATGACGACCAAAGAGGTCACCCGCGAGGACGTCATCGCGCTGCCCCCCTCGGACGAGCCGTTCGACTCCGAAGCCGTCCCGGTCCTGCTCGAGGTGGTCAGCGAACGGCTGCGCGATTACGTCTCGCAGCAGGCCGCCGCCGAAGAGCCCGTCTCCCTGCTCGGCTTCGCCGTGGAGCTGATCTACCAGACCGGTGCACAGGACGCCGTCGCCGAGATACGCGGGCGGCGCCGCAGCTGATTCCTGCCAGGAAGGTCCCGCCCGGGCTCATCGCCCCGGGCGGGGCCTGCTTGCCAGGAGGCAGGTAAAACGAATTGCCCGGCTAAGGGAGGAGGCAGATGACCTTCAGGAAGTGCAACAGCTGCGGCCGGAAAGGCTGGTACAAGCAGGCCGGGAAATGGTGGTGCTGCCTGACCTGCGAGCTGTCGGGCCGCCACACCTACGCCTGCGACCGGAGGAACGGACAATGAGGAAATGTGCGGGCTGCGGCCGGAAAGGCACATACACGGTCGTCAAGGGGAGGTTCCGTAAAAAGTGGTGGTGCTGCATGGCCTGCGAGCTGACGGGTCACCACACCGAATCCTGCGACAAAGCGCGAACAGCTAGTTCCGCAAAAGGGAAAGGAACCGTGAAATGAACAAGCAGGACATGCTGGCCGCCATGGCAGCAGCCACGGTACTGCTGGCGGCCGGGTGCGCCTCCGCGCCAGGCGCGACCGCGCACCCGGCCCGGTCCGCGGTCAGCGCGCTGACCGCGGACCCCGCCTACCGGGCGGACAAGCAGCGGCTGGAAGGCGAGCTGCTCGCCAGCTTCCAGAAGGACTTCCGGCCGTCGCACCCGATCACGTCGATGATGAGCGCGGTGCAGGCCACGTTCCCCGACGGCGCCGGGGTCGTGAACTTCGCGGTGCGGACGTTCACCCTGGCCGACGCGCACGGCCCGGCGCTGCACGCGTGGGCCGCCGGTGTCGTGACGTTCGCGCTGGCCCAGGGCCAGCCCGCCGTTGCGGGCACGCCGAGCATCCCCGGGGTGACGCCGCCGGCCACGACGCATTCGCCATGAGCCAGGTGATAACCGAAGCAGACCTGGGCTGGACGGCGGGAGTCCTGGACATGCACGGGCATGTCGTCCGGCATAAGAACAAGACGCGCGCCCGGGGCAGCGTGCAGGTCTCGGTCTACGTGGAGACCTCGCTGAGTCAGGTCACGGACAAGCTGTGCGCCCTGACCGGAAGCAGCGCCGAGCCCATGAACGCCCCGAAGCGGCCCGAGGAATGGGACCGGAGGGGCTGTATCGAGCACTGCCCCGAGCCGCATATCCACACCCGGTTCTTCGAGAACCTCCCGCAGGTCACGCGGTGGGCGGTCGCCGGGGCGTCCTGCGCGGTCGTGCTGTGGAACCTCCAGGGCCGCCTGGTCACGAAAGGAGAACCGTGGGAGTGGGCGCTGGCGATGTCGCTGGCCTCGACCCGCCTCTCCGGCCAGGGGTCCGGGGCCGCGCTGGCAGCGATCCGGCGGCTTCACGCGCTGGGCTGGGAGGTGCCCTCCCTGATGCGGGAGGCTGTTTCCCGGGACGCCGGGGCCAAGAAGGTCACGGCAGATAAGGAGGAGGAAGGGACATGAAAGGAAGGGACATGAAAGGCACATTCATGCTGCGGCTGGTCATCGACCGGGACACCACCGCCGGCGCGCTGACCCTGCACAACGTGCGGGCCGTTCTCACCGCCGGCCTGGACGAAGAAGACGACGACACCGGCGGCCGGGTCACCGGCTCGGACGGCCTTGACGTCGGCCACTGGGAATGGACGGGCGCATGAGCACCGCCGAACGCACGGAACCGGTCCGGACCGCCCCCTGGGACGGCAAGAACCTGGCTGTCATCCAGATGGCACGCATCCCGCACGAGCACGGCCGGCCGCCCTATGACGTCCGGATTGAGGCGGACGGCTGGCACCTGTCTGTCGCCGGCGTGCCGCTGCTGCCCGGCGACGCGATCGAAGTCTCGCCCTCGGGCGAGATCACGTTCTGCTTCGGGGAGCGAGCATAGGCAATGGCGTACTCAGACTACGGCGCGTTTACCTACTGCAACGGGAAGCGCCGCCCGGATAAGGAAGACGTCGGGGTCTTCGACACCGACGAGGCCGGGCTGCCCAGCGGGGTGCGGATCTTCGCGAACCTGATCAAGAACCGCGAGCGCGGCACCGAGGCGTGGTGGCAGCACAGCCACCACGGCGTGCTGGGCGACGGCCCGGTCCGGGTCGGCTGCTACAAGCAGGGGCTGGGCTCCAGCCGGATCTATTTCTGGCCGGACGGCGCCGCGGCTCCGCAGGAGTACGCACCCCGGGAACTCACCGGCGCGCCGCCGGAGCTGGAGTTCGAGTATGACCACTTCGAGGTCCGGCACGATTTCGGGTCCGGGGAGTACCTGTTCACGTTCACCGACGACGCCCATTCGGCTTCGGGGCATTACGAGGCCACCATGACCGAACCGGACGGCACGCACTGGGCCTGCACCTACGACTACGGGTACGGCGCGGGCCTGAACGACATCGCGACCGGCCTGGGCGAACCCGGGTCCGGCAAGAGAGCCACGCTCCTCGCGATCGCCGAGCGCATCTTCAGGCCGACCCGGTGACCGCGGCCAGGGTCCCGCACACGGCCAGCCAGGGCGCCACGGCACCATGTATACGCATCATGGTCTCAGCATCATAGCGGGGTAGCGGCCGTCCGGGCTGGCCGTTGCGCCGGTACCCGCACGGGTGCAGCCGCAGCGCGGTGACCAGGTGCTGAAGCTGCGCCGCGGTCACCGGCGGGTCCAGCACGGACGCCAGTTCCGGCAGGGTCAGCGACAGCCTGTTCTCACGCATCAGGTCCAGCGTAGACGCAAAAAAAGAACGGAGGAATTCATGCAGAGAGAACCCGGCAGCCCGTCGGCAGACGAGATCCTGAGAGCGCTGGCCGCCGCGGGCGACGGCGGCCTGGCGGCCGGCGCGGTCGCCCGCCTGTTCAGCTATCCCGATGACATCAGCAGGCGGGCCAGCCGCTGCAATTCCATCCTGACCCGGATGGAACGCCGCGGCCTGGTGCGACGCTCGGCCGGCACGGAGCCGTCGGTCTACTACAAGAACACGCCCCAGTACCGGTGGTTCGCCACCGGCGCCGGGCTCGCGGACCTGGACCGCAGGGAACGGGAGCCCGCGGAGCGGGCCAGGAAGCGGGCGGAGCGGGCGGAGCGCGAGGCCAGGACGCAGGCGGTGCTGGACGCGGCGGCGCGGCAGTACAGCCGGTCAACGCCTGCGTCGCAGCGCGGACAGGCCATCCGCGAGCTGCGCGCTGCCGGGTGCAGCCTGCGTTCGATCGGCGCTGTCTTCGGCATCTCCGCAGAGATGGTCCGGCTCATCGCCCGCGACCAGGGGCGGTTCACCCGCGTCAAATCGGGCTGGGAACCGCTGCCCGCGGGGCGGGCGCGCTGGTTCACGGCACTGGTCAACGAGGCACGCCGGCAGTTCACCGCCGGGGAGGTCACGGTGCTGGAGCTGTCCCAGGCGGGCGGGTTCTCGCTGTCCGCGGCTTACACCTTCCTGCACGGCTCGCACGCCACCTCGCCGGAGAACCTGGAACGGCTGGCCGCGGCGTGCGGGCTGGAAATCATCGTCCGCCCGGCCACGGACGCCGTACCTGCTGGAAGAGAAGGAGGAGAACAGGTGAGCAACAGCATCGATCTGAGCGCCATGTTCGATCAGGTCACCAGGTTCGAGGTCATCGACGAAGACGGGCGGGTGTATGTCCGGTATCACCTGGAGGTGCAGGTGCAGCTACAGGACGACCAGCGGACCCTGAAGGTATTCGTGCAAGGGAGGAACGGTGACCGAGACCTGGGCTTATCACCAGCTCCGTGACGGTGCGGAGCAGGTCACGATCCGGCCGCGCGGCCACTCCATGGAACCGCTGATCTGCGACCGGGAGCGGGTGACCATCCGGCGGCTGCGCGACGATGACACGCTCGAAGCCGGGGACATCGTGCTGGCCCGCGTCCGCGGCCGCATCTACCTGCATAAGATCACCGCGATCGACGGGCAGCGGGTGCAGATCTCCAACAACCACGGGCACGTCAACGGCTGGACCAGCCGGGACCGGATCGCCGGCCGGGCAGTGCGATGACCGGACCGAGATGGATGCTGCTGCCGCTGCGGCAGACAGCTGAGCCGGCCATGAGACGCCGGCCGGCCGTGCGGCTCACCGTGCACCTGGCCGACGGCACCGACGTCGACTTCTGGCCGGACGGGCAGTGCAAGGTGGACCTGTCCGCGCTGACGGTCGCCCGGCACGAGCTGACCGGCGAGGTCTGGTTCGACGGGGACGGCACCGTGTCCGGGGTGCACATCGAAGACGCCTACGTCTACACGCCGCTGACCGGACGGGTCAAGACCGCCGCCGCCCGGGCGGCCTGGCGCAAGGCCCGGTTCGCCCGGCGGGTGGCCCGGCAGATCGCCCGGACCACCGCGCCGGTCCGCCGGTACGAACCGGGCACACTGGAGCACCTGGCCATGCTGGCGGACGGGAAAATCCGCGAGGATGGCTGGCCGAAAGGCCACATCCCGCTGTGAGAAAGAAGGAAGGAAACATGGATAACGTCATGACCGCCGATTACTGGGCGGACGTATTCAATTCGCGGCGTTAGCGCGATGCCGAAGAAGCCGCCGTGCGCGGAATGCGGGGCTAAGGGCGGCGATCCGCACGATCCCACGTGTTCTAAGGCGAGTAAGAGGCGTCGGCCGAACCCGGCTCCGGTCCCCCGGCCGGCCAAGAACTACAGCGAGCGCTGCCCGCCGCACAATCCCCGGCCAATAAAGAAAAACAAGAACGGCACGACGCTGTACCGCTGCCCGAAGTGCCGGAAGTATCTAGGGAGCTGGTGACCCATGGGAAAACGCGGGCCTCAGAAAGGCGCGACATATACCCGCCGTAAGAAACTTATCGAGAAGAGATGCGAGTGCTGCGGGAAGCCATATTTCGCAGTGCTGGCGCGCAGCAGGTTCTGCAGCGACAGGTGCGCTGATACCGCCGAGAAACGGCGCAAGCGCGGCAGCGGAGAAAAGGAGTTAACCATGGGAACAGGAAAGGACACGAGCCTGGTCTGGTATGCGGCCTACGGGTCGAACATGACCTGGCGCCGGTTCCGGTACTACCTGCACGGCGGTGTGCTGGCCGAGACCGGCCGGGTCCACCACGGGGCCCGCGACCCGGCCGATCCGGTCGACACGACGGCTGCCTGGCTGCCCGGCCGGATGTACTTCGCCACCCGGTCGGCGTTCTGGGGCGGCGGCCGGGCCCTGTATGACCCTCACGCAGCCGGCATCACCGCGGCCCGGGCCTGGCTGATCGCCCCGGCACAGCTCTGTGACATCATGGCCCAGGAGATGAAGCAGGTCCCCGGGACGGACTGGGACCTGCCGCTCACCCCGGGGGCACAGCTGTCCGCCGGGCCCGGCCATTACGAGACCGTCAGCTGCGTGGGCAGGCTCCGCGGGCACCCGGTGGTCACGTTCGGCGCGCCGTGGCGGATGGCCGACGTCGAACCGCTGGCGCCCGCCCCGGCATACCAGGAGATGCTGGCCGCCGGGCTGCACGAGACGTTCGGCTGGGATGAGCACCGGGCGCTGCGCTACCTGAAAGGGCAGGAGGAATCGTCGGGTCAGCCGTAAAGGTCACCGAAGTCAGGGCTGGCCCCCGCGGGGCAGGCGGGGAAAAATAGTGTTCCTGCTTTGGTGACACCTGGGTTGAGGCCGCTGGCCGTGGCGCCCGCTTGCGGGCGGGCGCCGCGGGGAACGGCCACGTTCCGCTGCGAAAGGAGAAATTTTGAACCATTCAAGACGAGGAAGGGATTTCGGTCCGCTGCTGACCGACCCGGCCGACCGGGTGGTCGTCGTGATCCCCACCCACAACGAGACCGGGACGATCAGCCGGACCGTGGAGGCGGTGCTCGGCCAGACCAGGCCCCCGGACGAGCTGTATGTCCTGCTCGACAACACAGCCGACCGCGAGCTGGCCAACCGGATCGCAGCCGAGGTCGCGCCGTACGGGGTGAGCATCACCCAGACGGCGGTCAACCCGCACCGCAAGGCCGGCAACCTGAACATCGGGCTGGCGCACATCTTGCCCCGGCTGGATGACACCGACATCGTGATGGGGTTCGACGCGGACTCCGTGCCGGACCCCGACTTCATCGCCAACACGATCCGGTGGCTGGAGAAAGGCTACGGCAGCGTCGGCGCGACGTTCCACGGCCGCCCCGGCGGCGGCCTGCTCGGCGCGCTGCAGCGGGCCGAGTTCGCCCGGTTCGCCCAGCACCAGAACCGCCGCCCGCGGGCCGACGTGCTGTCCGGCACCGGGTGGGGGATGCGGGTGTGCGTGCTGTGGGCGGTGGCCGCGACCCGCCCGGACGGCCAGGTGTACGACGTGCACAGCCTGGTCGAGGACTACGAGCTGACCTTGGCGCTGAAACGGCTGCGGATCCCGGTGCTGGCGCCGGGGAATTGCCGGGTGCTGACCGACGTGATGGAGACCGTCCGGGACTGGGTGAGCCAGCGGCTGCGCTGGCAGCACGGCACGCTGGCCGAGCTGGTCCGGTACGGGTGGGGGCACGAGACGCGCGGGATGATCGTCCGGCAGTCCGCCACCTACCTGGGGATGCTGGCGCTGCCGCTGACCGCGTTCTACCTGTCCTGGTCGTTCGCGCTGTTCGGCTGGCAGGGCATCAACCCGCTGAACGCGAAGCTGTACGCGCTGTGCCTGCTGTTCATCATCATCGAGCAGACCTGGCAGGCGCGCAAGGCCGGGATCGTCGCCATCGTGGCGACGCTGCTGATCGTCCCCGACCTGTTCTACTCGGTCGCCCGCCAGTTCGTTTACATCCGCGCGCTGTACCGGATGCTGCGCAAGCGCAGCTCCAGCTGGGGTGCCGGTACGTCCATCTGACCCGAGGGGGAAATATCATGCAGAATTACGGCTGGTACATGCCCATGTACCATTTCCTGGGCACGTACGTGATCAGCGGGGTGACCCTGGTCTACGCGGTACTTGCGGCCACCCGGCTGCGGCCCCGGGTCCGGCTGACCCCGCGAAGGAGGCGTCGACCATGACCCTGAGCCTGTCCCTGTCCACCGACAAGACGAATTACGCCCCGGGGGAGGCGGTGAAGGTGACGGCGAACTACGCGGACCGGGCGGCGGTGTTCACTGTCAACCTGACCGGGACCGCGCAGGACCCGGCGACCGGGGAGATCGCCACCGCGACCACCAGCTACACGGTGACCCCGTCCGGGACCCCGGCCGCGGTGGTGGCGCTGACCGATGACCAGGGCGGGTCGTACGCGCTGCAGTCCAACGCCAACGGCACCGCGCTGCTGGCCGGGGCCGCCCCGTCAGCCGGCAAGGCCATCGTCTCCGGCTACGGCGGGGCCGAGCCGCCTGCCTCCCAGGCGGGGAACGCGGTGTCCTGGGGCAATCACCTGTGGGAGCTGGAGGACTGGGGCACCGCGCCCGGCCAGCCTAAGGCGGCCAACGTGACCGTGGACGCGCTGGGTCAGGTCCTGACGCTGCACGCCGCGCAGCTGTCACCCGGCTTGTATGCCGGGGCGGAGGCGGACTCCGCCCGGGGTGACCAGGGGATCGCGGCGAACGCCTCGACCTGGGGGTACGGCACCTACCGGTGGAGCATCGGCGCCGACCTGACCGCACTGCCGCCCGGGCTGTGCCTGGGACTGTTCACCTACTGGGCAGCCAGCAAGGGCGGCCCCGGCGGGCAGAAGGAAATCGACATCGAGTTCTACTCGGCCGGGACTATCGCCGGCGCCCCGGCGTTCGTCCAGTTCGGCTACTACGCCGACCAGCTCAGCTCGGTGCAGGGCACCCCGCCCGGGCACGTGCTGGTACCGGGCAGCCAGTTCGCCATCCCGGCGGGGCATGGCAGCCTGACCGCCGAGTTCACCTGGCTGCCCGGCTCCCTGCGATGGCGGCTGTCCGCCGCGGACGGGACCGTGCTGGCCGAGGTGACCGCCGTCCAGGGGCAGAAGTACAGCTACACCCAGCTGTACGGCGGGAACCAGTTCAGCGGCACGGTCGCCGTCCCCGCCACCGGCAAGCAGCAGGTGATCGTCAACCTGTGGTGCCCCAACGGGGCGCCACCGCCCGGGGACCCGGCAGTGGCCGTGCCGCTGCCTGCGTTCAGCTACACCCAGCCGTAGCATCCTGCCAGGAGGAACACGCCCGGACCCCTGGGGTCCGGGCGTTGTTCTGCTTGCCAGGAAGCAAGCAGGAAGGAGGACGCCAGTGGGCAGCATCCCGTTTCACGACCTGCCCGCCAGCTGCTTCCCGTTTACCGTGATCCTGGCCGATGCCGGGACGGGGGACGAATGCTGGCGCACCGTCGTCACCGGCCCGGGGGCGCTGCATGTCCCCAGCAAAGGCGACATCAACGCCGGGCGGCCCGTCAGCGTCCGGATCGAATGGGCCGATGGCGACGTCAGCGAAACAACGAGAGGAGAGAAATGAACAGGTACACCGGCCTGACCGTGTCGGTGCTCGGCCGGGACTACCCGGTCGAGCTGGCCGAGAACAGCAGTGACTACATCAACAGGGTGAAATTCCGGGTGGACCTGGGTGACGGCCAGGAGCTGTCCGATCCCAGCTTCTACGGGCTGGAGAACAAGGCCCGCGAGTTCAAGGACGTGCGGTTCGAGCTGCCCGTCACCACCCGGGACGGCCGCGATGCGGTGATCACCGGGTTCCACGCGGGCAGCGGCAACGCGCTGGTGCTATGGAAGGACACCGGCAAGCGCACGCAGGAAGCCTGGTACCGCCTGGACGGGGCGATGCCCCGGCTGAGCGACGCAGACCGCGCTGAGCTGTCCCGGCTGACCCGGGCCCGCGAGGACGCCGAGAAGGCGCGGAAGGAGTTCACCGAAGCGCGGCAGTTCGCCGATGCCAAGGCGGCCGCCACCGAGGCGCGGGCCCGCGCGGCGGGGATCAGCACGTGAGGAAGGAATGCGGCGATCCCGGCTGCCTGATCTGCCATCCGCCGGTCACGAAGACCGGAAAGGTGATCACCGAGGCGGAGCTGGAAGCCTGGGCCGCCGAAGCTGAGGCCGGCTACAACATCGGCCGGCCGGAGGCTGACGGCTAGATCCACTCACTGCGTTCGGCCAGTCCGAGCAGCATGCCGGGCGCGACCAGGTTGGCGGCGATCATCGCCCCGCCCGGGGCCACGCCCGGCCCGTCGGCGGGCACGTAGGTCATCGGCACCCCGCCGAAGACCTCCGCGTCGTCCACCAGTGCGCTGCATACCCGGTAGCTGTCGCTGCTGAACACCGGGTCGAGCTGGCCGGCGTTGACTAGCTTGAGCACTTCCAGGGAAAAGCCCGCGTACGCCTCGAAGTCGTACCGGCAGCCGGTCAGGGCGTGTCCGCGGGCCACCACCCGCCGCTGCGCGGCGGTCACCTGGTCCGCGGTCCAGCCGGTCACGGCGCGCAGCTGGTCCCACATCCGCCAGGCCCAGATCGCGTCGCCGTGGCTGTCCGCGGGCGCGAGCGCGGCGGCGGGCGGCTGGCCCTGGACCAGCCGCCCGCCGCCGAGGTAGAGGAACGCGTGCCCGGCCCAGGAGCCAGTCGCGTGGCGGATAAGCTCTCCGGCCAGGCCGCCGCCATGCGAGACGCCGAAGACGCCGGGCTGGAGCTGGCTGACATCCACATTCATGAACCTCAGCGTATACCCAAGACGGAAAGGAGAGCAGTGCGAAAGTGCGAAACCGGAACGGACCACAACGAGAAAAGGAGACACCGACCGATCGGTGAGATCTATGGATGAGAACGAACAGATCAAGAAATCCGCGCCGGAAGAAGTCATGGCCGCCTACACCCGCGGCGTCATCGAGCAGCACGACCAGTGGGATTCGCTGCACCAGTTCATGATCCTGGGCTGGGACGGCCAGCAAGTCAGCTGCCGGGTACTGGCCGGCATCGACCCGGCGGTCGATCCGGACCAGTACCCGATGATGCTGGCCGGGCTGGCCGGGCAGCACCTGGAGGAGCACCCGGGCGAACCGCCGTACGCGTATCTCCTCCAGATCGAAGGGTGGGCCGCGGAAGGCCCCGGACCGCGGCCCAGCCTGCGGCCGGACCGGATCGAGATCGCCGTCGCCGTGTGTGCTGATATCGACGGCCGGCTGTGGGCCTGCGAGAAGCGGCGGGACCGCCCAGGCGAGATCGCCGAGTACTTCAGCGCCTCGGGTGAGATCCAGGTAGGCGGCCGTTTCGCCGATACGGTCCGGTTCCTGGCCGCCAAGGCCAGGATCCGGCGAGCGAAAGGGGACGGCCATGCGAAGCCTCGGTAGGCGGCTCCTGCTGGAGGGCCCGTCCACCGGCTGGTACGCCGGGCACGGCGGGGACGAGTACGGGAACTGCTCACTGTACCTGCGGACCCCGTGGTTCGGCCTGGTCGTCTTCGTGCCCGACCCGGGCACGCATCCCTGGATCGACGCGAAATACTACCCGTCCTACACTCCCGACGACCAGTATTCCCGGTCATTCACCGAGAAGGAAGAAGGAAAACCATGACCACGATCATCCGCTGGGCAGTCGCCGCCTACCGTGCGAACCCGCTCCGGCCGCACTGCCGGCCCGGCCACCACGTGCTGGCCTGCCGGCTGATCGCCCCGCACATGACCCAGCCGTTCTGCGGCCCGATCGAACCGTAACGATGGCCGCAGACCAGGAAGAGCAGCGGCTCATTGACATCTGCAACGACATAGCAGATGCGCTGAGACAGCTCAGGCGGGGAGATCCGGACCACTTCGGGCTTACCGCCGCGCTGGTCCAGGCGAATAGGGACCTGAACAGGTACCGCAAGACCAAGGCCAAGAAGAAGTAGCTGACCGCGGAGGTCCTGCTCAAACCTACGGTTCCGGGCAGCCGGGAACCACGTTCGCAGGTGGGCTTGAGCAGGGCCTCGGGGGCCGGGTGACGCATGAAAGGAAAAGAGGTCAGATGACGGAGTACATGACGCTCGGTGAGGCCAACTGGATCTTGTGGGGCGGCGCCCTCCAGGTCGGGCTCTGCCCTCTCGACCTCTTCACGCTCACGTATGCCGCACATGAAGGGCGGTGGCTTACCGCCCAGCACTGCGGCAGATGCCACCGCGACTGGTACCTCAGCAACCGCACGGGCCGGTGCGTCGGCTGGCTGCTCACCCCGGAAGGTCTCGCCGAGATACGGCGGCAGCGGGAAGGAAATTAGGAGAAATCATGGGCAAGGGCACGGTGCAGTGCAAGACCGCAGGATGCGAGAACGAGATCACGCCTCAGGTGGCCAACCGCAATCATGGCCTGTGTACACCCTGCTTCGAGGAGAAGCTACGGATGATCGCCAGGGGTATCGCCGCACGGCGGCGCAGGAAATGACCGGGCGATGCCTGAACTGCGGGAAGAAATTGAAATGGTGGTGCCAGTTCCAGGTCTGCAAGGAATGCGTTCCTGTGCTCAGCAGGAAACTCTGGGGAGGTAATCCGTGACGAAAGGGAAAGGCAGAACATGATCGACGACATCGAATTCGAGAACTCATGAAAGACCCTCTCCTGGAACTGGACGAAGATCCGGACGAGGCCCTGGCGGTAGTCACGGGCCGGGCGCGCGGGTACAGGCCGTTCGCGGCCATCTGCCTGGCCCAGGCCATCAGCCGGGGTGACTACCCAGACGGCTGGATCCCGCTCCGGGACCTGCCGTAACGCGGCCGGCGGGCACTGCACGGTGCCGTCCCGCCACACCAGCGCCGGGCTGCCGTCCAGCCGCGAGACGTCCAGGTGCGCCTGCGGGGGACTGTTCCCGTCCAGGTCGGCGCAGGACGGCAGCACGCACACCACCACCCCGGACTGCACCGCGACCCGCAGCGAGAACGTACCGCAGTTCGGGCAGCGCGGCGGCAGCCCGTCCGGGCCGGCCCGGATCTTCTCCCACTTGGGGAACTCGTCGATGGCGGGCAGCTGGCCGATGACGCGGATCGCGCGGTCCAGCACGATCGCGGCCAGTTCCGCCACGGTCAGCTTGCGCCCGTCCGGGTCGGACCGGGAGACCGGCTCGGCGGTGGGGATCACGCTGGCCGCGGTGGCCATCCGGGCGATCGCCCGGATGGCCTCGGCGGTATTCGCATCCGACCCGCCGCGCGCCCGGCCCGGGTGCCCGGCCACCGCCAGCCGCAGCGACGCCTCCAGGCGGCGCACCAGCTGGTGGGCGGACAGGTAGGCGCCGGCCACGTTGGCGTTCCACGGCGGACGGGATTCCAGCAGCCCGGAGCGGCGCAGCCCCGGGTCGGTGTCCGCCTCGGCGATCAGGCACGTTACCGTGACCAGGCCCGCGTCGGCCCGGTCGTCGTCAGCCGCGCCGAGGTCGAACACCTGGAGCTGGGTGAGCAGCTCCTCGCACGCCTCCGCCAGGTCACGCATCAGGCAGCCCCGGCCGTCATCTTTGTGGGGTTGGTCCCTGGGCCGGGGCTGCCTGTCATCCCGCTACTGTACCCGCCGCCGTTATCACCCTGGCTGGTTCCGTACCCGTTGTGGGCGGCGGGCCGTTGGCTCTTTGGGCCCGGTGGGCCGTTTTCCTCTTGGGCCCGCGCAGCGGGGTGTCGCCGGGTTCCCAGCGCGGGGATACCTCGCCGGGCTGGCAGCACGGGTGGGTGCGGTACCCGTGCAGCGGCAGCACCGGGTCCATCCGGAACCGGCAGACCGCGCAGCGGGCCAGCACTACTTCCGGGGCGGGCGCGGGCATGCCTACGTGGCCCGCGACCACTGCCCCGTGCCGGGGTGGTAATCCCACTCGTGCGTGTTCCCGTCCAGCCCGGTGCCGGACAGCCGCGCCGTCTGCCACGTCCACGCGGCAGGGTCCAGCCACTGCCCGGGCGGGACGTGCGCGGTCACCGGCGGCGCCGACCGGCGGGTCAGCCAGCTGGTCGATACCACGCTGATATCGTACGGGCCGGCGTTGCGGAACTGCACCGCGATGACCGGGAACGGCCCGGACGCCGCGGTCACGGCCGCGACCGCCTCCGAGTCGGTCAGGTTCCAGTTCGCCACCCACAGCCCGACACCGGACGTGACGCCGCCCGCGGTCAGCGCGTTGGCCACGGTGGTGATGGCGGCGGCGCCGGCGTAGATGGCGGGGGAACGCTGCCCGGGCCGGGCGGCGCTGGCGAAGCTGGCCAGCGCCCGCCGGGCCCAGCCGGGGCATTCCGCCGGGGTGGCCGCGCCGTTCTCCACGTCCAGGATGTCGGCGGACGGGTCGGCGGCGCTGGCGTCCTGGTCGATCCGCACCGCGTCGGGGAACTTCTTCCAGTCCGCCGCGGTCCAGGCGATGCCGCCGCTGCCGGTGGTGTAGCCCGCGTAGGTGGCGTGCGGCGGCAGGTGGCCGATGTTGTCATGGGTGGCGTCGTACATCAGGCTGATGGTCATGCGGGCTCCCGTTTTGCCGTACCCACGCTCCGTTTTGTCGTACCCCCACGCTAGCATGGAAGACAGCCAGAGACAACCAGGGTACAATGGACGTGCGGAGGTGCCCAGGGCCGTAGCGGTTTCACCCATGCTACCTACGGCACCTCCCCGCCCACGGGAGGAACACCATGACGCAGCCTGACGAGCCGGGCACGGCGCTCGCCCGGACGGAGCAGCAGCGGATTGCCGTCGATCTGAACGACCCGCTGTCCGACCTGGACCAGGCGTTCCGGCTGGCCACCATGCTGGCCCAGTCGTCCATGGTCCCGCAGGCGCTCCGCGGCTCGCCGCAGAACTGCCTCATTACCATGCTGCTGGGCCGGGAGCTGGGCTTGAGCTGGATCCAGGCGATCCGGGGCATCTACGTGCTGCCGTCTGGCCAGCCGGGCCTGCGCGGCGCGCTGCTGCTGGCCCGGATCCGCGCCGCCGGCCATAGGTACGACTTCGTCGAGTCCGAGGATTCCTGCGAGTTTGTGATCACTCGCAAAGACGAGGAATTCAAGATTAAATACACCGGCCGGTTTACCGTGCAGGACGCGCAGGCCGCGGGCCTGGTCAAGAGGCACGACGGCAAGCTCGTCGCCCGGTCCAGCAGCGGCCAGCCCCTGCCCTGGGAGAGCTACCGGAAAGACATGCTCCAATGGCGGGCGGTCGCCCGCGGCGCCGCCCGCGGCTGCCCTGAGTTGATCTTTGGATTTGACCTGGCCGGGATCGGGGACGGCAACGACGGCAGCACCGTCCTGGCCGAGGTCGTCCCCGCCCCCCAGCCCGCGCCGGGCGTGCAGGACGTGCGCGACAAGCTGGCCCAGCTGGACCGCCAGCACGCCGCCGGCACCGAGCATCCGCCCCCGCCCACAGAGGCGACGGAACCCAAACCAGCTACGGCGGGGGCGGCGGTCCCGCCGGGGCCGCCCATGACGACTACGGAACCCACATCAGAGACGGCGGCTTCGGCGGACTACGAGGTCAGCGGGTCGTCCCGGCCCAACGTCGAAACGGCGACCACAGGTGAAACGGCCGGGACGGTCCGCGCTGAGCCGCCGGGGCTGCCCGAGCTGCACGAACTGCTGCGCCGCTGCGGGGTCAGCGGCCCCGCCCAGGTCCGGTTGTGCGCCGTGCTGGCCCACCGCGAGCTGTCCGGCATGAACGAGCTGTCCAAAGGTGAGGTGTTCATCATCCACGATACGGTGACCCGGGTGGCAGGCGGGCACGCCTCCTCCGGGGCCCGCCGCCAGGCGCTGGACCGCTACCTGAAAACCATCGAGGAACCCGGGCAGGATGCTGATGAGGAAACGTGAAGACGACCTGGAGCCGCTCGCCGAAGTGCTGGCCGCGCTGAGCGGGGTCCCGCGCGAGCGCACCATCGGGTTCGCGGTGGTGGTCGCGGTACGCGAAGAAGGCGGCGACCCCGGCGGGCGGCTGATCACCTCCACCGAGGACCTGCGGCACGTCGCCATGATGCTGGACCTCGCCATGGCCGAGGTCGACGAGGAACGCCGGCGCCGGGCCGCGCTGTCCTGAACTGCGGGAGGTAAGACGTGACCAAGCTGAAGGACTGCAAGTCGTGCCTGTGCGAGGACCGGGGGGACGCCGAGCCCGTCCGGCGGTACTGCCGCGCCGGGCACTGCACCCTGTGGTGCTGCCCGTGGTGCGGGATGATCCAGTTCGAGGCCGGCCCGGTCGCCTGCCCGCACAAGAAGAACGAGAACGGCACGCTGCGCTGGTACAAGTACCCGGACATGGACGCCAAGCCGCCCGCCCCGGTCAAGCCGCGGCGGCACCCGAAAGCGCGCCACTGGTGAGCCGCGGCACCCCGGCCCATCTGAGATACGGTATCCAGTGCGGGTACGGCCGGGGTGCCGCCTGCGGGTCCCCGTCCCATGCACGCTACGGCCCGGCCCATAGATCACACGGACGGGGTGCCGCGTGGGGCACTCCGGCTCATGGATCTCACGGCGCTGCCCATGGGGAGCGCGGCCGGAGTGCCCCATGATTCCGTCTACTGCGGAGTTGCTACTCAAGGCCGACTGGGAACGGCCGCGGAGCCGCCAGCGCGCCCTCGGCGTATCGGACCTCGGTGGGTGCCGGCGCCGGGCGGGCTACACCGTCCACGGGTATCCGCCGGAGAAGCCCAGCGGTAGCGTGCAGGCGGTGATCGGCACCGCCGTGCACGACGCGGTGGACCGGGCGCTGCTGCGGATGCGGGACGAGGGCCTGATCCCCGCCGACTCGGTGATCAACGAGGAAGTGCAGTTCGGCGGGGTGCTCGGCCACCCCGACCTGTACGTCCGGCCGGTGCTGCGGGACGTCAAGACCGTCGGCTACGACATGCAGGTGGCGAACTACCGGCTGAACGGCCCGCCGCGCCGCCACCTCTGGCAGGTGCAAGTCTATGCGGCGGCGCTGATCGTCCGCGGCCTGGACGTGGAGCAGGTCCAGCTGGACTACCTGGTCCGCGACTCCGGGAACACGTGGATGTGGTCCGGGCCGTTCGACTACGCCGCCGTCACCGAGGCGATGCAGTGGCTGGAGCAGGTCCGCGAAACCCCGCTGGAATGGCTGGCCCGCGACTTCGCCCCCGACTCGGCGCAATGCCGGAACTGCCCGTTCTCGGGCACCTGCTGGGAAGGCCATGTGATCGACCGGGACGAGCGGTCGGTCCTGCTGGTCGAGGACCAGGACGCGGCCGGATGGGCCAAGCGGCTGGCGGCCGCGCGGGAGGCCAAGAAGCAGGCCGAAGCCGAGGAAGCCCTGGCCAAGGGGGCGCTGGACGCGCTGCGGCCCAACACCAGCGGACGCGGCGAGGTCCAGCTTGAGAACTTCCCGTACGTCTTGCGCTGGACCGTCTCCAGTCGCCGGTCCCTGGACACTGAACAGGTCCGCGAAGACTATGCCCGGGCTGGGGCCCGGCCGCCGCTGCGCGAGGGTGAGAGCGTCAAGTTGGAATTGGTAGCACCGAAAGAGGGTGAATAAATGGACAGCAAACCACTGGAACAGCGGATCGCCGAAGCACAGGAAAAACTCAAGCCGGATAACGGGCCGCGCAATAAAGAATTCACCCTGATCAGGGGGCACCTGTACCGGATCGTTTCGCGGAACCTGCCCTACGGGGTCTATGACGGGAACGGCGGGTTCATCGGGATCCGGGAGAAATTCGGCTCGCTGTACCTGTTCACCGAAGACGACTGGGACAATGGCCCCCCGTACGGCACCGTGACCGTGAAGGAAGACCTCGGCCCCATCCCCGATGGCATCGAACCCGTCGGAGCCTGGTGGGTGGACGACCCGGAAACCCTCCGCAAGGTCGCCCCTGGCATGATGTTTGAAGGCCGGAAGATGTACGTGCAGAACCGGGAACTTTACGATTTCCTGGCCGCCGCCGAGCAGCAGCACGGCCGGGGCACCGGGTACGGCGGCCGGCCCGGGGACACGGGACAGGAGGAGCTGTGAGCGACTGGGTGGAGGGCCTGTCCCCGTCGGAGCGGGCCGAATGGGACCGGTTCGTGCAGCACCAGCGGGAGCACACCGTCCAGGCGATGGCGGAGTCGGCGTACGTGGCCAGCCTGTACCCCGACGGCGGTAATTTCGACGTGAAATACGCCGTCGAGCTGGGCATGGCGCTGATGCTGGACAAGCCGATCATCTTGATCGTGCAGCCCGGGGCAGTGATCCCCGCCCGGCTGCGCAAGGTCGCCGACGCCGTGATCGAGGCCGACCTGGACACCGAGCGCGGGCGGGCGCACGTCGCCCGCCAGCTCCGGGCGATCACCAGGAAGCTGTGACGTGTACTAGACCGAGGCCGCCCGCGCCCGGCGCTGCCGCATATTCTCCCGACGTGCAGTCTTACATAGAGTGCACGGGCAGTTGTGCTTGCCTTTGACGCCACCGCCGTGCTCTACGATCCTGACATCCCCGGCCTCGGCTGACTTCTCGTGGTGATGGTGTCGGCACAGGAGCTGGCATTTGTCTACTTCTTCCAAGAACCTGGCCAGTGCCCAGTTGGTTGCCTCGGAGATGTTCCGTACCTTGGTCCCCGCATCGATGTGGTCGAAATCCAGGTCCTCGGTCGCACCGCACCGCACGCACCGACCGCCGAGGCGCTCGCGCGCTAGTGCCAGCCGCTCGATACGGCGGTTGCGCTGGTATTCGCGGTGCCACTCAACGCTCATCATAGAAGCGGGGGCGGGATTCGAACCCGCGTTATTTTGGGTTATGAGCCCAATGCCATACCGAGCTAGGCGACCCCGCGGCGTAGTAACACACTCAGTATAACCTATCACGGCGGCTCATCAGGAGTCCAGGTCAGGTCCTGCCACGGGGGCCGTTCGCGGAGGTGGTCGAAAATGGTCTGGGCGGGGAGGTCCGGGTGGTCGCCGGTGTAGCAGTCTTCGTCGATGATCTCGATGAGGGGGTGGAACTCGGTGGCGTCGTAGAAGTGGTGCAGTGCCCAGTGCAGTCCTTCCTCGGTGGCGAGCCATTCCGCTATTGCATTCATGAGTCCTTTTTCTGTTTCCGCGGCCACGGTGTGGTCCCGTGCTCCCGGACGTAGCTGCCGATGGCGTCCCGGGTGGCTGCTGACAGCGGCCCGGGGGCCTGGCGGACGTGGGTGTCGCAGCGGAACCCGCCGGCGTACAGCCGCCCGGGCTGGCCGCAGTAGCACGATCCGCGGGTGCGCGGCTGGGCGCTCAGTTTCGCCCGGGCTTGCGCCCACTGGGCCAGCTGGGCGGCGCTGACCCGGGCCATCAGGTCCAGCGGGTGCTGCCGGGGCAGGCAGGCCGGGCAGCCGCAGCCCCAGGTCTGGCGGTCGCCGCCGCAGTCCAGGGTGGTCCCGTCGGCGGTAGGGGTGATCTCGGCCGGGCCGGTCTCCCACCAGGGCGATTCCGGGGTCATCCGCCGAGCGCTTTCAGGACCGTCTCGGCCTCGTGCCAGCGCTGGTATTCGTCCGGGTGGCGGCGGGCCAGCGCCAGGAGCGCGTTCAGGTCCGGGGGCTCCCCGGCTGCGGCTGCCTGGTTCCAGTCGATTTTCCGCCCTAGCTGGGCGGTGAAGGTGATGTCGGGCGGGCCGTAGACCAGCTGGCGCACCGGGCTCACGATGCTGGTCACGTCCAGGCTACGGGAGCGCATGGACATGTCCGCGTCCAGGACGTCCGCGGCGATCACGCCGAGCTGGCCGGAGTACAGCAGCCAGCCGCCGCGTGCATGGATGCAGCTCATGTCCGTTACCGTATCACGGACACCGTTACTTCCGGTCCCCGTCCCCCTCGCAGTCCGGGCACACACCGCCCCGGTACAGGCCGCTTCCCTTGCAGGTCGGGCAGGACTTCTTCTGCAGCTCCAGGTCGCGCGGCTTCTTGGGCACCGCCTCACTGTACGCCGCGATCTCGCAGGCGGTACAGGGGCAGCGCCCGGCCTGGCTGGCGTAGCTGCACCAGCTGCGGACCCCGCGCGGGGTGATCTCGTGCAGCAGGACCATGTGGCCGCAGCGGCAGCGCCGTGTCATCGCCGCGACCGCGGCCAGCGCGGCCGGCCCGCCGGTGATCCGCTGGGGGTCGGCGGACCGCCGGGCGCGCGTGCGGGCCGCGGCGTAGGCCGCCCGGGCCGGTGATTGAACGGTCAACTGATCAATCTCTTCAATCGGTCCGGGGACTTATTCTCGGCTTCGATCCGCCGCGCGGACTGGCGCAGCACCGTGATGACGACGCGCAGGCCCAGCCGGGGTCGGCACCCCGCCCGGCGGTGCAGGATCCACGCGGCGGCGCGCAAGGTCGCGGCGTCGCGTTCCGGCGGGGTGCCCAACATATCGGTCCTGTCTATGGGTCCGGGGGGGTAACAAAAAACCCGCCCCCCGGGGATTGTGGTCCCCAGGGGGCGGCCGTAGGTTGAGGGGACAAGCCAGCTGCCCGTCCCCTCTCCCCTCGGATGCCGGGGAAAGGACAAGCCGGCACCCGCACCGTTTGACATGAGAGAAGGGAAATCTTCATGTCAAGAGACACACGTCCCCGGGGCAGCGGGGGATCGCTGTCAAGCCACATGATAACGACCAGCCCGGGGGCTGTAAAGCACCCCGGGTGCACCAGCAGCACGCCCATCGCGACCCATCTTGATGCCGTCAGCTGGCGCGACCCCCGGTCGGAGCTGGAGGCCGTGTTCGTCGCGGACTTCGAGCGCGGGCTCATCGAGGCCGTGCGCCCAGGCGACGTGGACTGGTACCACCGCAATCCCTGCCCGCTGCACCCGGCCCACCGCGAGGGCTGCTGGGTCTTCGCGCCGGACTACGACGGCGAGTAGGCGGCCATGACCTGGGCGCTGGTCGATGACCAGTTCTACGATCACCCCAAGGTGCTGGCCCTGCTGGAGCATGACGGCGGGCTGGCCGCCATCGGGCTGTGGGCGCTGGCGCTCGGCTGGGCCAAGCGGCACGCCGACCCGCACGTGCCCGACGAGGCGGGGCACATCCCCGCGTCGCTGCCCCGGCGGCTGGGCGGCAGCGCCGAGCTGGCCCGGCTGCTCGTGGCCGTCGGGCTGTGGCAGGCCACCGGGGACGGGTGGATCATCCACGACTTCGCGCACTGGCAGCAGCTCGGCCGGTGGGCCAGTCGTTCCGACCGGGCGGTCCGGGCCGCACGCAAGCGGTGGGACGCATCGTCCCAGGAAACCGATGCCCCGAGCAATGCTCCCGGCACATCGTCCCAGCAAATCGATGCTGCGAGCAATGCTCAAACGATGCTCAGAAACGGGTCGCATGAAATGACGGCTCTTCAGCATGCCGAGGAGCCGGAAGTAACTGAAAGTTCAACTATCAGTGCTGCATCGTCCCAGCAAATCCATGCTGCAAGCAATGCTCGTTTTATGCCTAACACCTCACCTCACCTCACCTCACCTAAAGACCTACAAGAACTACTACGTAGTTCTTGTTCTTCGTCCGAACCGAAAGTCAACGGTTCGGACGGTGATGATGATCCGGTTCGGCGTCCCGCGGTGAGCGCCACCAAGGCCGTGTGGGTGACGTGGGCGACGGCGCACGGGGTGACGGCGACGGTGGCGCGCCGGTCCACCAAGGATCATCTAGCCGAGCTGGCGGACGGCAAGATCACCACTGAGCAACTCGGCGAGCTGGCTGACGGCGGCCGGGATGAGCCCGGGGTGCGGCCCGACGTGGACCGGCTCTGCCAGCACCTCGCGGACCGGATCGAGCAGCAGAGCGGCCGGCGACCGCACATCGGCAAGCTGTGGCGGCAGTCCGCCCGCTACCTGCTGGACATCGACGGGCTCTGCGAGGACCGGGTCCATGCCGCGATCGACTGGTGCCAGGACGATGAGTTCTGGCGTCCGAACATCTTGTCGATGAGCAAGCTGCGCGAGAAATACGTGGTCCTGCAGGCAGCCGCCCGGCGGCGCCCGGGCACCTCCGCCGCCGACCCGCTCGTACCGCGGTCCGGGTTGTGGGACTGATGGAGGGCCAGGAGATCCTGGACCGTGTGCTGCAGCGGCTGGAGGACGTGCGCCCGCAGCACGGCTACTGGATGGCACGCTGCCCGGCGCACGAGGACACCACCCCCAGCCTGGACATCAAGCCCGGCCTGGACCAGCCCGTGGTGATGATCTGCCGGGCCGGCTGCGACACGGCCGGCGTGCTGGCCGCGGTCGGGCTGACGCTGGCCGACATCAGCGCCGACCGGGACGCCGCGGCGCCGGCGGACCGGGAGCTGTGGACGCCGTACGGGACGGCCACCGAGGTGTACTCCTACGCCGACGAGCAGGGCACGGTGCTGTACCAGGTGCTGCGGGTGCCGCCCCCACCTGGCGGCAAGAAGCAGTTCCCGGTCCGGGTGCCGGACCCGCTGGCGGCCAGCGGGTGGCGCTGGCGGCTGGGGGACACCCGGCGGGTGCTGTACCGGCTGCCCCGGCTGCGGCCCGCGATCGACGCGGGCGAGCTGATCTGGGTGGCCGAGGGCGAGAAGGACGTGCACGCGCTGGAACGCGCCGGGGTGGTGGCGACCTGCAACCCGGGCGGGGCGGGCAAGTGGCGCCCGGAGTACTCCGAGTGCCTGCGTGACGCGATCGTGGTGATCGTCGCCGACGCGGACAAGCCCGGCCGCCAGCACGCCCGTGCGATCGCGCGGAGCCTGGACGGGGTGGCCGCGGCGGCGGAGATCCGCGAGCCCGCGGTCGGCAAGGACGTCTCGGACCACCTGGGCGCGGGGCGCACGCTGGCGGAGCTGGAGGTGACCAGCGAGCAGGACGCCGACCGCGAGCCGGAGCTGGCGATGGACCTGCTGGCGTTCGTCACCCAGCCCGACCCCCCGGACAACTGGGTGATCAAGGACCTGCTCGAGCGGGGCGACCGGCTGATCTGGACCGGGGAGGAGGGGCTGGGCAAGACGACCGTGACCCGGCAGATCGCGGTGGCCGCGGCGGCGGGCCTGCACCCGTTCAAGCTCAACCACCTGCCGCCGCAGCGGGTGCTGTTCCTGGACTGCGAGAACCGGGTGAAGCGGTCCCGGCGCAAGTTCCGCGAGCTGGTCCGGGCGTGCGAGCTGCAGCACCGCCCGCTGCCCCCGGGCGGGTTCCGGATCGTGCACCGTCCCGGCGGGATGAACCTGCTGTCCGGCGAGGACGCCGAGTTCGTCTTCGAGCGGGTCAGCGCCTACCGGCCGGACCTGCTGGTGGTCGGGCCGCTGTACAAGCTGCACGCCATCGACGCGAATGAGGAGCTGGCCGCCCGCGCTATCGTGCACGTGCTGGACCTGGCGCTGGAGATCTGCGAGCCGGCGCTGATCGTGGAGGCGCATTCGCCGCACGGCACGCCGCGGACGTTGCGCCCCCGCGGTTCGAGCTTGTTCATGGGATGGCCTGATTTCGGTTACGGCATCTTCAAGCCGGACCCGGCGAAGAAACGGGACGTACGGGTGGATGCGTGGCGCGGGCCGCGGGATGAGTACGACTGGCCGCGGGAGCTGACCTGGGGCACCCGTCCGTCCGATTTCCCCTGGGTAGTCAAAGATGCCGTGAACGGCCACCAGACCTGGGACCGCACCCTGTACGGAGGACGCGATGACTGACCAGATGCCCGCCCCGGCGGGCTTCGCCTACGGCAACAACCGGCTGGATGCGCTGCTGGCCGGGCTGGGAGACGCCTGCCAGGAGCACTTCCCCGGCGACTACCCGGCCACCTACCCGTACCGCGTCAGTGACGACCGGGGCAGCGTGCGCGCCGGGTACCGCTGCGCGGTGTGCGGGCAGGAATGGACCTGCTGGTGGGATCCGCGGTCGTGCGGCTGGCCGCGGCGGTGAGAGTACTGGTGACCGGGTCGCGGACCTGGGACGACGAGGCGGTGATCCGCACCGCGCTGCGTGAGGCGTTCGCGGTGACCGCGCCGGGGGAGGAGTTCGTCATCGCGCACGGCGCCTGCCCGCGCGGTGCGGATGAGATCGCGGACCGCATCGGCCGCCGGATGGGCTGGACGGTGGAACGGCATCCCGCCGACTGGGCTACCGGACGAGGTGCCGGGTTCCGCCGTAACAGCCTGATGGTGAAGCTAGGTGCGGATGTGTGCCTGGCGTTCATCCGGGACGGCTCGCGCGGCGCGTCGCACTGCGCGCAGGCGGCCCGGCAGGCGGGGATCCCGGTGCGGAGATATGAGTGCTGACTCCAGGAGGGAACGAACTAGTGAGCGCCACCGAGACCGCCGCCATGACGCTGGCCGGCCTGCTCGAGGTCGCCGAGATCGTGGATGCGCACCTTGACGCGAACGCCGCACCGGAGTTCCTGGCTCAGCCGCTCGCCGCAGACTGGGCGAGGGTCACGAAGGTCTGCGAGGAATCCGGAGAGGTCTGGGCTGCCCTCAGCAAGTACACCGGGGAGAACCTCCGCAAGGGCGCCTGCGGCACGCTGGACGAGCTGCTCGGCGAGCTGGGCGACACCGTGTCGGCCGGGATCTGCGCCATCCAGCACCTGACGAAGGACACGGACCGGACATGGGAGGTTGTGTCGGCTGCGTTCGCCAAGGCGCGGGCCAGGGTCCTGCGGGCGGGATCCGGCGGTAGCGCGGAATGCTGACCGACGCGGAAATCCGGGAACGGGACGGGTTCAAGTGCGCCCGCTGTGCCAGCACCGCGGACCTGCACATCCACCACCGGATGCCGCGGTCGGGCGGCAGTGATGAGTCGGCGGCGAACCGGGTGACGCTGTGCGCGTCCTGCCACCGCTGGTGCCACGCCCACCCGGAGCAGGCCGGCGCGCAGGGCTGGGTGGTGCTGCGCTCCGCCGACCCGGCGCTGGTCCCGGTCCAGCATGCGGTGTGGCCGGCCGGGCCCATCTTGCTGCGGGAGGACGGCAGCGTCGAGATCTGGCAGCCAGATACGCCATGATACACTGAGGGATGGCCAGGGCGAAAAAGGGCGTGACCCGGGTGATCCGCTGCCCGGCCCGGTGCGATAGAGGGTGGGTGCCGCATCCCACCAAATGGGGGGTCAAGGCCCGGTGCACCGAATGCGGCGGGGAAGGACACGTCACCCGCCGGTTCCCCAGCTAGTGCCGGACCGGGCAGGCCCTGTTCCTGAACTTCATCGCGAACGGCCGGTCCGGCCCGCCGAGCGCCGGGGTCCAGGTCCAGGTGCACAGGCAGTGCGCCGGGGCGTGCGCCGCGGTCAGGTTCGGCTCGAACGGGCGGGGCAGCTTGCCGAACGTGGGCAGCCGCGGCCCGCCCGCCCCCGCCGTAGGAACTTTGGGAGATTCCGTGGGCATGCTGGGCGGGGGCGGCGTCTTCGGCGCGGTCATGTCGCCGCCGGGCCGGCCTCGGCGGTGGCGGACCGCTCGGCCGCGCGGGCCTCGAACGGGGTCATGCCCGCGTGGGCGGCGGAGGTCAGGCAGCGCAGCGCGATGAGGACCTCGGGTTCGCTGGTCAGTTTCAGCACGGTCCCGTCGGTCAGGGTGAAGGCGAGCATGGCGGACGTGTAGTCGGCGCGGCGGATCCGCTTCTGGCGCAGCGCCACCTGCACGCGGAACTTCAGCATGGGGGTCAGGGTCAGGGTGCTCATCATCCCTCCTGGAACAGAGGAGCTTTTAGTGTATCACTGCGTCTGAGACGGTGGCAACTGCACTGGCGGGTGCTCATGCCGTCCTATTCGGTATCATGGACTTCTATGAAGCGCTCCCCCCCCGCACCCCCCGTCCGGCGGCCCGGCATCGGCATCGCCATCGACCGGCACAAGCTGAAGGCGCTGCGTGAGGCGGCCCTGCTCGAGCGCATCGACCTGTCCGCGCTCACCCGCCTCACCGAGCTGCGCCAGCTCGCCGCCGCCAACGACATCGGCGGCTCCGCCACGATGAGCGAAGCCCAGCTGACCGCCACGCTGCACGACGCGGGCGTGGCGCTCCCCCGGCACGTCGGGATCTCCCGCGACGCCATCGCCAAGATCGAGAACGGGGACCGGCTCCGCCCCAAGATCTCCACCTTGCGGATCCTCATCGATACCCTCAATACGGAGCTGACCCGGCGCGGCCGGGCCATGATCGGCGTGGAGGACCTCTACGCCGATACCGGGGCCGGGCGCGCCCAAGGCGATGACGGACACCATGGAGCTAGCGGCGCGCCCGGCCTCGCGGGGGACGATCAGCCCGGAGGCTGAACGTGACATCACCGACACCCATTGACGGCCTGGTCTGGTCTTACCATCGCTTGGGCTGGTCCACCCGGCGGATCGCCGGGGAAGTCCAGACCAGCCAGGCCACCGTGGTCCGCATCCTGGACCGGATGAAGAAAGACCCCCCTGCCGAGAACACGGTCGCCATGGACACCACTCCCCCGTCCGGGCTGCACGCCCTGCTGCCCGCCGCCTATGACGACGACGACGAGCCGCGCTACCGGCTGCCACCGCGGAACTCTTACGCCACGGTCGCGGTGACCGCGCTGGTCGTGGTGACACTGCTGCTGGCCGGCGCGGTCGCGGGCCTGCTGGCCGCCGCGAACGGCGGGCTGGTCGCGCGCGGGCTGCCCGGCCCGGCCGGGGCACCCGGCCGCACCGGCCCGCCCGGCCCGGTGCGCAGCTTCACCATCTGCGTGCGGTACAGCAGCCTGACCGGTTCGGTCACCGCGATCACCGCGCCGGTCCGCGGCGGCTGCGGCACCGCCACCTTGGTCCGCATCCCCTAGCGCAGGAACGCTGATGCCGAAGAAGAAAAAGCCCCCGCCCGCGCAGGAAGAATGCCCGCACCCGCGCAGGAAGCTGGCCAAAGTCGGCACGGTGACCAAGAGCGGGGTCACCTACGAGGTGTGGCGGTGCCGCCGGTGCGGCGCGAGGATCGTGCAGTGACACTTGGACAGCGTGATACGATAAGCGAGCCGGCAGCCGCCGGGCCGTGCGGCGTCTCCCGGCGGCTGGCGGCGCAGACGGAGGAGTCATGATCATCCCCGCGAGCGCGTTCCCGCTGGCCGTCTCCGGCGCCGCCATCACCGGCGCCGACGGGCAGCCGTACCGGCTGTGCGGAGTGAACTGGCCCGGCGCGCACCAGGACAACCGTGTCGCCGCGGGCCTGGACAAGCTGCCGCGCAGTGAGATCATCGGCCGGATCGTGAGCTGGGGGATGAATCACGTCCGGTTCCCGTTCGCCACCGGCACCCTGCTCAACCGCGACGGCACCCCGTTCACCAGCCCGGTCCCGCTGGCCCGCGTCGCGGCCAACCCCGACCTGGCCGGGCTGACCCCGTGGCAGCTGATGCAGGCGCTGGTCGCCGACATGACCGCCGCCGGGCTGTACGTCATCGTCAACAACCACCTGTCCTACCCGGGCTGGTGCTGCAGCGACGCCGACGTCAACGGCTTGTGGCATAACGACAACTGGCCCGCCGCGGTGTTCACCGCCTGCTGGGACACGGTCGCCGCCGCGTTCGGCGCCAACCCGCGGGTCGGCTACGACCTGCGCAACGAGCCGCGCAGCGCGGTGATCGGCGGGGTCACCGTGCACCCGACCTGGGGAGACGGCAACCCCGCCACCGACTTCCGGCGGATGTACCAGGCCACCGCCGACCGGATCCGGTTCACCGCCCCCGGCTGCCTGGTGTTCTGCGAGGGCCTGTCCTACGCCACCGACCTGACCGGCTGGGCCGCGCACCCGGTCACCGGTCCCGGGGTGGTCGCGTCCCTGCACGACTACTCCTGGTTCCACCCGGGCGGGCAGGCGACGTCCGCCTACTTCGACCAGATGGACCGCCAGGGCGGCTACCTGCGGCTGTCCGGGACCGCGCCGGTCTGGGTCGGGGAGTTCGGCCAGGACCTGGCCAGCCGCGCGGCGATGACCAGCGGCTGGATGGCGAACTTCCTGGCCTGGGCCGGCGCCCGCGGGGTCAGCTGGTGCTGGTGGTCGCTGTCCGCCCAGACGGTCCGCGGCACCGAGCCCGGCACCGGCGTGCTCAAGGCCCCGGACGGGAACCGGGAAGGATTCGGGCTGATGTGCGGCCAGGACTGGAAAGGCACCAACGCCGAGATGATCGCGCTGCTCCAGGACATCATCTGATGGCCATGAGCCTGCCCGCCAGCCGGATCGAGGTCCGGTTCGTCTACGACGACGGGGTCAAGGGCGAGTGGGTCGACCTGGAAGTGGCGATGCAGACCTGGCTGTCGCCCGCCCCCCAGCGTCGCGTCGACCGGGTCGAGTTCCAGGAGAAAGCCCGCCCGCCCCGTCGGTGAGGCCGGCCCAGAATGGCTACGGCCGGGGAACCGGCCCATAGTGCCGGCGGCCGGCCCCGGATGGCACAGCCCCGGGCAATGGACGGGTGCCCGGGGCTGTGCTGGCTGTCATCACCTGAAACGTCACACCAGGCCCGGCAAACCGGACGCTGATTGTGTCAGCTCCAGGTTACCAGCGGAACCACGGCGGACCCGCCGGGCGCACCCGGGCCCGGGCCGCGTGCCGGTGCTTGCGGGCCGTGGTGAACACCCGGTCCGCGCCGTCGCTGGTCCCGTTCGCGCTGGTGGCCTCCAGCCGGTAGTGGTAGGTGGCGGACGGGAGCAGTCCGGCCAGTTTCGCGGACACCGCCACCGCGGCGGTGCCGCTGCCCGCATCGACGGCTGCGGTGGAGCTGCCGTAGGAGCTGGTGGTCCCGTAGTCGAACCGGTAGGACGTATCCGCGCCCTCCGGGTTGACCGACCCGGCCAGCGTCGCCGCCGAGCTGGTCACCCCGCTGGCAGCGCCCGTGGTGACCACCGGGGCCTGCGCAGAGCCGCCGCCTCCGCCGCCACCTCCGCCACCTCCGCCGGTGCCGCCGCCCGGGGCGCCGTTCAGCCCGTCACCGGCCGCGGTGAGCGTGAAGTTATTGACCGTGAAGTCCTCGGCCTGCCCGCTGGTGTTGCACAGCTCGAAACCGAAGTTGACCTGGTCGATGCCCACGGACCCGGTGGAGTAGCCGTTGGCCTGCAGGAACCTGAACAGGGCGAGCAGGTCCACACTGCCGGTGACGCTGTTGGCCTTCGCCGCGAACGACACGGTGGAATCAGGTCCGAGCGTGGACGTGCCGGTGCGGACCCAGATCTCGTAGACGGCGCCGGTGGAGGCATCCGTCCAGGTCTTCCCGGTGTCGGTGCCGGCCGGCTGCTGGCCGTGGTTGTCCGTCCAGACCATGATCTCCTGGTCATTGGTCCACTGCCGCTGGGTAGCATCGGCCAGCCAGATGTCGTAGGCGGCCTCGTAGTCGTCGCTCGCGCCCGGGCTGGGCATCGAGATGTCCCAGCTGCTGGCGATGGAGCTGTAGTCCGCGACCGGCACCGGCAGGTTAGTGGTACCGGTCCAGTTCTCCGGGGTGACCTGGGCCTCCGGCCCGGTCATGACGGCCCCGTCGCCAGTCACGTTCGCCTTGATCTGCCAGTCCGAAGTGCTGTTGGCCAGCAGCTCCTGGCTGTTGATCGTGCCGCCGGAGTACCCGGCGTTCCAGGCGTCCTGCACGACGTTAGCCGTCTCGGCGGTGCCCAGCTGGACGGCCGGGTTGGACGTGTAGGGTCCGCACGACCCGGACAGGGACGTGGTGTCGCACGAGTACGGGGCGCCCGCCAGGGCGGGGCCCGTTATGGCCGCCGCGCCGGCCGGCGCGAGCAGCGTGATCGCCGCGATGATCGCCGCGGCGCGGAACTTGGTCATGGTGATCCTTTCGCTAGCGGAGCCGCATCGCCATCGTCGGCGCCCACCCGGACGACCACTGGATCCACCCCACCCGCTGGCCGCTGGCGTGCGCGCCGAAGCTGGTGTGGTACCAGGCGGTGTCGAACTCGACGTGGCCGGACCCGTAAAAAAGGAGATCCCCCCGCCGCGCCTGCGACAGGGGGATGCGGTACAGGTGAGAGGAGCCGGCCAGCATGCCGTACGTGGTCCGCGGCAGGGCGACCCCATCTGCCCGGGCGGCCGCGAAGACCAGTCCCGAGCAGTCGAAGACGGCCGGTCCGGTGCCGCCCCAGCCGTACCAGTGCCCGTAGGCGTGGGCCTCGGCCCAGTCCAGCATCCGGTTGCCCAGCGACTCTGACGCGGCCGCCGGCCGCGCAGTGACGGCGAGCAGCGCGATCACGAAGCACGCCAGCACGCCCAGCACGGGCAGCACGCGGGCCCTCACGGCTTGCAGACCCATTGCGCCCAGGAGTCACCGCTGGCCTTGAACTTGGCCACGGCGTTGAGCGCGTTGACGTACGGGTTGTCCAGGTTCCCGGCTACAACCGAGCCCAGGATCTGCCACAGCCCGGTCGCCCCCGAGGGGTTGTGGGCGTCAACCCGCCCGCCGGATTCGCACTCGGCGACGGCCGCCGCGGCGGACGCTGCCCAGGCAGGCCCCCCGGCGGAGATCCACAGCGCCTCCAGCGCCCCGTAGGAGTAGACCCCGGACCCGGCATAGGTCACGGCGGCGCGCCGCGCAGGGCGCGCTACAGCGCCACCGGCAGCATGCCGGGCGGCGGCGCGGCCGCAGGACACGTCCCAGCCGTCCCCGTCGCCGTCGCCGCAGTAGTTGGGGTACCCGTAGGTGACGCCCCAGATCCGGCCGTCGCCGGTCCGGACCGCGCGCCGGATGGCCCGGTGGACCGCCTGGCGGCCCGCACCGGGCGGGCCGTCGGCGGCCTTGCCCGCCCGGTACAGCCACGCGGCCTGCGGGTGCCACGCGGACAGGTGCAGCACCTGGCCCGCCAGGATCAGGTCCGGGTTCTTCACCGCCGCCTTGTTCACCCACCACAGGGCAGGCCATAGCTGCGCGTTCCCGTACGCGGCGGCGGCGATCGCGGACAGGGTCTGACCGGGCCGCACGGTCCAGGACCGCGGAGCCGGGGCCTGCCGGGTGGATGCCGTGCCGGAGGTACGTCCCGGCTCCGCTGCGGTCAGCGTACCAAGCGCTGCCGTCACCGGCAGCAGGCCCGGGTCGGTCGCGACCGCAGTGGCGACCGTCACCGGCGTGTTTACCTGCGCGTGCGCGGGGGAGGGGACCGCCAGGGCGGACGCCAGCAGGCCCGAGGTAGTGACAGCCAGCAGGGCCGGCCATCGCGTGTATCTCATTGTGCTGTCCTTGTCTGGTTGGGTACCAGACGGACAGTAGACCTGATCGGCGTCCCGCCGCGTGAATCACCCCGATTCTTTGCGCGCCCGGTGATTCACGGCGAAAGTAACGAGTTCATCACCGTGACGGCGTGACCAGGAATCCCACCGCCCGGCCGGTGATTCAGCCGGGGGCGGGCCGGATTTACAGGAGCCCCTTGGCCCGTTCCCAGGTGCGGACCGCGGCGGCGACGCGCTTGTTGCCGCCGGTGTGCGACCCGGTCAGCCAGCCGGCGGGGATCGCCCCGGCGAGCGCCCGGTCCGCGTCGTCGATGTGCGGGCCCGGTACCGGAACCGGCACCGGGACGGGCACCGGGACGGGGACGGGGGCCGGGGCGGAGGCGGGCTGGGGGGCCGCGCAGTCGCCCTGCTCGGCGAACAGCCGGGTCATCACCGCGTACGGCAGCGCGAACCGGCCCGCCAGCCCGAACGACGGCCCCCACGAGTTGTCGCACCAGATCAGCTTCCCGGCCGTGTCCAGCTGCCGGACCAGGACCTCGTGGCCGCCGCGGACGGTCGCGCCGGGCGGCAGCTGGACGATCCCGGCGCTGTCCGGGGAGTCGAAGCTGGTATACCAGTTGATGCCGATGATCACCGGGCCCGCCTGCAGCGCGTCCAGCATGTCGGCCAGGTCCTGGCACCAGGTGTAGCCGGAGATCAGCCCCCGGTTCTGCGCCACCTTGCACACTGACTGGCCAGACGACCCCTGGTCCTCGGGCGGGTAGCCGGCCCCGCCGTCGATCTTCTCCGCGTCGGAGTAGATGCTGACCGCCAGCGCCTCGTCCAGCGCCGGGTACCCGGCGGGCAGCGCGCCGAACAGCGGGTCGCAGCCCAGCGCCCCCGTCTCCGCATTTCCGGTGCAGCTGCCGAGCTGGCCCTGATCCAGGACCGGCGTGTGCCGGAACCACGCGACGTCGGCGACGGACCGGGCGGTACGCCGGTGCCGGTAGGCGGCGGCGCGCGAGTCGCGGTGGTAGTGGCGGCCGAGCCGGCCCGCGCCGGGCAGCTCGGGGATCCGCTCGTAGTCGACGGTGAACGTGGGCACGGGGCCTCCAGAGATGGTGCGGAAGTGCGCGCGGGTGCGCGCGGAGTCAGCCGTTACGTGGCGGCCGCGGGCTTATTATTCTGGGCCTGCCGGAGCATAAAGCGCAGGAGTCCTGCCGTCTGCTTACTGCTATTACACGACTTACACGCACCCGTCAGGTTGTCCACAGAATGATTCCCGCCTCTGGCCAGGGCCACGATGTGATCAATCTCGCCGCCAGGGCCGCCGCAGTACACGCAGGGATCGCATTCGAGTACCCGCATCCATGCTTCGATTTCACGGATGTCACCCACCACCGTCGACCGGCGGCGTCGCTGATAATCCCGCACGTACTGGCGTGATCGTTCAGGATTGGCTCCACGCCACGCCTTCATCCGGATCGCTTTGGCCGCCTTCACTTCCGGCTTGGCTGCATACTTTGCGGTAGATTCGCGCGCCTTCTCAGGATTACGCTCCCGGTACCTCTTCATCAGTGCAGCCCGGTACCCTGGGTTCCGCGCGTGGAACGCTTGCTGGGCTCTCCTGCGAGCTTCCGGCGTGCTCATCGCGGGCGGGGACCGGCTCCCCCGCCTGACTTCGCTTCTTTCACCGCTGCCCGGATCGCGGGATTGTGCAATGCCGCCAGCTCCAGCTCAACGCGGGTGTCGCCGATAGCCAGGCCCAGCTCGATGTAGATGAGCACCTGAGCGTGGACACTACGGCGATTCTGTGAAGCAGTTGCCCCTAGCTGCTCACGCATGCGGGCAGGCAATCGGAGCGTCATGCGCGTTTCGTCGTCACTCATTACACTACGATAGCACCACGGTGGTGCTATCGTAGCCGGTAACTTAGCCGCCGCGACCTCTTTCGCCGCCCTCGCCGCCTGCTGCTGAATCGCGATCAAGTGCTCCACGTCAAGTCGGTCGGAAAACTGGATCAGGTTGACCGCGTTAGCGCTGACCAGCAGTGTATTGTTCTGAGACCGGAAACCAGGCGCCGGAACGGCCCTTGGGTCGAGCTTGATGCCGGTACCCTCTCCCGACGCCGACCAGTTGGTACTGCCCTCGAACCACAGGCCCTGCGCCGACAGCACCCCGCCCTTCGTGTGACTGATCTGGTGCGTAGCCGACATGCCGACGGCGAAGCTGTTATAGAAATCCGGGTTGTTCGCCACGTCCGCCGCGAGGATCTTCCCCTCAGTCGCCCCGCCCGCCTGAGACCTGTCCAGGGTGCACTGCACCGCTACGTTGGGGTTCTTCATCAGCACCAGAATCGCGGCATTAAGAGGAGCGTCATCGTAGCCGAACATATTCAGGCGGAACCGGCGGGTTTCATGGGTGATCAGGTACAGCAGGATCTGGTGAACATCATCGCGACCCACGAAAAACAAGTAGCTCTCGCCGTATCCCGGCGTCAGGACACCTTCGGGCGTGAACTTACCGAGCGGGGCCAGCCTCGGATCGTCGGGCATACGGGCTCTCCTGCAGTCGGGGGATGGTTAACTGGAGGGGTGACCCAGCCAGAGCCGGCCGGCACCAGTACCGGCGGCTGGGAACGCGCCGACCTGGTGCCCCGCCCGGACCCCACCAAGCTGACCACCGAAGCGGTCGACAAGGCCACGGTCAGCTACCGGCGCGAGCTGGCCGTGCTGGACCGGATCCTCGGCGATAAGATCGACGCGCTGGACCGGCTGATCAACCAGCGGCTGGACGACGCCGGCCGTGCCGTCACCGCGGCCCTGGCGGCCGCGGAGAAGGCCGTCACCAAGGCCGAGACCGCCAGCGAGAAACGGTTCGAGGGCGTCAACGAGTTCCGGGCCGCGCTGACCGACCAGACCAAGATGTACCTGCCCCGGGCCGAGTACAGCACCGCGCACGACGCGATGACCGGAAAGATCGACGACGTGCGGACCCGGCTGACCGCGATCGAGTCGCTGACCCGCGGGATCAAGGAGCACGCCGGGGACGTGAGCACCGCCCGGGAGCGGTTCAGCCAGACCGCTGTCGTGATCATCATGATCGCCTCGATGCTGATCGCGCTGGGCTCGGTGCTCGCGTTCGTGCTGAAGAAGTTACGGGTAGGCCATGGCCTCGGAGTAGATGAACGGCGGGACCTGCACCGGCGCCGCGTCCCCTTCCTGGTTGGCTGCGACCCGCCACGCCCGCTTGACCGTGACGGTGGCCTGGACTGCGGCCTGGGTGACGCCGAGCATCGCGGCGATCTGCGTGCAGATCGTGTCCAGCGCGGACTTGATCGCGGCCTCGGTCGCGGCCTGGTTGAACCAGGACGTGTCCGTGGTGACGTCGTATACGCTCACCGCCGGGTCCGGCTGGGTGCGGCCGGTGTCGAAGGTGAACGCGAACTGCACCGGGGCCGGCACCTGGAACGTGACCAGGCCGCTGCTGGCCGTGGTCAGCCCGAACGTGCAGGCGTACATGACGCCGGCCACGTGCATGGTGGAGTCCAGCACCGGCAGGTTCGCGGTCACGGGTCACATTCTCCTTGCCATCTTGGTCCGGTACGTCGTCAGCGTCTGCCCGGCCTGCGTCGTTCCCCACGATGCCCGGATCTCCAGCGTATGGCTGATCGTGGGGTCCCAGGCCAGGTTCTGGGCATTACCTCCCATGGTCCCGGTGTTGCTGGCCATCAGCGTCGTGGCGTTCTGGTCCCGCCAGAACCCCACTGCCTCCAGGTTCGCCAGGCTGGACCCGATGTAGGTCACCCGGAAGGTCACCGTGTACGCGATGGAGATCCCGGTGCCGACAATGCTGTTGTCCAGCGTCATCGCGTTCAGCTGCGTGCCGCCCGGGGCGTACGCCGATCCGTCCTTGAACAGCCGGAAGTCCAGGTTGTGGTTCGCCGCCGTGCCGAAGTGCGCCGAACCGGAGCACTCGATTTCGTACTCGCTGGACTGCTCGCCCTCGTTGGGGAAGATGCTCATCAGCGCGGAGATCGGCCCGGGCGTCGCCGTGTTGCCGACCGTGAACTGCGCCGTGTTCACCGAGGACCGCTCCAGCACCGCGTCCGAGCCCGCCGAGTTCAGGTAGCGGGGACGCCCGGTCACCGAGGAGTAGAACACGCTGGCATTGCCGAACGAGGCGGGCGCGACAACCTGGTTGGCCAGGGTCATCTGCTGGGAGTACAGGCCCTGCGGGTAGGTGTGGCCGAAGAAATCGGTCCCGCCCGCCCCGGCCAGGCTGAACAGCAGCCCGGTGGCCGCGTTGTAGCCGAAGATGGAGTCGCGGGTGCCGTCCATGATGACGCACGGCGCCGCGGCGGCAGTCTGCACCACCGACCCGGTGATGGTGGTGGCGTCCACGATGCCCGCGACGATGATGCCCGCGGCCAGCAGCGCCGCGGTGATCGTCCCGGCCGCGATGTTGGACGCCACGATGGTCCCCGCGGCGATCTGGCCGGCGGTGATCGTGTTGCCCTGGATGGTCACCGACCCGTCGAACTTGAACGGGATCCACGCCGTGCCGTTCCACTGCGACAGCAGCCCGGTCGCCGCGGCGATCCAGATGTCGCCGGTGTTGGGGTTGGCCGGCGCGGTGAACGAGATGGTGACCGCGTTGCCGCCGAGGGTGTGGATGGTGATGCCGGAGTTGAGCATCGCCGGGGTGATCGACCCGTTCGCCAGCGAGCCGAACCCGCTGCCGGGGGCCTGCGAGGTGACCGGGCTGCCCCCGGGGATCTGCGCGGTCTGGATGGTCCCGGGGGAGAATCCGACCTCCCACGGCGACTCGGGCACCGTGTTGAAGCTGAACGTCCACTCCTTGGCGTTCAGCGTCTCGGCATACCCCCAGGCCAGCTGCCGGATCGTGGTCTGGGGCAGGAACGGCGGCGGGTTGGTGATCTGCAGGTAGTCCCCGATCCGCAGCGCGGGGATCGCCGCGAGCAGCGGCGCGGCCTGGGTGCGGACCATCTTCACGGTGATGACCGGGAACCGGATCTCATCGGCCGACCCGAGGTTCAGCAGGAAATTCGCGATCCCGGGCAGCTGGGAGTCGGCCGCGGCCGTCACGGCACGCTGGTAGGCGTACCCGTTCCCGACCCCGGCCGGCGGGTTCAGCACGCTCATCGGCCCGGTCGTCAAGATGGCCTGCTGGGTGTACCCGGTCCAGTTCGACACGGTGACGTTGTTGCGGGTCAGCTGGTCGTCATAGACCGGGGCCAGCGAGGAGTCCAGCACCGGCGCGGTGTAGTTCAGCACGACCGCGGCGGCCTGGTTCGCCATCGACGCGTTCGACCGGTAGCCCAGCCCGAACTGGCTGCGCGACTCATACAGCAGCCCGCAGTCGGTGTCCTCGATGGACTGCAGCACGTTCGCCAGGGTGTCGTCCACCTGCGGCCCCAGCGGCGCGGTCGAGGCGGCCGTCCCGATCGTCTCGGTGGCGATGCCCATCTCGCCGCACAGCCGGGTGAACCGGTCCATCGCCGTCTCCCCGATGTAGCCGGCCAGCGCCCCGGCTGCCTGGACCAGCGAGGTCGGCGCGCCGTAGGACACCGACAGGTGCCCGAACGCGGTGTCGTTCAGCGCGAACGCCCGGGAGACCACCACCTTGCTGACCGCGCCCACCAGCCCGCCGACCGTGCCGAGCATGCTCTCGGTGATCCCGCCGGCGTTCTGCTTGATGATCCGCAGCGCGAACGCCACGCTGCCGCCGCTGGGCGTCAGCTCGCATGAGACCAGGTACGGGACGCCCTTGACGTTCGTGGTCGTCACCCCGGACGCGATCACGGTCCCGGCGGAATTGCGCAGCTGCATCAGCAGCGTCCCGGTAGCGTTCAGGTACACCTCGAATTTCGCGACCGTGCCGCCTGAGTCGATCTCGATCAGGTTCCAGTTCGTGGTCCCGGACGCCGAGTCGCCGGCCGCGGGCACCGAGATGACGAACCGGGTGACGTTGTTCGACGCGACCCCCCCGGCCGGGACGGTCGCGGTGATGGCCGCGGCGTTCAGCACGCAGATCGCGTCGCTGCCGCTGAAATCGGAGTTGGCCGTCAGCGACAGGCCCGCCTGGCCGGTGACGAACTGCTGGACCGCGTTCGCGGCCGGCGGCCCGTACGGGACCAGCTGGCCCGACCCGGTCCCGTCCTCGCACGGCCAGTACGCCTGCATCCCGGTGGCGGCCGCGGTGTTCACGTTGTACCGGCGGAACGCCGAGCCCAGCGTGGTCTGCAGCTGGGACAGCCGCCGCCAGATCCCCGACGCCACCACCTCGACGGTGACGTCGTGCCCCGACGGGTCCCAGCGCGGCGGCCACTCGGTGACCTCCCCGAAGAACCGGAACCCGCTGTAGGTGACCCCGGTGCTGGACTTGGTGGTCACCGACACCCGGACCGGGACGTTCCGGGTGATGTTCGGCCAGTACGCCCCGGCGCTGTTCTTCGGGGTGAACCGGCCGTCCCGGTTGTTCAGCGTCATGGTCAGCTGGGACGCCTGCATGGTGGACGTCCAGTCCGCCCGGCCCATCCCGGTGATCTGCAGCGGGTTGCGCTGGTAGGCCCACCGGGTGATGTCGGTCCAGTTCCCGGCGATCTGCAGTTCCACCTTGATGCCCAGCACGACCGCGGGGAAGTACGTCGGCACGAAGACGGGCACCGTCACGACCGGGCGCGGCACGGCGGTGGTGACCGCCAGCGTCGCCGGGGTGACGACGACGTTGCCGCCGGTGACGGCCGGGACCGGCTCGGCAGTGGTGACCGCCAGCGTGGCCGGGGCGGCGGTGACGTTCCCGCCGGTGACGACCGGGGCCGGCCGGGCGGTGGTGACTGCCAGCGTGGCCGGGGTGGCGGTCCCTCCCGTCCCCGGCGTGGCGCTGACCGACAGCGACACGCTGTCCACCGACTCGACCTGGCCCGCCGCGGAGCCGTGGCCGTACACCCGCACCCGCAGCGTGGCCAGCATGGGGTAGGTAACCCCGGTGAAGGTCGCGGTGCTGGCATTGCCGGCACTGGTGGACGCGGTGCCGGTCTGGGTGGTGCCGATCTGGGCCGGGGTGCCGCTGTAATCCCACAGCTCGAACGTGCACGGCGGCTGGGCGATGCTGGACTGGTGCTCGGTCACCGTGACGGTCACCGAGTTGATCGTGTCGCCGGGATGGACCCCGGCGAACGTGCCGAACGCGGAGACCTCCAGGAACGGGGAGGTCTCCGGCGGCACCGCGCTGACCAGCAGCGACACGCTGTCCACCGACTCGGACTGGCCTGTTGCGGTGGAATGGCCGTAGACCCGGACCCGCAAGGTCGCCAGCATCGGGTAGGTGACCCCGGTGAACACGGCGCTGGACACATTCGACGGGCTGGTAGACGCGGTTCCGTTCTGGGTCGAGCCGATCTGCGCCGGGGTTCCGCCTGAGTAGTCCCACAGCTCGAACGTGCACGGCGGCTGGGTGGTGCTGGACTGGTGCTCGGTGACCGCCACGGTGACGGTGCTGATCATGTCGCCGGGATTGACCCCGGGGAACGTGCCGAACGAGGAGACCTCGATAACCGGGGAGGTCACCGACGGCCCGGACCAGGGCCCCAGGGGCCCGGTGGTGGACAGGGCCACGTCGTCGACGTAGACCGCGGGCTGGCCGGCGTGCGCCCCGGTCCAGCCGACCAGCACCGCGTCGGTGGCCGCCCCGCCTATCGTCAGGGTCGCCGCGCTGGTGTAGGTCTCGGTCGCGGTCGCCGCATCACCGGAGTAGAGGGAGACGGTGACCTGCCCGGCGCCGGACGCCGACGACACCAGCTTCCACTCGATCCGGTACCAGGTCCCGACCGCCAGCACCGTGGACATCGTGGCCTGGATAGCGAGGCTGGTCAGCTGGATGGCGACCTGGCGGCCGGTGGTCAGCTGCAGCCCGCCGGCGAAGACGCCCGACCCGGACTGGAACTGGACGAACGCGTCGCTGGCCGCGGGCGTCCCCGACACGTTGACGTAGATCCGCCCGTAATGGACGGCCTGCGCGCCGAGCGAGGTAGACCAGCCCATATAGGCGCCCGCCGCCGTGCCGCCGGTGGCGACCTGGGCGGCCAGCGTGCCGTGCGCGACGGCCGTATTGCTGAAGGCCAGCGTGGTGCCGGCCCCGGCCGAGACCACGTCGAAGGCGTTCTCCCCGGACCCGGCCGTGTTGCCGGTCGTCAGGGCGGTGCCGTTGGTGCCCTCGGCGAAGTCGTTGACCAGCTGGACCATCAGTGCGCTCCGAACGCTGTCTGCACGTTACCGCCGCCCCGGATCTTGACGTTCTTCTTGAGCCACGCCAGCAGGAACTGGTCGAAGGCGCTCCCGGACGGGGTTACGTCGAAGACCACGGTGACGGCCTGCGGGCCGCCGACCCGCTCGGCCTTGCCCGTCCCGTTATAGGCCATGGTCAGCCCCGGGGACAGCCAGCCGCCGGAGTCGAAGCTCTTGACCAGGCCGCCGCCGGCGAACGGGGCCATCACCGCGGACAAGAACGCGGCGATCCGGTTGCCGACGTCGCCGCCGTAAGTGTGGGTGACCGGCGGCAGGCCCAGGCCCGGGACGCCGGTCTCCGCGGCGGTCACGCCCGCTGCCACGGTCGCGGAGATCTGCGCCAGGAACTTGCGCAGGTCTTTCGCGAACAGCGGGTGACCGCCGGGCTTGTGCGACAGCCAGAAGCCGGCCGCGGTCTTCGATTCCGCGTCCGCCGTCCGGGACAGGTGCTTGAGGTTCGCCATGTTCAGCCCGGACAGCCGGACGTTATCGGCCAGCTCGCCGGACCCGGACACCCGGGCGTAGTCGGCCAGCTCGGCGGCCTGGTTGCGGGTCAGCGCGGCCAGTTCCGCCTTGACGGCCTTGGTGCGGTACTTGGCCGGCCCGATCGCGAAACTGTGCTCCAGCCCGAAGTACTTGGCCTGCTCGCCCCGCTGCTCGGCGGCCAGCTGGGCGCGCAGCTGCCGGGCGCTGGTGATCTTCCCGCCGGGCGTGCCGCTGCCGCCCGTGCCGCCGCCCGTGCCGCCGCCGCCCGCGGGCACGGTGCCGCTGGCCGTCGCGGACAGCTGGCCCAGGTACTTGCGCAGGTCCGCGGCGAACAGCGGGTGCCCGCCCTGGGACGCCGGCCGGGACAGCTCCTGGTCCGACGCGGTCCGCTGCACTGCCCGCGCGGTCGCGCCCAGGTGGTGCAGCGCCGCGGTGGTCAGGCCCGGACCGGTCAGCCCCCGGTAGGCGGCCACCTCGAGCTGCTGGTTGCGGGCCAGGGTAGCCAGCTCCTGCCGGGTCAGCGCGGTGCGGTACTTAGCCGGCCCGATCGCGAAACTGTGCTCCAGCCCGAAGTACTTGGCCTGCTCGCCCCGCTGCTCGGCGGCCAGCTGGGCGCGCAGCCCGCCGGCCGTCCCCCCGGCCGCGTACCCGACCAGGCCGCCCTTGGCCCGGGTAATGCCGGCGGCGATCAGCCGGGCCGCGACCGGGTCGGAGATCCACGGGTAGAACCCGTTCGCGTTGTACTTGGCGACCGCCATCCGGGCGTTGGTCATCGGGTCGAACGGGTTCCCGGGGAACGGCAGCCCGAGGATCTGCCAGAGGCCGCTGGCCCCGCTGGGGTTACGCGCCCGCGGGTCGCCCCCCGACTCGGCGATGGCAATCGAGGCCATGGCCGCGGCGGCGCCGCCGCGGCCCCCGGCCCGGACCCACAGCTGCTCCAGCTGCCCCCAGGAAAAGCGCCCCCCGGTCCCGGGCCCGATGGGGAGGTTGCCGCCCCCGCCCGCGGCGGCCGGGAAGCCGCCCTTGGGCACCCCGGTACCCATCAGCGGCAGGAACCGCAGCGACTCGATCTGCGGGCCCATCCCGCCGCCCTGGGAGATGACGCTCTTGGCGTCCTGCACGATGGCGACGTGACCGGGCGGGGGCCCGCCCGCCGGGCTCACGTAGAACGCCAGCCCGCCGGGGGTCGGGGCGGACTTGGTCGCCCAGGCGAACTGCGACTCGGACGTGCGCGGCGCGTGAATGCCGAAGTGACCGTACACCGCCTGGGTGAACCCGGAGCAGTCGATGCCGCTGGACAGGCTGTTACCGCCGAAGACGTACGGGATCTTGCCGAGGAAGCTGCGCGCGTAGGACACCACGGCCGGGCCGGACCCGGCCAGCGCGTCGTTGCTGTTCACCTCGGCCTTGATCGCGGCCATCGTCTTGTTGATGAAGGTGCTGACCGCCTTGGTGGCCAGGTTCCCGGCGATCCTGGTGGCCTGGGGGGGCAGGCCGGGGGCCTGGTCCGCGAGGCCGACCAGGCCGCCGGAGGCGAACCCGGGCAGCTTGCCGCGCAGGTGATCGACCGCCCCGGCCTTGACCATGTGGGTGGGGACGACCAGCTCCCCCTTGGACAGCATCGCGGGCACGTCGTCGGCGGTCGGCCCGGACCCGGCGTTGATGTAGGCGCCGCGCGCGGCGTGGAACCGGACGTTGCCCGACCCGGTCGCCCACCCCGAGCCCTGGATGGTGATCTGCCCGCTGCCGGACGCCTCCACGATCGTCTTGGCCACGTACGGGCTGCCGGACGCGACCCGGCGCAGCGACGCCCACAGCTTGTCCGCCTCGCCCCGGGTGATGCCCATCTGCGAGGCGAGCTGCTCGAACTTGGCCTTGGTCATGTCGGACTTGTTCGCCAGCGTGTCCAGGTACTGCTGGCGCAGCTTGGTCCACAGCGCGTCGGCGGCGCCCTTGGTCAGGTCCAGGCCGTCCTTGGCGAGCTGCTCGAACTTGGTCTTGGACGTGTCGGTCTTGGTGGCGATCTGGTCCAGGTACTGCATCCGCAGGTGCTTCCACAGCGCGTCGGCCTGGTTCTGGGTCAGGTTCAGGCCCTTGACCGCCAGGTCGTCGAACTTCGCCCGGGTGGTGTCCGCCTTGGCGGCCAGCGCGGGCAGGTCCGACGCCGCGAGCGTCTTCCACAGCGCATCGGCCTTGGCCTGGCTCAGCCCCAGCCCGTGGATGGCGAAATTCTCGAACGCCACGGCCGCGTCGCTGACCGGGCCCTTGGAGCTTTTCAGCGTCCCGCTGATCGCGTTGACGATCGCGTCGGCCTGCTTGCCCTTGATGCCGACCAGCGCCAGGTCGGCGATCAGCGCCTTGCGGTCGCTGTTGGTCGTCACGATCGACGTGCCCGCGTTCTTCAGGTCCAGCGCGAACTTGTTCATCGCGCCCTGCAGCCCGACCGCGTTCTCCACCGCGGCCGCCATGTCCTTGGTCAGGTCCTGCGACAAGGTGGTGCCGAGCTTCTGCGCGTCCAGGGACATGTTGTAGAAGGAGATGGCCGCGTCCTGGGCCGCCTTCTGCGCCGCGGACAGCGGGTCCTTGGTGTGCCCGGCCCACTTGGCGAGTTCCTTCAGGTTCGTGGTGGCAGGGCCGCCGGCCTCCTGCGCCAGCGCGGAGACCTCCGCCGCGGCCGCCTTGTTGGACCCCGCCATCGGGATCATCACCTGCACGACGTTCCTGATGGCGGACACCTGCTGGGCCGAGGCGGTCCCGGTCAGCCGCATCGCGTCGGCCATCTGGGTGGCCGCGCTGAACGTGTCCTGGAAGTCGGTCTGCAGCTGCAGCGACGCGTCGGTGACCTTCTTGGACACCCCGGTCATCCCGGTGCCCAGCCCGGACATCTGCGCGCCGGCCACGGACGCGTCGGAGCCGAACCGCTTCAGCGTGTTGGCCAGGGTCAGGAATCCGGTGACCGGCCCGGACACGATCTTGGTGAACTCGTCGAACGCGCTGTTCAGCGTCTGCACGTTTTTCAGCTGGTCGGACTGGACGACGGTCAGCACGTTGATGTCGTTGGCGAGCTGGGTAGCGCCCTGCCCCATGTTGGCGTAGCCCTGCACCACCCCGGCGATCTGCTGGACCGCTGCCGCCCACACCTTGTTGTCGGTGGACAGCAGCTGGTTCAGGTTCACCCCGGCCAGGTGCGCCAGCGCCATCGCCCCGGTCAGTCCCTGGGTGCCGAACGCCTGGGTCAGGTACGTCAGCCGCCCGGTGACCAAGGTCAGCTGGCCGGCCAGCTTGTCATGCTCGGCGGCCAGGGCGCGCGTGTCGTTGACCAGCTGGTTCTGGTTGGAGCCGTACTGCACGGCCTCGGAGGACGCCGAGTGCATCCGGTCCTGCATCGCCTTCAGCCCGGCCGCGACCGCCGAGTTCGCGGCGGCCAGCCGGGTGTTGGTCTGGATCAGGCCCGCGCCGAGGGTATTGATGACCGTGAACACCGACGCGCGGGAGACCATGGTGTTCAGCGAGTCGATGAACCGGTCGGTGGCGCTCTTGGTCCGCGACAGCGCGATCGCCAGGCCGGCCAGCAGGACCACGCCGACCACCGCCCACGTCCACCCGTTCGCGAACAGCCCGAGGAACGCCTTGCCCAGCGTCACCACCCGGCCCGGCAGCGCCTTGAGGTTCGTGCCCAGGTCGGAGAGCGTGGCGCCCAGCGTCCGGAACTTCGAGGCGTTCCCCGCGTCGGCCAGGTCCTTGACCGCGGTGCCGGCCAGCTTCGCCCCGGCCGCCGCGGCGGTCATCCGCTCCAGCGGGCGCAGCAGCCCGATGATGCCCGAGGCTGCCAGCCCGGACCACAGGTAGATGCCGTGGATCGCCACCACCGTGGCCAGCAGCGGCAGCGGCAGCCTGGTGAAGATGTCGAACGCCTTCGCGGCCGCGCCGACGATGTTCAGCAGGTACTCGGCGATGTGGGTCTGCTGGGTGACCTGGATCAGCTTGCCGAACGCGCTGCCCAGCGACGCCGCGATCCGCCCGAACTCGGCCAGGTCCCGCTGGCCCACTTTCAGGAAGTTCGACAGCCCCGTGCCGCTGGTGGTGGCCAGCACGGTGATCTTCGCGGCGAACCGGTCGATCACCCCGCCGGTGCTGACCGCCAGCTGGTTGAACAGCCCCGTCTTGGTGCCCGCGATCGCGATCGCGTCCCCGTACAGCTGCCACACCTGCGGGCGGACCTGGGCGTGCAGCGCCTCCAGGTTCCCGGTCATCGGCGCGATCGTCTTGTTGGTCGCGTCGGCGACCGTGTGGATGTTCTGCAGCCGCTGATACACCGCGCGGGCCGCGTCGGCGCCCGCGATCCCGAACGCGGCCAGGCCCGCGGCCGCGGTCACCAGCGCCGGGACCACCACGGCCAGCGTCTCCACGACCCCGTCCAGCGCCAGGTGCCAGCCCGAGACCGCGCTCAGCCCGCCGAACAGCGCCACCCGCGCGGTCAGCACGCCCAGCCCGAACCGGCCGAAGTTCCGCCCGCCGGTGACCAGTGCCACGTTCAGCGCCCCGGCACTGCCGCGCAGGTCCCCGAACTCCTTCTCCAGCCGCAGCATGGACAGCTCGGCGCCGGCCAGCTCGCCGGTGTCCGGCCCGGCGATCCTGATGTCGGCCGCCTCCCGCTTCAGCCCCCGCAGCAGATCCTCTTCCACGGCGATCGTCTTGTTCAGCTCGACCGCCCGGGCGACCAGCTCGACCCGCCCGTCTTCCTTCAGCACCTTCAGCTTCGCCCGGGACGCGTCCACCGCAGCGTCCAGCGCGACCGCCTTCGCGATCAGCTCGATGTCGGCGGCATCCGACTTCAGCACCGCGATCCGCGCCTCAGACGCGTCGATCGCCGCGAGCAGCTCCTCGTAGTGGGCGGACAGCTCGATCCTGGACGCCTCGTCCTTCAGCACCGCGATATCGGCCTTCAGCGAATCGACCTTCCGCTTCGCGGCGACGATGTCCATGGGGATCTTCATCTTGCCCATCGCGTTTTCCAGATGGACAATCTGCGCCTTCATCGTGGCGATCTTCGACAGCAGCGCCTTGTCGTCGGCGTCCAGCTGCAGGTTCGACATCTTCCGGTTCAGCGTCTCGAGCTGCGCGTACTCTTTGAAAAGCTTCGCTTGCAGCGCCTTGTCGTCGGCGTCCAGCTGCAGCCCGGACGCCTGCGCCTCCAGCCCGGCCAGCTCTGCCTCCGCCTTGGCGATCTTCGCCGCCAGCGCCTTCTCGTCCGCGTCCAGCTTCAGCGCGGACGCCTGCCGGTACAGCCCCACCAGCCTGGCTTCCGACCGGGCGATGGCCGCGTCGATCTTGGTGGTGTCCCCGCCGATGGTCACCGACGCGACCGTCTTGGCGACCTCCAGCAGTTTCAGCTGCAGCCGCCGCACCGTCGCCTCGAGCGGCTTGCCGTCCGCGCCGATCTTCACCTCGGCCAGCTGCTTGCCGAGTGCCTCCATCCGCTTCTTCAGGATCTCGATCTGGGTGATCGCGCTCTTGGTGTCGGCGGTCAGCGGGATCTTCGCCTCCACCCCGGCCAGCGCCTTCTTCAGCCCGGCCAGCGCCTCGGCGCGGAACAGCCGGGAGTCCGCCTCGATCGAGACATACGCCTCTGCTAGGCGTTTCGCCATGGCGGGTCACCTCCCGGTTCGGGTACAGTCAAAGCAGGAAAAGGACAGCAGCGGACTCCAGACCCCGGCCCAGCCTGCTTTCATGCAGCGAAGGGGCAGCGGTGGAGAAGCTTGTCAACGGGCAGCCAGGCCCGCACGAGTCCTGGCAGGAACTCGCCGATCACAGCATCGAGCACGACCAGCTCCCCGGCTGGCAGCCCGCCCCGGCGGCATCGTGACCTGCCGGCGGTGCAAGGTCTACCCGGCCCGTCCCGGGTGCGTACTGTGCACCCGGTGCGCCCGCGGCGGCGGCTAACTCCGCCAGCGACCACAGCCCCGTGGTCAGGAACGGATGCGGGGGCTGGCCCGGGTGGTCCACCACCGGGCCGAAGTAGTCCAGCTTGTCGTGCGCCAGCGAGTACTTGCCGTGCGCCCGGATCGTGTGCCGCTTGGTGCCCTTCTCCAGGAAGAACACCGCGTAGTTCGCGTGCACCTCGCTGGAGAGGTAATCCGGGCCGTAATGCATCTCTGTCGCGATCGAGCTGAGCGTCTCCCCGGTCCGCACCCGCACCGTCGACCGGGCCACCCCGGCCGCCCGCGACGCCAGCTCCTCCAGCCACAGCGCCACCTCCCCGCCCGGGTCGTCCAGGATCTCCCGGATCGCCAGCTCATCCAGCCGGATCTGCGCCATGACCGCCCTCCATGTCCATCCCGCGCGCCGCCATGTCCCGGCGCAGCTGATCCAGCGCCCAGTCGTGCGAGCTGGCCTCGCCGCGCCCGCCCGCGTACAGCTCGTCAGCCAGCATCTGGCGCTCCTCGCCGTCCTTGCCCTCGGCCAGCACCGACCAGGCTAGGTTGCACGCTTCCCGCGGCGTGAGCCCCCGGAGGCCCCGCCCGCACGTGCGGACTTGCTGCCCGTCGAGGTCCGCGAAGTTCGCGGCGACGAAGGCGAGGAGCCGGAAGCTGGCTTGGTAGGGCGGGCAGTGATCACCTTGACCGCCTCCGACACCACGTCCAGCAGCTCATCGGCGTCCGCCTTGCATTCCACCGCCCAGTCCTCGAACGCGTCCCAGTCCCCGCCGTCCGCGGTCAGGCAGTCCCGCGCGGTCGGCTCCCCGGCCGCCTCCTTGCATCCCTCGCACCGGCCGCAGGCCGGGTCCGCCCCGCGGATCACGTCCCGCAGGATCTGGTACATCGCCACGTACGCCCGCTCATCGGTCGTCTTGAGCCCGGCCGCATGAGAAAACTTGAGCAGCGGCATCAGGCCGACCTTCTCCGCGACACGGAAAGAACGCCCGGCGAGAGTGATGCTCTCACCGGGCGTGATGACCTCACCGGCCAGCTCCCGGTCGGAGCTGGCCTGCACGACGATCGCGTCGTGTTCCGACCCGAGATCCAGGTCGTAGCTGTCTGTGCTCACCTTGTCCTAACTTCGCGCATGGGTTACCCTGACAGAACCCATCAACCGGGTATGGCAGCACCCTGGCCCAGAGGGGAACGGCCTCCATGAGAGAAACGGCCGGGGTGCTGCCAGCACAGCGGATCGTGGGGCAGCACCCCGGCCCAGACTGGTCACGGGAAACCCAGAATTGATACGGCCGGGGTGCTGCCGCCAGGTTACGTACCCGCGATACCAGACGCCGGGTAGCGCGAGATGATCGTGGCAGCGTTCCAGGTTGACTTCATGGTGACCGCGGCCCCGACACCACCCGTCAGGGAGTAGTCAGGGATGATCGTTCCGAAGAAGTACTGACCAGGAGCGGTACCCTGGGCCCCGATCGTGGACGGGTACAGGTAGAAGTTGCGGCTCAGGCCGTCCGTCGCGGCCACGTAGGTCTGCGCGGTCGCGGTGTCGTAGAACCCGGTGAAGTCCCCCGAAGCGTCCGGCAGGCCGGCCACGTAGATCAGGTTCGAGTCCCCCATCGCGGTGACATCCACCTTAGCGACGGTGAAATTAATACTCCAGTCAGTAAGAAAAGCCATCGGCGAGGCGACGGCGGAGCCGGTGGCGGCGCCCCCACCTGGGCCGTTGACGGCGACGTAGGCGATTCCGTTGCGCGTATTTGTTACTTCCCGTTTCCGCTACCTGAAAACGGGCGGGCAGGTCGTTTCCGCCTGCCTCTGCATGTCTCCATGCAGACCGGACTATATCTTCACCCGCGTGGGGTGCCACGTACATAGTCTCTGAACCTTCCCGTCGGGCGGACCCAGGCGGGCTCGGCTGCTGATTGCCCCTCTGCTGGCCAGTTCTCAAGCCGTCACGCCCGGGCTTTCGCCCCACGTTGTGGCCTGGCCAGGTGACTCGGGTGTCCCAGCAATTCTCGCGGTTTACTCTGAAAGATCGCTCTCTCAGGCGGCCTGCTGGTGTAGACCGTGAATACGACTCACAGTATTCCACTCCTTGCTTTGAGTGATGGGAGCCCGTTCAGGGCCGTGTTGACCGCCGGCGCTCTCGCGCGCGGACGCATTAGGAGGCCGGCGGCCCGGACATTTATCATGGTGCGCATGTGCACGTGCGCGTTCACCGGGAAGCGGACCTGCCACTGCGCGCAGTGTCACCAGACGTTCGGGTCGCCGAGCGCGTTCGAGTGGCACCAGCGGCTGTTCTGGCCGTGGGGCGTGGTGTGCCTGGAGCCGTCGCTGATCCACCGCCGGGACGGCACCCAGGTGCTGTTCCGCAGCCGGGATGGTGTCTGGCGGGAGCAGCGCCCGGACCTGCTCCCGCTGGCGGAGAAGTTCCGGAAGGCTACCGGTCGTCCAGCATCGCCAGCAGCCGCCGGGCGTGGTTCGCGAACGTCCGGTCCGCGACCGCTGCCCGCGCCTGACCGGCCCGCGTTGCGCGCAGTCCGTCCCGGGCCAGCCACCAGCGCAGCAGCGCGGACGCCTCGGCGGGCCCGCTGAAGGTGGGCAGGATCCCCTTGAACAGCTCGTCGCCTTCGCCGCGCGGGTCGCGCAGGAAGAACAGCTCGCTGGCCGCCATCTCCACCTCGCGCGGCCCCATCGCCCAGCCATCGGCCGGGGCCATGCCTTCTTCCCATTCGCGGCGGTAGAAGTTGATCCCGCACCGGGCGTTGCGGTAGATCATGGCGGTCTCGTCGTTGTGCACGCACAGCTCGGTGTCGTGGCCGAGGTAGGTGCGCAGCGGCGAGTCCTCGGCCAGGTCCATCCACATCCCGCCGAGCAGCACGTCCAGCCCGGTCAGGTCCATCGCCTCGAAGAACTCAACCCGGGACTTGAAGCCGGTCCCGATGAACGCCAGGTCCGCGGCCAGCGCGGGGTCCGCGCCGGTCCCGGCCGGGCGGGGGTGGTGCACGGCGGGCCGGTAGGCGTGCGGCATGTACACCGCGTCGCCGTCCAGCCGGGCGTACCGGTCGATGCTGACCGGGTCGTTGAGCAGGTTGATGTCGGCGAACTGGGCCCGTTCCAGCTGGGAGTCGTCCTGGTAGGGGCATTCGGTGTGCAAGATGACGATCTTGTGGCGGCGCTGCCGGATGACATGCAGCAGCGCGGGGGTGACCCAGAACGCGGAGATGAACAGCACCACGTCCGGCCAGTAGGTGTACAGCGCGTGGGACATGCCCTGCAGCGCGGCGTGGATGGCCTGGTCGTTGGTCAGCGCCTTGTGGATCTCCGGGCGCCCCTCGTCGTCTTCCTCCCCGGTCGGCAGCAGACAGCTCCCGTAGAAAGAGAGGCGGTCCTAAATCATCTAGATTGTAGCTTTGGACTTCACAACCGAGCCCTGTCAGGGCCTCAGACCACCCAGCAAAAACATCAGCAACACTGAAATTCGGGCCAGGATGCACAATCAAGATTCTCATACCACCTCCTCTCATTCCGAAGAATGGAGACCAGTCCCCGGATACGAAGGGCTCTATGAAGTCAGCGATCGGGGTCGCGTCCGCAGTCTACCCCGGCTGACCCGTACCGGGTGGCGCGGCGGCCAGCTCCGGAAGCCTCAGCCAGACGGTCACGGTTACCGCCAGGTCATGCTTTCCAGGGAAGGCAAGTACAAGACGTTCAAGGTTTACGCGCTGGTCGCGGCGGCTTTTATAGGCCCTCGCCCGCCGGGCCTGGATGTCAGGCACGGGCCAGCAGGAACCGGAGACGACTCAGCGCAAAACCTGAGCTACGGCACCCGGGCTCAAAACGAGCAGGACAAGAAGCGGGACGGCACCTTCATTCACCGTTCGCTCAGCGGCGAGGAGCATGGCATGGCCAAACTCACCGAGCAGGACGTCCGATTCATCCGCCAGCGTCTCGCTGACCGGTCCGCGACCCAGGTGGCTCTCGCCGCTGAATACGGAGTCACCCAGGCAAATATCAGCCTGATCAAAACCCGCAAGAAGTGGAATCACGTGATCTAGCCTCGTGATGTGCTACCTGCGCCTGAGCAGCAGTACGACGATGATGATGACGATGATCAGGAGTACGACTCCGCCGCCTATGTACATGTGACACCTCCTGATTACCCGTGTGCCCCGGCCTGGATCAGGAACGTCGCGCCGATGTACTGCTGCGCAGCGTATTCGATGAGCCCGTACTGCTGGACAGCGACCACGACCGCGTATTCGCAGGTCCCGCCGAGACTCGGGTCGGTGGCCACCGCGGCGTTGATGCTCTTGGCCCCGCTGCTGGACACGTAGGCGTCCAGGTTGACCTGACCGGAGGATTCGTTGGCGGCGGACAGCAGCACGATGGCGAGCAGGTTGACATCCACCTCGTCGTCCATCGTCTTGCCGTAGGTGATGGCCGGGCGCCCGGGCAGCACCACCGCGCACGGCGGGGAGATCGCCCCGGATGCGTCGGCGTGGGCGCGGATCCCGGTGGCCGCGCCGATCAGCGCGGCCAGGCCGTTCCGCATAGCGTCGAAGTCAGCCATGACCGTCCGTCCTGTCCGTCCTGTTCAGCTGGGTGATGATGTCGGCGTGGTGGCGGCGCAGGCTGTCGGCCAGGTGCGCCTTGATGCCGGCTTCGGTGTCGCGCAGGTGGCCGCGGATGTGCAGTGCGGTCAGCCCGGAGGTGAACAGGGAGAAGGCCGCGCCGAACAGCGGGATGACGGTGAGCATGACCGCGACGGCCAGGACGTGCCCGGCATGGGTGCGCGGGGCAACGTCACCGTAGCCGACGGTGGTGGCGGTGGCGACCGCCCAGTACAGCCCGGCGGCGTCACTGACATGCTCGGCGGCGGCGAAAGCCAGCCCGCCCGCGGCGTCCAGTGCGGCCGCGGCGGCGACGGTGATAGCTGCGGCTTTACGGCTCATCGCCCGCCGGGCCCGGGGGCGCCGTCCGGTTCTTGTGCTCGAAGTGCAGCCGGTGCAGCATCTCCGTCGTCGGCTTGCGGCCGTGATGGTCGGGGTGGTGACGCCAGCACCACTTCAGCCCGCGGCTGTCCGGGTAGTGCCCGATCCGCGGGCACCCGTCGGCGCGGCAGTTGATGTGGTGCCACAGCGTGAGGATGATCGCGGACAGGCCCAGGGTGGAGGACAGCCAGGCGCCGAACCCGGAGAAGAACGCGTAGTTCTGGCCGGTGGTGAAGTAGGCGGCATGGGAGAAGCCGAGCCAGTCCTGCCAGGCGCCCGGGGCCAGGCCGATCCACGCCGCCAGCGCGGCGGCGGCGGCCAGGACCAGCCAGCGCAGGTTTTTCACGGCACTCCGTTCTCAGCCGGCCAGGGACGCGGCCAGCCCGGCACCGACCGCCAGGATGAAGATCACCGCGGTGGTGAGGGCGGCGCGCAGCCAGCCGGCCGTGCTGGACCGGAACCAGGTGATCCCGGCCAGGATGGCCGCGGTCACCGGGATGAACACGATCAGCCCGGCCCGGGTGCTGACCGCGAAGCCCAGCCCGGGGGTCAGCGCGGAGGCCAGGTAGCCCAGGCCCATCGCGGCCACCCGGGACCAGCGCTGGCGCCGGCTCTCGCCGGGGTCGGCGGACTCGTACTGGGCGCCGGCCATGGACACCGAGCTGGACCCGGCCCGGGCGAGCAGCGCGACGAAGATCACCGCGGCCACGGCGTGCACCCGCAGCAGGCCGATCACCAGGCCCACCATCCCGTTGAGCCCGTCGATCAGGCCGAACAGCGCGCTGGATGACAGGTCCCGCCAGGAACCGGGCGCGTTCACCCCAGGTTCTTGTGCTGGCGGCAGGCGCGGTGGACGAACTTCAGCTTCCACACGGCGCCGACCCGGACCCAGGTGCACTGGTGGCAGCCGGGCCGGTCGGCGGTGAGGTTCGCGGTCCAGGGCCGGACGCTCATCGCGTCGCTGGTCTTGTTGCCGGCGCGGCCGGCGTTGCCGCCGGTTTTCCTCATTCCCATTCGGCCCACCACGCCTCTCCGTCACGCCCGGTGACCGGCGTGACCTGGCCCCAGGACACGCACGCGGCCCCGCCCAGGGACAGGACCGCGTGCGCGCCGCCGGGTAGCCGCAGCCCCGTGACAAGCCCCGGCAGCGTGTCGTCCTCCACGGGGAAGAAGCTGGCGATCCGGGTGCCGGCGAAACCACCGCTGGCCAGCTCGAGCAGGTCGGGGAGGAGCGCGCCGTGCGTGCCGTCCCCGCCGCCCGCGGCGTGCAGTGCCAGGATGTCGTCCGCGGTGGCCATGATCCCGCGGAACAGGTACAGGTGGGTGGCGATGGCCGTGGCCGCGCAGCACGGGCTGTCCCTGTTCGCCTCAGCGAGTATCATGAGGTAGGTAGCCGTGCTCATGGGACCTACGGCAGGCCAAGCATCACACGGCACGGAACCCTCGCCGGCGGCCGGGCTCATGTATGATACGGCACCGCCCATGGTCGAGACGGCCGGGTCGCCGGCCAGCGCCCGCACGTGCACCGGGAGCGGCTTGAGACCGGCCCGCTTCCGGGCCTGCGCCGCGCGTCCGGCCGCCGCCCACTTCAGCGCCGCCTGGTGCCGCCTCTTGCTCACCGGGGGCGGCTTGCCGGTCTTGGCGATCGCCGCCGCCCGCTTCCGGGCCTGCGAAGCCCGGCCGGCCGCCGCGAACGCCGACGCCGCGGCGGCCTGCGCCCGGGTGCGGCCATGCTTGGCCTGCCGGCTCATCTCACACCCCGACCTTGCCCCGGCCCCTGACGTACGGGCGAAGCTGATCGGCGATCCACGGATTCGGGTTGGTCTTCACGATGCCCACGTCGGAGATCCCCGCGACCCCCCACGGCGCGTCCTTCAGCTTCACCCAGTCCGCGGCGATCAGCAGCGCGGCCTGGTGCACCGCCGGGGGGACCCGCGGCCAGCCGAACACCCCGGTGATCTGCACCCGGTCCAGGTGGGTGAACGGCCAGGTGAACGGGAACCAGGTGCTGCCGCCGTGCAGCACCTGCACCTGGGTGTAGGGGCGGGGCTCGCCGTACTCGCCGGGGTTGAACCGGCGCTCCCCGATCTTGAGCATGTAGTCGGTGTTCTGCGTCCACGCGGTCTCGTAGACCCCGTCGCCGTCCAGGTCGATGTTCAGCGCGGTCACCGACACCAGGTCGTCGGTGTCCAGCAGCCAGATGTTCTCCGGCTGGTAGGTACGGGTCTCGGCGATCCGGTAGAAGTGCCGCCCGCAGAACTCGTCGATCCAGCGGGAGGTGGCGCTGCACACGTCCACCACGATCGAGTCGTCGGCGGTGTCGGTGATGCCGAGCCGGTCCTTCAGCTCCTCCGGGCCGACGTACCAGGTGTACTGGCTGGTGGCGTGCACCCGCCAGGTGCCCGGCTGGATGTCGCTGACCGCGCCGGACGCGACCCAGGTGAAGGCCCACAGCCCGTCCACCCCCGCCACGGCCGGGGAGCAGGACACGGCCAGCTGGAAGTTCCCCGTCGACAGGCGCACGATGTCCGCGGGGGACGCCCCGCCGTAGGTGTGCGTCACCGCGGTCCCGGACGGGTCGGTGACCACGCACGACACCGCAGTGGGGTCGGTCTCGACGAAGTTCGCGGTGAACGTGACGTTCAGGATCGCCTGCTCGGCTGCTCCGTCGTAGAACACCACCGCGGTCATGGCGCGCTCCTCATCACCAGGTAACTGCCGTACGGCTGGCCGTTCACCCGGATGGTGACCTGGGCCGGGACCTGCCCGGCGGGGATCTGGATCTGCACCACCCGGGTGCCGGCGGCGTCCCAGTCGCGGTACGCGGCCCGGTACACCCGGCCCAGCCCGATCTCGATGACCGCGTTCTCCGGGCCGCTGTAGGGGATCTTCAGCCAGCCGTCTTCCCAGCGCGCGTTCATAGCACGATGATGGTGTCGGCGGCCCGGATGATGTCTTCCGCGGCGGTCCGGATCAGCACCCACCGCTGGTAGGTCCCGGCCGCCAGGGTCAGCTGCGCGCCGGCTTTGGGGCCGATCAGCGCCACCACGTCGATCTCGCCGGGGATGGCCAGCGCGGCCGGCGGGATGGTGGTCCCGTCGGCGAGCGTGACCGTGACGAAATCGGTGATCAGCGGGATGTAGGCCGGGTTGACGTTGTGGTAGACGCCGACCGAGGTGATGTCGGAGACCGAGCCGCGCAGCAAGGTGATCGAGTTGGAGGTGTACTCGGTTCCGGTGTGGTACAGGGTCACGGCCATGCGCAGTCTCCCGGGAGCGTCGGCGGTCCTGTCATGACACGGTCACGCCCGCGCCGGAAAGCTTGCCGACCGTCACGGAGCTTTGCGTCTGCCGCCCCGGGACGGCGGTGTCACTCAGGGAGGTCACCGAGACCAGCGCGGACCCGCGGACTCCGGTTGTCGCGACGGACATGAAGTCCAGCGCGGCGGCCTGGCCCAGCCCGGTCGCGCGCAGCGCGGCGGCGATCGCGGTGGCCAGCTGCGCCTGGTGGCCGCTGGGCTGGCTGGCCGTGCTAGTGGCCGCGGCCAGGCCGGCCAGTGCAGTGCAGGAGAACACCACGGCCTGCCCGGTGCCGGTGCCGGACGCCAGCTGGGCCCGCGCCATGCCCGCCGGGGTGACCGTTCCGGCGCCGGTGGCCGGCCAGGACCCCTGTCCCCGCGCGGCCGGTGCGGTGCCGGTGCCGCTGGCCAGCCCGGCGGAGACGCCGAGCGCCACGACCGCGGGCTGGGCGGTGCCGATGCCGGTGGCGACGGTGGCGGGGGCGTTCGCGTTCCCCGATGTCTGTATCGACGGCTGCAGCGCAGCGCCGGTGCCGCTGGCCAGCCACGACCCCTGCGCTCCGGCGGGCTGGGCAGTGCCAGTGCCGGTGGCGAGCCCGGCGCTGACGCCGAGCGCCGCGACCGGGGCCTGGGCGGTACCGGTCCCCCTGGCCAGCCACGACCCCTGCCCCTGCGCGGGCTGGGCGGCGCCGGTGCCGGTCGCCAGCCACGAGCCCTGCGCCTGCGCGGCCGGTGCCGTGCCCGTTCCGCTGGCCAGCCACGAGCCCTGCCCCTGCGCGGCCGGTGCGGCACCGGTGCCGGTGGCAACGGCGGCCGGGGCGTTGGTGTTCCCGGACGTCTGCACCGTCGGCTGCGGTGCGGCCCCGGCCGCGGTCGCGGCCTGGACGTTCTGCCCGCCGGCCTGCGGGGCCGTGCCCGTTCCGCTGGCCAGCCCGGCGCTGGCGCCGAGCCCGGCAACCGGAGCCTGGGCGGCGCCGGTGCCGGTGGCCAGCCAGGACCCCTGCCCCTGCGCGGTCTGGGCGGTCGCGGTGGCACTGGCCAGCCCGGCGCTGGCACCGGCCGTAGCGGGCTGGGCGGTACCGGTGCCGGTGGCCAGCCACGACCCTTGCGCTTCCGCGGTCTGCGCGGTCGCGGTGCCGCTGGCCAGCCACGAGCCCTGCCCCTGCGCGGCCGGTGCGGTACCGGTGCCGGTGGCCAGCCACGACCCTTGCGCTTCCGCGGTCTGCGCGGTCGCGGTTCCGGTGGCCAGCCACGATCCCTGCGCTTCGGCGGGCTGGGCCAGGCCGGTGCCGGTGGCCAGCCCCGCGGGGGCGGTGCCCGCCGCGGAACCTTGATCCGGCGCCGGACGGCCGATCCGTACGTTCGTGCTACCGCGAAGCGGCATGACTCACCACGCCTCCCGCCCGGTAGCCGTCAGATGCTGGGCTCCGCCCAGATGATCCAGGGCAGAACGTTCACGATGGCCGGGGCGGTGCACCGGATCCGCAGGAACCGGGCCGCGCCGCCCGCCCCGCATTTGGGCTGGTGCTCCGCCCCGGACCCCCAGAACAGGCCGTAGCCCGACTGCGGGTGCACGTGCTGGCAGTCCAGCTGACGGACCACGGTCATGGTGCCCTCGGTGCCGAAGTTGTACCCGGTCAGCGCCGCCCCGCCGATGCACACCGAGGCGGGCGCGATCGCGTTCCCCCACTGGTCCGGGGTCAGCGACGTGCCGACCGAGGCGGCCACGTCGCCCTCGGTCAGCTCGCAGATCACCGGGATCGCAGTGCCGGAAGCGCCGTCGAACGACACGCCCCAGCCGAGCAGCCGGATGTCCTGGCCGGACGGGATGTTCACCTGCAGCACCGTCTTGGTCGTCGCGGCCGCCAGCGCCACGACCACCGGCGCGAACGGGGTGCTGGTCGCGCGCGGACCGGCTCGGTATTCGGACATCAGGCGCCTTCCGTGTTAGGTGAATGTCGCCATGCCGGAGGTGGCGGAATCGGCGGACGGCATCTGCCGGGCGCGGGTCGCCCCGCGGACCGGCGGCGCCTGGAACACCAGCGCCCAGTCCGGGTCGCCCTGGCTGTTGGTGCCCTTCGCGGTGGAGTTGAACGTCGGCCCGGCCCCGGCCGAAGACGCGGCGCCCGAGATCGGGTCGATCCACGAGGCGGTCCAGCCGCCCGCCAGCAGCGCCGTGTTCACTGTGATGGTGGTGCTGTTCGGCAGGTAGCACACGGCCAGGGTGCCGTCGGGGGTCTTGGAGGCTGCCACGTAGCTGTTGGTGAACGCGGGCTCGTACGGGGTGCCGGACCCGCCCGCGACCAGCCCGCCCACCCGGGTGCCCCGCCCGGCGGTGACCAGCGCGGAGGACAGGTCGGGCAGCAGGTTGTACCACTGCGTCCAGGAGCTGTACGTGCTGACGATGTTCGGCAGGGCGTTGACGAACGACCACTGGGTGGCGGCCGACCCCGGCGCGCTGGAGGACCACAGCCGCTCGTGGCTTTCCGCGCAGAACCCGCGTGCCCCGGAGGCCAGGCACCACCAGATTTCCTGCCGCCACGGGCGGTCGGCTGCGCTGCTGTAGACCAGGCCGCTGCCGGCGTAGTACCAGCCGTTCCCCCAGACCACCGGCAGCAGGACGCTGGCGCCGTGGCTGATCTCGTTGTAGGCGTACTCGATGCAGAAGTAGCCGCAGTTGTAGGTGTAGACGAAGTTGAACGCGCTGTGCGCGGTGCCCCAGGCGGCGTTCGCGTTGTTGTCGGTCTCGTACCGGCTGGTGTACTCCCCGGCCCACATGGCCGACAGGTAGTGGGTGTCGCCGGCGCTGGCCAGGCCGGTCAGGAAGGCGTCATACTGGCTGTCGAAACCGCCCGGGACGCCGTCCTCGCCGAAGCACCAGTGCAGCCCCGGCCGCCCGCCGTACCGGGCGCCGAGCGCGGCGGCCCACTGCTGCCACTGGGTGAGGGTCCAGCCGTTGAAGCACCGGCCTACGGCGGTGTTGTAGACCGGGTCGATGTTGACCACCTGCGCCAGGCCGGCGTTCTGCGCGCTGGTCAACATGTAGTCGATCCGGGTCCAGTACGTGTTGTTCAGCCCCGACGCCGGGTCCTGGCCGGTGTTGAACGGCGGCACGTTATCCCACGTGTTCCCGTTGTCGAAGACGCCGCCGTTGTCGGTGTTCTGGATCGGGTAGACCAGGATCGCGGTGCAGCCCTGGGCAGCCCGGGTCGCGATGAAACGGTCGATGTCCTGCTGCCAGGTGCCGCCGGTGGTCCCGGCGTACCGCCCGGCGTTGGTGACCAGCCCCCACGGCTGGGCGCACACCCACAGCTTCGGGTTCCCGTACTGGTCGGTGAACCAGCCGGGCCCCGGCTTACCGGCCAGGCCGGAGATGCACGGCGGCGCCAGCGGCGGGGGCGGCGCCAGCAGCGGCTGCGGCTGGGAGTAGAACGGGACGCCGCCCGGGTCGACGGTGACCGCCTGGCTGCCGGGGAAGTAGTTCGGCGGCCACGGCAGCCACTGGACTTCCCCGTTGTTATCCGGGGCGGGCGGCTGCGGCGGCGGGCTGACCGCGGGTTGCGGCTGGGCGTAGAACGGGATGCCGCCCGGCTCCGTGGTGGCCTTGTCGGCACCGGGGAACCAGCCGGGGGGCAGCGCCGGAGGCAGGAACCCGGTCGCTTCGGGGAAGTTCGGCGGGAGGATGACCTGGCTCGGATCCGCGGGCGCGGGAACCTGGCCGAACGGGACCGCGCCAGGCGAGGTGGTCACCTGGTCGGCGCCGGGGAACCAGCCGGGGGGCAGCGGCTTGTACAGCGGGGCCAGCGCCGCGGGCGCGGGCGTGACCTCCCGCATCAGCACCATGATGCCGCTGCGGGTGTCGGTGCTGTCGGTCCACGTCGGGAAGGTCGCCACGCCCGACGGGCAGGACAGGTTGTACGCCCGCCCGGCCGAGGAGGCATTGACGCTGTAGACGTACCCGGAGGTGCTCCCGGCGCCAGCCGAGCCGAGGTTGTCCTCGAACCCGAAGTACAGCTCCCCGTTGCTGCCCGGAGTCAGGCTCGCCCAGCTCCCCGTCACCGCGTCCACGGTCCCCTGCACGTCCAGGGACCACGCGCCGACGCTGGAACTGAACTCGTGCCCGTCCAGGTGGTAACCGGCCGGGGTGGTACCCGACCAGGACGGGGTGACCGTCCCGGCCCCGGTCGCGGTCACCGTCCCGGCGAACAAGGTGAAGTAATCCGCGATGGCGGTCCCGGCGAACTTGGTGCCGACCAGCACCCAGGTCGCGCCGCCGCCGCTCAGCCCGGTACACCACACCGTGTTATTGCTGGTGTTAGTGACCCCGACCAGCAGCAGGTTCCCGATCGCCTGGTTGGAGACGGTCAGGCCCGTGCTGTTCGCGAAGAGCCAGGCTCCCGGCGCGGTCCAGGTCACGGCTTACCGCCCTCCCGGGGGTCGCGGTCCAGGTCGCGGCTTACGCCCTCCCGGGTCAGGCGGGCAGGACTAACCGAGCAGTTCGCAGGTCAGCTCGTCGCACGTGATCGAGGTCAGCCCGGTGTTGACCGCGACGGTCGCGCCGATGGAGACCAGCTGGGCGATGTTGGTGACCATGCCGAACGCTGTCGTGCCGGTCTGGATGACAGTGGCGGCCGCCACTGTCTGCGGGATCGCGAGGACGGTGAAGTTACCGCCGACCGCCGTCTGCCAGAACACCATGCCGTGGCCCACGATCGTCGCGTTGGACGTCCCGATCACCGGGGAGGAGATCTTCGTGATCACGCCGAAATACTGCGCCATCCACTCTGCCGTGACCGCGCCGACCGCCGTGGACGGCCCGACGCCGAGCACCGCCGAACTGGCCACCAGCGGGTTCGCGGTCGTCGCGACGGCCGCTGAGGTCATGTAGAACCCCAGCGTGATCGACGACGCCGTGGTGGTGGCGATGTAGGAGCCGGACGAGAACAGCCGCACCCGGGTGCCGACGTTGAGCTGCGGCGGGTTGATGATCACCTGCGCCGGGGAGATGTCCGTCAGCGTCCCCGTCGCCGGGGAGATGACGAGGCTGTTGTTGCTCAGGGCCGGGACCGGAGCCGACCATAGGGTGCCAGGCATTTCTTCCTACCTTCCGAGGTCGGGACCCACAGGTTAGCGCATCCCTAAAGAGTAAGTTTATGCAGGTCAGACGGTAATGTTGAAAACGGCAGTCGTGAGACCTACTGTAGCCCAAATCACCGTGAATGTGCCGTTGGTCACGTTCTGTGATCCCCCGAAGTAGTTGTAGCACATGCCCTGGTTGGCGGTCACGGTGATGGTGCCGTCGTAGACCAGGCAGCCGTAGGCGTTGGTAATGGTGACGTTGGCGGCGCCCGCGGTGTTCGCCGCAGTAAAACACAGCGAGCTGGAGGTCGTGTCGATGGCGAACGACTTGCTGCCCAGCGCCCGGCCGCCTGCGACCCAGTTGGTGTTCAGCGTGTCGATGACCTCGTTGCCGACCACCCACTGGTCCACCGCGTAGCACGAGTTCGCCAGCGACACCGACTTGGACGGGGTCCCGGTGTTGTTGAACAGGGCGGCCTTGACGTTCGCGTCGGCGACCAGGCCCGCGTAGGTGGTCGGGAAGCCGCTGGTCGCGGCGACTCCCCGGGCGATCGGGTTCAGCATCGCCTGCTGGAAAATGGCGCTGGCGCTCCATGCCATGGCTCAGTCCTCTTCCTCGTTGTCAGGTTCCGGCTCAGCAGTTCCTGAGCACTGGGCGGTGGCAAGGCCCGCATGCGCGACGACCGCGGGGGCCTGGTCCGGTTCACTCACTGGCGTCATCCTTCCAGCCGGGCCTGGGCCAGGCCCGCGTTCACGGCCACGTCGTCCCCGTCGTCCCGGGTGGTGCGGACCGCCATGTACGGCTTGCCGTCATCGCCGTGGTCCTGGACCTCCCGGCCGAGGTAGTCGGCGCGCTCCTCGGCCTCGACCTTGCACCGGGTGCCGTCCCGGACCAGCGGCGCGGTGAGCATGTGCAGCCCGGCGCAGGTGTGGAACCGGGAGGAGCCCGGGTCCATGGCGCCCCGGGTGACGTCGGTCACGTCGCAGTTCGGGCATGACCAGCGCGTCACCTGGTCCAGCAGCGGCACTCTCACCGGCATGTCCTTTCCGCAGGGGTCACGGCGCGGTCCAGGTCGCGACCAGCGAGTCCGGGGCGCCGGTCACGTAGGCCGGGTTGACCCAGGTCCCGGTGCCGGTGCCCGCGGTCTCCACGGTGCCGTAGTTCGGGCCCGACCCGGTCGTCGTGGCGATGCTCAGCACGTGGACCGACCGGGCCCCGGTGATGTCGGCGACCTGGACGGTGAAGGTGGCGGTCCCGGTGGGCGGGACGGGCATCCCGGTGATCAGGCCCAGCGCGCCCCCGGGGACGGCCAGCACGGTGCTGGCCGTGCCGCCGTCGGCCAGCGCGACCGGGGCGGGGACGGTGGCGATGGACAGCGCGGCGGTGTTGACGGCGCCGAGGTTGTCGGTGACCTGGACGGTGAAGCTGGCGGTCCCGGCCGGGGCTGCGGGCAGCCCGGAGATCGTACCCGCCATGGTCCCTCCCTCAGGTCAGGGTGGCCCAGGGCGGCAGCGCCCCGGAGACGATGGTCCAGGTGTACGGCGGCGTCCCGCCGGTGGCGGTCAGGCCGGCCGAGTAGGCCGTCCCCTCGATCGCGTTGGGCAAGCTGGTGGTCAGCACCTGCAGGGACGAGGTCCCGCCGAGCGTATCGGTGCCCGTCGCCGACCCGGCCAGCGCGATGAAGGTTCCCGACGCCGGGGTGTAGTCGACGACCAGCCCGACCGCGTCGACGTTCTCGGTGTCGCCGGTCCCGCTGGGCGCGTTGCCGTACACCCGGACCTGAAGGGTGGCCAGCTGGGCGTAGGTCGGCCGGAACTGGGCCGTGCTGACGTTGCCCGGGGTCTGCGACCGGGTCCCGGTCTGGGTGGTGCCGATCTGGGTGATGCCGTTGTCCCACAGCTCGAACGAGCAGGCCGGCATCGCCACGCTGGACTGGTACTCGGTGACCGACACCTGGACGAAGTTGATCGTATCCGAGGCTCCCACCGCGGGGAACGTGCCGAACCCGGAAACCTGCAGCGGCGGGGACTTCACCGCGGGGACGGCGATCGCCTCAGTGCCCGTCCCGGCGCTGGCCAGCGCGATCGCGGTGCCGCCGCCGGGCATGGTCGCGGTCATGATAGTGACCGTGCCCTCGTAGGACGCGCTGAACTGCAGCTGCTGGGTCCAGGTCAGGCCGAGCCCGCTGGTGTCGGACATCGCGATGACGGGCGTGCCGGTGCTGTTGGCCATCAGGACGGCGCACAGCACCGATCCGGACGGCGGGGTGAACGACGCGGTGACCGGCGCGGTGGTCGCGTCGGTGACCGCCACCGCGGGGGTGCTGCCGTCGATCGCCGGTGCGCCGTTGTGCGGGACCAGCTCGTAGACCCCGCTTGCGGTCCAGACGGCAGGGCCGCTGGCGCCCACGGTCAGCCCGCTGCCGCCCGGCCCCGAGTAGTACCCGTCCGCGTACCCGTACCCGGTCGCGGCGTACTGCGCGTTGTCGACGAGCGTGTTGTTCGCGTCGGTGGTGTAGGCAGACCAGGTGCCGGCGGTCTGGGCCAGGCCGAACAGCAGCAGCGAGCCGGCCTGCGCGGGGGTGATGACGTCGTTGGTCACGCCCCAGCCCCCGGCGAACCCGGCCGAGTTGCCGCCGGCCGCGGACACGGAGGTGACGACGAAGACTTTCAGGGCCGCGAACGTGGCCAGCGTCGCGGCCGTGTCGGTCGCGGTGACCGTGAACGTCGTCACGGGGCGCCCTCCGGGTAGAACTCCGCGACGAACTCTTCCTCGGCCGCGCACACCGCGTCCGCCAGCCCGGCCGGCCAGGGTGGCCCCGGCGGCCCGGCCCCGATCGGGGCCAGCCGGTCGATCACCGTCCGGGCGTGCGCGCTCAGCTGCTCCCCGAATCCTTCCAGCAGGGCGCGCAGGTCAGCGCGCAGCGACTCGAACCGGGCCACCCGGATGCCGGGCAGCGCCCACTGCCGGAAGAACCGGCCCACCGAACCCGGTACGGCCAGCACCGCGGTCACCCACTGCTCCACCGGCTGGCCGCGCGGGCGGTCCACGTACCAGCCCATCGCCGGGGTCAGCGCGACCGGGTTGCGGTACATCGAGCCGAGCCAGCTGACCGGGTGCCGGATGTAGGTCGCGGCCGGGTCTGCCCAGCCGGGGAACTGGTGACCGGGCGCGTTCCAGGCCGGGATCCCGGACGCCGCCACGGCCGCGGAGACCCAGCGGCTGGCGGTGTGCGGCGGGCCGCCGATGAAGGCGCCCGAGCGCTTCAGGATCACGGTCACGGCCCCTCCCTCAATGCGGTGTCACCGTCTGCGCGGTCCACGTCTTGTCGGTGATGGTGGTGAAGCTGGTGAACGAGTACAGGTTCGCCGGGTAGTCCGTGCCGCCGCTGCAGCAGACCTCGACGCCGAAGTTCACGCTGTCCAGCGTCGGGGTGTAGGCCGCCACCCCGCCGGCCACCCCGGCCGCCGCCGTCCCGCCCGCGAACTGGTTGTTGACCAGCCAGTTGATCAGCCCGTTGCCGGACGCGCCGTTCGGCCCCCACAAGTTGATGAACCCCGAGGCGGTGTTGTTGAAGGCGGTGCCGGTACTGTTCACCTGGATGAAGTTGAACGGCCCGCGCGGCACTGGATAGCTGGTGCCGGACTGCCAGGTGGCCTGGGTGGACTGCACGTTGTAGCAGAACCCGTAGGTCATGTTGGAGCCGTTCGGGCCGGTCGGGAGGTTGACGATCTGGCCGTAGAACGGGTTGTAGCCGCCCGGGAAGGGGATGTTGACCGGGTTGGTCAGCGGGACCGGCTGGAAGTTGGACTGGCTCGGGCTCGGCCAGCTGCCCCACGGGTAGCGCGGGCCCTGCGTCCACATCCACACCATGATCTCGGTGTCGAACAGGTTCAGCCAGATGTCGTAGCAGAACTCGTACAGCTGCGCGCCCTCGTTCGGGAAGGTGATCCCGTTCGGCGCTGGCGGGATGAACGAGTAGCTGGTCGTGATCGAGTTGAAGTAGGTCAGCGGCGGCTCGTAGGAGTACCCGTAGCCGCCGTAGTACCAGACCTGGCGGGTCTCCGGCCCGGCCACGATCGTGCCGCTGTTGGCCGGGGACTGCTGCGGTCCGGTCGTCTGGATGGTGGTGGACCAGTTCCCGGGGTCGTAGCACGCGGTGTTGCACACCTGGAGCACCTGCCCGGAGACGTTCGGCTGCCAGCCGGTGCCCTCGGGCAGGTCGGGCACGACCTGCATGTTCCCCGAGTTGAACGCCGATTCGTTCACCCCGTAGTAGTTGAACCCGCTGAACCCGTTGTCGTTGGAGGAGGTCTGCAGGGTCTCGTTGGTGACGGTGATGGAGCAGCCCTGGGTCAGCGAGTGCCCAGCGGAATCGGCGCACTGGATGGTGAAGTTGTACGTGCCGGCCCCGGTGCTCAGCGTCCCGCCGGTCAGGCGGCCGTTGCCGGCCAGCGCGACCCCGGCGGGCATCGCCCCGCCGACCACCGTCCAGGTGTACGGCGCGGTGCCGCCGGAGGCGTACAGCGTGATACCGGGGTACGCCTGGCTGTAGTTGACCCCGGGCAGTACGGACGGGCTCAGGATCGTCAGGTTCCCGGGGCTGCCGGAGATCCCGGGGACGATCACGTCCGAGGCGGACGCGACGTTCGACAGGGCCACCGCCCGGGTGGGGGCCGGGGCCCAGACCGCGTTGAGGCCGTTCGGCGCGCCGTCCGCGCTGGTCGGGCTGGCCCAGGTGCCGGTCCCGCCGCCGCCGCTCGAGGCGGCGGTCCCGTAGAAAGGCCCGGTCTGCGGCATGGCGCCTCGCTTCTGCGTTATCGGCCGGGGCCGGCGATCAGGTGAACGTCAAGGTGACGGTGATGTTCCAGGTCTGCGAGCTGGTCTTGGTCCCGTACCCCGAGGCGTTCACCCCGTGGTTGACCATCGGCGCCACGCTGGCCGTCACGTTGGCGCCGCTGGCCGCGGTGCCCTGGTCGACGGCGAACTCGGTGATCAGGTTGGCGGAGAACGCGCCCGTGCCGAACGTGCACAGGAAGATCATGGTCGCGCCCGTGCCGCCGGACGCCGTGGCGTACGTGGGCGTCGCGCCGTTCAGCTGCCAGTTGCCGCCCGTCCAGCCCGACGCCGTGGTCAGCGCCGTGTCGGAGTAGGTCGCGGCAGTCAGGCCCTGGCCCAGGCCCACCCGGCCCACGGTGGCGCTGAACAGCGTCGCGGCGGTGCCGAGCCAGCCGCCGTTGTTCAGGCACCGGGCCCACCCGGCCCCGGTGATCAGGTTGGTGTCGGCGAACTCGGCCACCTCGACCGGGCGGACGCCGAACTCGGTGAACCAGCGGGCATCGGGCTCGCGCCGCGGGTCGAAGAAGTCCCGGTTCCGCCCCCGGGCCCAGGCGATCTGGTCCAGGTCCCACTTCTCGATGCGCAGCGCGCCGGTCTCCCGGCCCCCGTCACCGGGGCCCAGGTGCTCGGTCACCGCGATGCCGAGCGCGTCGCCCGACCTGCCGTTATCTGCCGCCATGAGTAACCTCTCTCGCACTGCATGAATCACGAGGCCAGGGCGAACGTGGCCACGTCGCCGCCGGCCCAGGTGATGGCGAACGTCCCGGCAGCGGTGATGTACCCGGTGCCGCCGAAGTAGATGGCAATCCACTGGTACTTGGTGCCGGAATTGATGTAGAAGTACCCGCCGTAGGTGCCGGGTGAGGCCAGCGTGGTGGCCGCCACCGACACGTTGGACGCCTTGTAATGCATGAGCGTCGTCGGCGGGGTCCCGGTCAGCGTCCAGTTCGGCACGATCGACGTGCCGCCCACGCCCAGCGTGGTGAACTGCACCCCGCCGGCCGGCCAGGCCGAGGAGTCGTGCACCTCGTTGGTAGCCGAGTAGACCGACGTGGCCGCGGAATTCTGGAAGTTGGGGGTATCGGAGTTGTTCGTCAGGTACATGTAGTACCCGGTGGTGCCGATCCAGTTCGGGTAGCCGGCGGTCAGGCTCAGGTTGCCGTACAGCACCTGCCCGTAGATGCCGCTCTCGGTCCAGGCCATATCAGGTCATCCTCAGGTTCCCGTCGGTACCGCCGGTTTCTGCGTCCCGCGCCCGCACCGTGTCCCGCAGGTCCACCCGGACCGGTTCCGGGCGGATGTTGACGTCCTGCCGGTCCGAGACCCCGGACCCCCGCTTGCCGTGCTCGGTCACGTCGTTGCCCAGCTCGTCCCGGGTCACCTGGTACGGCTCGCCGGACTCCGGGTGCTCCCGGCCCGACTTGCTCCGCGACCGGGTGCGGCCCCGGGTCAGGTGCCCGATCGAGCGGAGCTTGTCCAGGTCGAAGTCACTCAACGCGCGTCTCCTCTCACAGCTTCAGCCAGACCCCCCTCTTGACGTCCAGGTCCTCGCTGACCACCAGCCACCGGTTCTCCGGCGGCAGCATCTCGGTGTTCATCGTGATCAGGACCGCGCCGCGCCGCATCCGCGCCCACACCGTCCGCTCCACCTCACGTTCCAGCACCGCGTCCCGGCAGGGCCGGTTCAGGAACACGATGTCGGCCGTGCCGTACCCCGGGTAGGCCAGCGCGTCGTGCAAGATGACGTCCAGGCCGCGCTCGCGGGCCGCGGCGACGTACTCCGGGACCCGGTCGAACCCGTGCACGTCCAGCCCGAACAGCTCCCGTGCCAGCAGCATCTTGGTGCCCGGCCCGCAGCCCACCTCCAGGAACCGGTCGCCCGGCGCCTCGGTCATCGCCTCGATCAGCAGCACCAGGTACTGGGCCACATCGCTTGGCATCCACGGGGTGTACCGGTCGTCGCCGGTGTCGGCCCGCTTCTGCCAGCTGCGCTCCAGCTGGCGGACGGTCAGCAGCAGGTCGCGGACCCGGGTGACGGCCGCGGTGGTCATCAGCTGTCCCCGTCCGGGCACGGGCCGGGCGGGTGGTGCCCGTCGCAGCCGGGCGTCCAGGTGTGCTGCGTGACCGCCGGGCCCTGCCAGATCACTGTGGCGATCTTCCAGTCCCCCGGGGACTCCCCGCCGCGGGTTTCCTCCTCCGGCAGCTCCGTCATGCGCGCTCTCCGTATGCTTCCATCAGCTGGGCCTTGGTTGCCATGTTCGCCTCGTCCTCGGACGCGCCGTTGGCCATCGCCCACTCGACCCAGTCGGCTTTCGGCGCGGCCGGCTTCGGCGCCTCCGCTGCGGTCACCGCGTGAACGGGCTCCGCCTTGGCCGGGTCCGCGGCGTGCGCGTGCGCGGCGTGCGCCGCGTGCTCGGCCGGCTTGTGCTCGGCCTTGTGCTCGGCCGGCTTGTGCTCCGCCGGCTTGTGCGCGGCGGGCGCGTGCTCCGCCGGCGTGTCATCCCCGCCGGGCCACGGCCGGGCCATCTGCCCGCGGTACAGGTGCTCGGCTTCCCAGTCCTCCACCACCAGCGCGTATCCCGCCGCGGGCCACGGTTCCCCGCTGGCGCGGGTCCCGCTGATCCCGGCCAGCATCTGAACTTTGCGCATCAGCCCTCCACCTTGTCCGTCACGTATCCCCAGGCCAGGAACCCGGTCCGGCCGCTGATCCCGAACCGGTCCGCGACCTCGGTGACCCCGAAGCCGGGGAAGCCGTTGTCCGGGCCGCGCCCGTAGTCGTGGAACGCGATGAACCCGCCCGGGCTGATCAGCGGCAGCGCCAGCCCCAGGTCCCGGCTGACCGACTCGGCGCTGTGGTGCGCGTCCAGGAAGCAGCCGCCGAACCGGCGGCCCTGCGCGGCCAGCTCCGGCAGCGCGTCCTCGAACCGCTGCCGGATCACCTCGACCCGGTCCGCCACCGCGTACTGCTCCAGGTAGGAGGTGAAGATCGCGAACGTGTCGGTGCTGCCGGCGTGCTCATCGCCCAGGTGCCAGTCCACCGAGGTGACCCGGCCGGCGACCGAGGCCAGCACCACGGTGGAGAACCCGTACCAGGCGCCCAGCTCCAGCACGGCCGTGCCGCGGGCCAGGTCCGCGAGGGCTTCCGCCTCGTTCGCGGTGACCGCGGACGGGATCGCCGGCAGGATCAGCTGCCGGTCAGTTTCCCCAGGCGCTGTGCCCGCGGGCGGCCCAGTGGGAGATCCCGGGCTCGGCGTGCCGGTAGTAATAGTCGCTCTCCTCGGTGGGATGTTCCAGGTTCTCGTGCCAGGCCAGGTGATCGGCCACGTACGGCGGGCCGGTGCGGATCGCGTCCATCACGAACCCCGACCCGGGCCGGTACAGCGCCAGCGTGGTGTCCACCGGGGCACCGTACACCCCCGGGCCGATCTGGTTCGTCCAGAACTGCGCCTCCCAGGCGGTCACCTGGTCCCGCCGCGAGTAGTGCGCGGGCAGGTTGTCGATCCGCAGCCCCAGCGCCGCCTTGGCCATCCCCGGGTACTCCTCCAGCAGCCGCAGCAGGTGCTGCGGCCAGTCCAGCGGGCAGCCCGCGGCCGGGATCACGTCCGGGTCGGTCACGAGGAACGGGTCATCGCCGCGCGCGGCGGTGAACGGCGGCCACGCCCACAGCTCCCGCGGGTGCCCCCCGCCGCGGTACAGCACCGGGATTTCGTCGCAGGCCAGGCAGTCCAGCCAGTCCACCGCGTCCGGCCAGGTGCTCCCGTGATCTACCACGACCGGGTCCAGGCCCGAGCGGAACATGGCCGCCACGCAACGCCGCCCGTAGGTCACCCGGTCACGGAAGATCACGAACGCCTTCACCGGTTCAGCAGCTCCGGGACCGGCCAGCCGGGCAGCAGGTCGTAGGCTTTCGGACTGCCCGTCCCCAGCCATTCCTCGGCACGGTGCCGGTAGTCGGTCAGCGGTTCGGGCAGCGTGCGCAGGTACCGCGCGGTCGCCCACCAGAAGTTCCCGCCGTAAAACGGGACGGTCACGACGCGGTCCGGCGGGTCATGGTGCTCTTCGCGGGTCAGCCAGTGGCAGCCCGCGGTGTCATAGCCGGACGCCAGCAGCTGCACGCACTCGCGCCAGCGGCCCACCACGTGCCGGGTCATCGACCGGCGCCAGTCCGCGTTCCAGTCCGAGTTATCCCGCGCGCCCTTGGTGTGCGCGTACAGCACCGCGGCGTCGTCTGTGCCCTGGTGCAGGTCGGCGCGCAGCCGGGCCAGGGTGACCTGCTCGAAGCCATCGTCAGCCTGCTCCCAGCCGGCCGGCTCGGGCAGGTCCCAGCCGCGCATCCGCAGCACGATCATCTCCCGCGCCCGCGCCCGGTCCTGCTCCGGCCCGGTCAGGCCCACGATCATCTCACCGGGAAAGCCCGCCCGGCCCAGCGCGGCGATGTGCTCCCGGACCGGCAGCGCCCACGCCCCGGCCGCGTACACGTGGTAGTAGTGGCGCAGTCTCACATGACCTCCGCGAAGCACACGCCCCGCGGGGTGCGCAGCGTGACCGCGCGGACCAGGCCGCGGGCTTCCAGCGCGCCCAGCTGGCCGCGGAACGGATGCTGCGGGCCGCCGTCATGCATCCCGATGATCGCGCCGGGAAGCATCCGCGGCAGCAGCAGCTCGATGTCG